CAGTAAACGTTGCAATGCCGCCCGTTGTACCGCTACCTGCCGTATTAAACATGTGATTGCCTTCCGATTGAGCATATGTTGTCGCCGAACCGTTTGATGTATATATTCCGTTTGTTCCGTCGTAATACATGTTTGATGCTAAATACAAATACTGACCTGTTGAGGCAATAAACGGAGATACACCCAGCTGCAAACTGGGAGAAACGCCGCTCCATGAGCTTGGCGTGACGCCGATACCGACATGTCCAAACGCATTAACTCGCATCCGCTCAACGCCTCCATTAAAGAAAAACAGGTCAGCCAAACCGGACGAGAAATTTGTTCCCGTCAGACCCATTCCCCACCTTGTGTGATCGTTAACCGACGACGCCCATGAAAAACCGATTGTACTAAATTCACCAGTCGTGCTTCCGTTATAGTTTAGATTTATCCCCCCACCCGTTGCAGTTAAACTTGTTCTGTTTGGAGAGTAAACATGTAATCTGTTGACTGGGTTTGGGTTTGCTATACCGACATTACCGGCGTTGAGAATCGACATGACCTCAACATCGCCAAAATTCGTGATTGCGAGGCGTTGATCATTTGTCGGTGATCCGGTGCGAACGTTCTGAAATGAAAACGGTGCATCAACGTTACCGCCTTCGTATCTGCTTGAAACAAGTCGAAGACGCGGAGAATTTTTAGATGTTTGATCCCCCAGCGTTGTCGGGGTGTTTCGTAAGTCGATGCCGTTGGTTGAGGTTGTAAATACATCGAGGCGTGTGACTGGGTTTGTAGTCCCGATGCCTACGTTGCCCGCATTAGTTAATGTTAATGTATTTACAGATGGCGCACCTCCTGTGCTACTACCATATCCTATAATAAAATTATTTTGTGTGTAGTGTGTCAAAAATGCATCATTTCCATTAAAACCAGTTCCATAAAAATAACCACCTATGGATTTCTGATGCACAATTCCGCTAACAGATTCTACTATTTGCAGTTTAGCGTTTATTGGAGAAGTAGTTCCTATTCCTACATTTCCAGCTTGAGTTATTCTCATTCTTTCAGAAGGATTTGCTCCTTCTGTATCAGCGTTAGTATAAAATCTCAGACTACCCATGTAGGTATTGCCTTCATAGAAAGCACCTATTCTTGCTAGTTGAGCAGTAGAGGGGGTACTGTTACCAAAAGTAATTAAAGAACCATGAGTTCCACTAGACATCGAGCCGTTGTACCCTATATGTAATACTCTTTGTACAGTATCTGTAGAAACTGGTACTATGCGTAGTGATGTTCCATCCGGGTTGGTTGTTCCAATACCTACATTACCACCACCTAAAACAGTAAATAAGTTTGTGTTAGTTCCACCGCTTGGTGTTCTCCATATACTAAACGCATCTTGCACGTATGTGAACCTATCATAACCACCAAAGTCAAAATTCCAATTGGGAAGCGAATTAACCTGAGATGAGTTTACACTTATTAAAAATCCGTTATAGTTTCCACTAAGACCAGCATTTGTAGCAAGCCTTGTCAGTCCTAAGTTATACCCCCGAAGGAACAGGTTTGTGTCTGCGCCATTGATACCAAAATATGCGCCCCCACTTACATCAAGCTTCGCGGCAGGAGTTGTAGTACCTATACCTACATTCCCTCCTGGAAGAGCATTTAAACCTCCTCCATCAGCTCTTGCAATTTTAACTATTGAATAACTCCCTATTCCTACATATACTTGATCTGTATTATATCTTCCTACAAGAGTTCCGAAATCTGTAATAAGACCTGTTTCATTTTGTATTCTTATATTACCGACAACTTGTAATTTTTCAGCAGGAGAAATCGTACCTATACCAACATTACCGGCTGCGGTGATACGCATACGTTCACCTAATGAGGCACCATCATATGTTGAAAAAGCTAAATTACCAGTTGTAGCAGCAGTAACGCCTATTTGAGCATAACCTCCAGCACTATTTCCAAAAGCTATAGGGTTTGCACCATTTACACGCATTCTGCCATTAACTACTAATAAGTCAGAAGGAGATGTATCCCCTATACCTACATTACCGGCAGATGTAATACGCATACGTTCAGTTAACGTAACGTTTGTTCCCGCTGTTCCAGATGGAGCAGTGTAAAACAAGTGTTCGCCACCAAAAAGGATAAACTGAGAAGCAGCGGCACTATTTGCATACTTCCACGCTCCGTTATAGTAGGTGTTCTGAGTAAGATACGTATTACCAACATCATAGCTAAGCAGACCATTACCTGCAGAACCTATAGACAAACTTTTGCCCAAAGTTGTAGCAAGCGGAACTACACCAATTCCGACGTTTGTACCGTTATCAAAGATCTGAGAGTTCCCGAGTCCTGAAGTACTAGTAAATTTGGATATATAGTTGACAGCACCTGTACCCGCTACCTTAGCATCTAAGGCAGCTTGAAGATCTGTTTGGTTAAGTAATGTTCCAGTTATACCGCCCCATACAGTACCCACCGTAGGTGATACTTCTATGTAGGTAGTACCGCTCCAACGATAGATCTTATTACTATCTTGTGCTACATAGATCTTCCCCGCCTCCCCTGTAACAGGAAAGCCCGCGAGATTTGCGTACTCTAATACGTCATCTACATAAGAAGGAAGTTGAGTACTGGGTACTTTACCGTCTACCAGGTCTGCTTTTGAAGAAAGAGAAGCACCACTGTCCGATACTAAGTTGCCCGCTATAAGTGCTATGTTAGACATATATGATAAATGTTTATACTACAATTGCTAATGCTTTCCATCCGTTTGCGTTCGTATAGATCCAGAGACCTTCGTTTCCATCACTTTGATATACAACTAGTCCCACAGCTGGGCTAGTAATTGCTGCTCTTTGTGTTGCTGTCATCCGAGGCGGTAAGAAACCCTGGGTGGTAGATGTAATGTCAAGTTTTGCTGAAGCTACAGGCGATGCCGTTCCTATGCCGACATTGCCCGCTGATGTAATCGTCATTTTTCTCGTCATCGGACCACCACTCACTCGCGTCCAAAAACTTAATGTACCAGCAGTGTTGTTTTCTGTACTATTTTCTTTGAGTCCGGCAATAGTCGCAAAATTGCTTACGCTTGTTCCGGCATTGTTTGTTCCACCGCCTAATGTTATTTGGGCACCCCTATCTATTGACTGAGCAGCGTTAGTATAAAATGCCGCATGCGCCTCTCCTGAACTTGGGTCTCTTACTACAGTCGTTCTGACATCTAGTCTTTCTGTAGGTGCTGTAGTACCTACACCCATATTACCGCTAGCATCTATCCTGACCCTCTCGGTAACATCACTGGCTGAAAGCCTTGTACCAAACGTAAGAGCACTACTTGCGCTTCCTGTCCAAACACTAGATATTGTTGCAGCAGCTAAGCTAGAGTCTGCACCCATAGCATCAAGTCTTAATGTGGCTGCTATGTTATTTGTAACTCCATTGTTTGCTATATAGGTAGTAGTTCCAGAGGTGAGGGTATTGGTAGATACGTATGCTGTGGTGTTGTTGGAGACAACGTGAAGTTTTGCGCCGGGAGTCAATGTACCAATACCAACATTCCCCACTCCTCCAGAGTTAATGGTTATATTACCACTAACTCTTTCAAGAAGCATTGTGGAGTTGTTATTCCCGAGCTGAATATCGTAATCATTCGTGGATGTCAAGTAACCTCCAGACGTACCTAGTATTGTTTCAAAAGCAATGGTTGACCTATTTGCAAGTCTAAGCGTTTTGGTTGCGACAGTCGTGGTTCCAATACTTACGCCACCGCTTGTGGCAGCCAAGACACCTCCTGTGGTGTTGTATATAGCCCCCACCACCTGTAACCTATAATCGCCATAGTCTGTTGCTCCAGTGTTTATACCTACACGACCGTTAGCGAAGATGCGGAGACGTTCTGTTCCGTTGGTATAGAACGATTGAAAATATGCTCCACCACTTACGCCTGCCGCAATCCTCATTTCCGCTGTCCCATAATTAACGGACATAAACGCACGTTCCGCATAACTCGCTGCTGAAGGTCTAAATGATATTTTTGATGTCCCGTCTCCGCTATCGTCAATCGTAAATGTCGCAGAACTTGCACGAAGATGCAAAATGGATGCAGGTGATGCCGTACCGATACCCACATCACCACTTGCAGTAATACGCATACGTTCAATAGCAGATGTAAAGAACCTTGCAGGTGTAGCTTCTGCGTTGTAAAAAAATGCATCATTGCCTGAGTTGATACCAACAAACAGACCATCAGCAGCTGTCGTTCCGCTGTTTGTATTCTGAAAAAACATGAACGCTTCACCAGTACCCGTACTGCGGATGCGCGGATAGACGTTTGTAGAGCCAGCAATATCTAAGACGCTACCAGATACAGGGCTTGAAGTTCCTATAGCTACTAGTCCACCAGCCAAGTTAATCAACACCGATCCACCGCCGCCAATATTGGTACCATAGCCGTCTGGGTCTATTACTACGCGGTCAGACGTATTCCGGCCAATTATCGAAAGGTTTGCGGTGTTTGCAGCATTTCGACTGGATAAATAATAAGCGTTAGACAGATTTATGTTTCCGATACTAACGTCCAATTTTGCCGTTGGACTTGAGGTTCCTACACCAACACTTGTACCGTTATCAAAGATCTGACTATCACCCACAGCAGAAGCTGAAGTGAATTTAGCCACTCTATTTACTGTACCACTAATACTAGTAGAGTTAGCTGGAGTGTATCCTAAGATAGTAGAAATACTAGCATTCTTCCAAAGATTAGTAGGACCATCTCTATAAAGAAAGTGTTTGTCACCAACATCTGTGATTAAAACATTATGTAGTTCTTCAAGCTCATAACCGTTTTGAACCTTTACAAAAATTTCACCATTATTTTGTTGCACACGTGTAACAACACCTATAAACACCGTATGAACTGGTGCAACAGGTTTATTAATAAGTCCGTATAACAATGTACCATTTGGACCTAACCAAACGGGATCACCTGCCACCGCACTATTAGTATTTAAGCCACCTAGTAAACCTTCTGTCACTACAAACACTATATCATTTGTAGCTCCTCCGGTTACCAATAAACCAAGAGTTTTACTAGAAGTTGCTTCACTAGTATTAGATGCAGGACTAACTATCATGTTAGTTCCTGATTGACCGGTACTACCACTTACATAAACTGGAGTGCCCACTGTCATTGCGGACGCCAGTTTTACAAGATGTCTTACATTAGAAGTGTAGTTATCTATCCACTCTGCATTATAATTAGTGGCATCAATTTTTGCAAGTATTTGACCTGCTGTTCCACCAGGAGGTAAACCAGCTGCGGCAGCTGCTGCACCTATATCAGAAAGCATTTGAGTTCCGGTGCGATACTTTACTACACCAGAATCAATTACTAAAAACTTATCGGTATCTATAGTAGCATTAGCTACGTTATTCAGCGTAACTACGCCGTCAACTACTAAACCGGCTTTTGCTAGTATATCTGATAAGTGCCTCATTCAAATGATTATTTTTTGATCACCACACGATATGCATTAGAAGCAGGAGCTATAGCAAAGCTTACTGTAACTACAGTGGTAGAAGTAAGTACTACATCTGTAATCACTTCTTCAAAAGTTGCATTATCGTAGATGGCCACGATCACGTCCCGGGTATTGAGTCCGTGAGTGAGTGCAAAAGACGTATTAGTACCGTTACCTACGTTGGCAGCATAACCACCTACGTTGGCATCCAGAAAAGTCTTAAGTTTGAGCGGGGTGACAAAACGCTCATCGTCTGTACCTGTGTTTACCTCGGTTTGGGTAGCAATCTCTGCAATACCGGTCCGGGTTTCTGTAGCGGTACGACCTGCCAAGGTAGCCGGAGTTACCGCCTTCTGTGTGTCAGTACCCGTATTCACCTCTGTCTGAGTGGCCAAGATAATCAGACCCAGAACAGTAGTAGTAGCCTGGTCGCGGTTGACTTCCAACTGGATCCAGTCCGAAGCCAGGGTTGTAGAAGCGTTAGCTACTTTAGCAACGATGACGTCACCCACGTTAAAAGCTACACCACCTACCGTTCCGGCAGTCGTTACGTACCAATAGTCACCGGCTTTAGTACCAGCCGTAGGAGAAGATCCTACTGGAAAAGCACCAGATGCGGCACTCCACCCTCCTTCCAGATTACCAAGACCACCGACAGCGTTGTCAATGTAGTTCTTGATAGACAATGAAGTAGCCAGGGTCGTAGAACTAGATGATGCAAGGTCTGTTACAATTACTACTTCAGCAACGTTAGCCGTAACTCCCGTGGTGTTACCCAGGACAGTAAGACTTCCGATCTGCTGCAGCTTTGGTAAAGTAACCGCGTTGGCATTAATCTTAATCGTAGTTACCGCACTATCTGCTAGTTTGCCAGTCGTGATTCCTAAGTCTTTAACCCGTACCGTATCAACGTTGATCTCTATGGTAGCATTATCTACATTGACATCTAGGGTTACTGCTCCTCCGGTTCCGCCACCAGTTAGGCCCGCGCCAGCAATCACTTCTGTAATATCACCAGAGATGTTCACCCACTTAGTGCCATCCCAAAAGTAGATAGCAGCATCGGCCGTGTTGTAGTATATCTGACCTGCAACCGGGCTTGACGGAGCGGATGCCAGATTTTGCAACGCTACGTTGAGTATCTGGTTTTTAGCCAGGTCAAGGTTAGTTAGAAACTTCTTAGCCATAGGATTAGATTGATCTTTAGTTTATGTAGACTTTTCCGCTAAAAGCAGCAGAAAACGTTACTCTAAGTACTGTATCACTAACATGCTCTACTTCTCCAATTACTTCCTGATCAGCACTATCTACAACACTTACCGAAGGAAACTTTCCCAGGTTATGCGTTATGTTCCACTGGCTGGCCGGAGTATCTTGAACATGTATGTGAGAGAACTTGTAACTATCAAAAATAGTTGTGTTGTCTCGATAAGTAAGAGTTACAGTACGTTGGGTAGTGGTCTGGGTGACGTCAATATTCATCACCGACCGGTTATACGCTTCCTGGATCTGCTGAAGTTGAGTAAGGGTAACCGAGATCTGGATCCACTGATTACCGTCCCATACAAAGAAAACATCAAGGTTTATATCAAATACCAACACACCCTCGTCACCAGAGTTATAGCTGGAAGCAAGAGCGGTTCGTTCAGCTGTAGTGACCGGATGAATCCGGGCATTGATCAGCTTGTTAGTCGCTAGATCTATATCATGATAGTGAACTACTGATGTAGGAACAGACATTAGGATAAATAGGCTTTACCGGCAACCGGTTGGTTAAAGTATACCTTAAGTAGATTACTGTCTATGATCTCTATGATACCAACAATATCGTTTCCGTTTTGGTCTTCAGTAAAGACATTTGGAACTTTACCCATACCATGGTTGATCACCCAAGATGTTGACGGTGTAGCCTGGGTAAACACAAACGATCCAACATTCTGAGTAATAGTAACAGCTGGATTAAGATTAATCCGGGTAAGACACCCTCCGCTGTTTACCTCAATAATGTTCTGACTAGCGTTACCATAGGTAAGACCTACACCTGCTGTTTGCGGACCATGGGGTGTGCCGCTATTATAGTAACCCGGGCCCCAGGCATTCTGAGTCGTATCAAACTGTACCTGGTTATCATTGCGATAGTTCACCGGTACAAACGTGGTGTAATTCATGTTGGTCCGGCACAGAGCATCTTCATCTTCGTTACTCTGCCAGTCTACCAGTTGTTTTCTGATAAAAGCCAACTGATCATCTACCAAAGACTTTTTGCAGGTGTCAATACCATAACGAAGTTTTCGCACGGTCCTGAAGACCGAGTCGGCATACTCCTTATAGTACTTGTCTTTTTTAGCCAGTAGTGTTCTCATCAGGATTGGATGAATAGTATTGAGGTTTAGAAGACTGAGCTTCATCTACCAGTTTTTGCTCATAAAAAGCAATACAGTTGGTACAGATCTTGGCTCCGTTAGAAGCTGTTCTTACTTGGCAGCCGCAGGTGATCTGGGCGTTACAATTCGGACAAGTGTTCATACTATTTGGTTTTTAGGATAATCAACATGCGCACTTAGCTGCATACTTGTTTAGCCTTTTCTGAGCGTAGAGTAGTAACTCCATACCGGCTTCCGGTTCATGGGCATACTCTACCTTAGCTTTGGCGGCATCAATAAAACCTTTGATCAGCTGAAGTTCTTCTAATTGCTCGCGTACATCAAAGTCAGGTTCACAAGCTCCCATCTCCAGTTCAGCCAAAAGGTTATTCCACTTATTAAGTGTCTGGACCACACGCAGATGATGGTACTCTACAAATACGTTGCTGTTAGGAGATACTGAATAGTTGATCTTGTAGATACCGTCGGGGATAATTTCTGAATAAGAACCGCACCCGGACTGCTGCAAACCCAAAGAACATGCATTTAGTACCAGGTTAAAGTGTGGCAGTACATCTATGACCCGCGGCATATTAAAACCGGGAGGAGTAATGAGCAGTTTACCGCAGTCTACTGTAAGACCCTCAGCGTAAAAGCTGGTATCAAATAGGCGTAAAACCTTGATATTGTTAGTATCTGGCAGCTCTAAACTTAGCTGGTGTTTGCTGGCCATAGGGTATAAACTTTATGAAGTTAGATGCGGATTGGATGTACAGGTTCTCAATAATAATATACTGATTTTTCAGCAGTTCTCCAAAAAACAAAAGGGAGCAAGACCGTAGTCTCACTCCCTTTAAGGTTAGCAATAATGGATTAGGCCTGGAAAGTCTCAAGCGTAACACTGTTGCTAGCAGCAGTGCAAGACTGAGTGATGAACGTAGTCAGATCCGAGGTGCTGGTTCCTTTAGGAACGTGTACCACCAGAAGATACTGATCGTTATCAAAAGTGCTGGTCGGGTTGTTGAAACGCGGCACATTGTGCAGGATCATCACCTGATCGTACAGAGCAGAGCGGGTTACCGCAGCCAGGGCCGGATCAGCTTCGATCTCACGCATCCTCAGAGAGTCAACGCGAGAACTGTCAGGATAAGCATTCTGCAGGTAACGACCGTCGAGAATCAGTTCACGAAGAACCGTCTCACCAACACCAGAAGCCTGCTGCGGAGCCTGTGTTTCAGATACAGTGATGCACTCTACTTTGCAAGGCTCACCGGACTCATCAACTACAGAAGCATAGACAAATAGAGGCTCCAGGTCATACTTGTCGGTCGGAGTGAACGTACAAGTACCGAAAGTCGTGTCCACATAAGCAGTGATGATGTCCATGTGCGTGTTTACACTACCGAGGCTAGAAGTAGCCGGAGTGTAACCAGCTGTGGTAACAGCATCAAAGATAGAGGCGTTCACGTTGGTAGAGGCAGTAGCGGCTACAGAAAGTACAACGTTAGCGTTACCAGAGGAAGCAGAGTCAGCTGCACCAACAGATACAACAGTTGTTCCAGCAGGAATACCAGCAGCTTCAACCTTGTCACCTGCGGTGAATTTAGTACGGTCAGCGTTGGCAACAACAATCGTAGCAGAACCACTGGTCGGATCAATAGCAACACCGGTGAAAGCTTCTTTCCAAACTTTAGCCTGAATGAAGTCTTTCAGAAGCAGAGCTTCGTTGATCTGGTCAGCCCACTTCAGCAGAGCCACAGTGTGGTCGATAGGTGTGTTGGAAGTATCGCAGCAACCGGTGTAAGCGTCCAGGGTCTTGTAGAGCTGGTGGTTCAAGAAACGCAGAGCGGGAGAACCTTTAACGTCAACACGCAGGCGGATGGTGCTATCACAAGCCAGACCAGCACAAGCATTTGCTTCTACTTTAACGATCTGATTGCGAGCAGCTTTACCTTCAACCTTAATCAGGCGGCTGATGTACTTCGGATTGATCACTTTGGACTTCTTGGACTCTTTGTAACCACCGTGTACGGGGCCAATCTTGTCAGAAGCAAAGCGGCTACCTTCAGCCAGGATAAACGGAGCAGCTTGGGCAGTAGTACCCAGGGCAAGAAAAGTCTTGGCATCAAAGAAGCCAATCTGACCGGCTGTCAGAGCAGCGGTGCTTGTTCCGGTAGTAGCAAGAGTCGTGCTCGCAGGCAGGAAGCTCTTACGAAACGCATTAGGAAAATACATAGGACTTGGGGTTTATGGGGTTAATAAAAACAAAAAATAATTAGCTTAAGAACATCAGTTTATACTTGGTAGAAGCAATCAGACTTTTCATCTCGTCCAGCTGGTTGACAATCTCAGAAAACGGCATGATCTTCTGCAGTTCTATAATCTCGTTATACAGCTCTTTCATGTGTCCGAGAGCTTCCTGTACAGAACCGCACTTAATAGCAGGTACTGTGGGATAATCAAGAAGCTTTTCACGAGCTCCCTGGTATTGCTCAGCTACGGAGTCAACCAGTCCGGGTATTCCTTCATAAAAGTCACCTAGGGCTTTGTGAGCAGCGTAGGATCCAGGTCCAGAGATCTTAAGATGCAGCTGATGAATACTGGTCACCAACGCCTGCGCGTGGGCGATCATACCAGCTGTTTCCATACAAGGACCCATTGGAGCGGGTCGGGGTATCTTAGTTAGTGCCATTAGCTATTCTTTTGTACTTCTTGTGATTCACGTTGGTACTGGTTCATACTCTCTATGTCACCGGCAAGAATAGCAGCTGCCTGATCTACCAGGATTTCTGCGATATCGTCTTTGAACTCACACTCCTGGTTAGCCGTAAAAGTCTGTCCAGTAGATGGATTAACACAACCCAGGAACTGTACGGTCCGGGGAAGCCGGTAGTAAACCAGCCCAATATCAGTGATGTTAAACTCACCATTGGTATAGACCCGGATCTTGTCACCCACCAGCGTACTCAGAGTCTCAGCCCATTCAAAGCTGGGTCCTTTAGTATCACTAGTCAGTAAGACACCCATGTTGGCTTCTTCTGCTTCATAGACGACCATCTTACGTTTGTCCGGGCAGCATGTGCTATTTGCATAGACATCGGCCCGCACGTAGTAGAGATAGTCACCAGGAAGCGTAGCTTCAAAGAACGTTTTCTTGTCTGTGATCGGTAGAAGATCTACGCTCTTCATCAGAACACGCAGATCATCTACCAAGCCGGTTGACTGTTCGGATCCCTCTTTACGGGTATTGATCCCGTAGATCATCCTACGCACCCACTCAAGCTGAGCTTTGTTGAAAGCTTCCTGGACCATCCAGCACTCAAGGTTGTCATAGTCAAAACTGGCGAGTTTGTTAAGTCGCTGTTTTATCTTGATCTGTAAGAGGTTGTTATTCATATCGTATTAAGCGTTCCAGTATTTTTCTACTTTCTTAGTGAGGTCTATCAGGATCTCCTCGTTCAGGGGATTCTTCAGATACTCCACCACATCTGTCGGTGTGCGACCCATCATCGTACCAGTTTGCATGTGATAGATAAATCCATCTGCTTTGGTACTAATGAACTTGTAGTAAGAGCTGTCCTTGACGATCGAGCGGATCTTGAGGGTCTCCATATCGAGCCCGGCAGTATCCAGGAAACGCTGAGCGGTCTTGCGTTTGTCTTTCTCTATAAGATCTCCATTGATGTACTTATCCATGTTGTCATAGATAATATCATTCGGAGTGCTCTTCTTGTACTGGGCCGAGTTGGGGTCCAGGACTTTAGCCACATAGAGCAGCTTGTTTTGGTTCTTATCAAAGAGCTTCTGCAGTTCAGATAAAGCTTTGTTACGAAGTTTCTTCACCTCAGTTTGGATAGAAGCCGTTTCTTCCAGCTTATCCAGGTAGAACTTAGGCGGCACCGGCATACGTCGGGCTTCTTCCAGGCTTTTAGCTATGATAGAAAAACCACCAGTTTCTATTGCGTACATCCTGATCAAATCATACGGGTCTTTATCAGGCTCCAAATAAATAGGCTCGTTACCACAGCGGATCTTGATCTTATCCCAGAACTCAGCGTTATCCGGCTTCATGAGTTTAATCTTGTTCCAGAACTGCTCATCACTAGGATCCACTACATTAGCAGCCAGTTCTTTTTCCAACTGAGCTACGATCTGGCGGATCTGCTTGATCTTGGCTTCTTGTTCATCCAGTGGAAGATCTTTGACTTCCGGGGCAAACTCATTGAGACCAGTGAGGTATCGTTTGATACCGTTGATTTCCAGACAAGCCAGTTGCTCTTCATGGAAAGCTCCGTCAAACAGACTTAGTCCGTACTTCTGAAGTCCCATATTGTCCACGATCGGATCAAAATAAGGACGGATAGCGATCGTACTTCTCTTGTTCTGCGGGTACTTTTCTACGACTGTTACACTCATCGTTTGGTTTTTTGGTTTTTAAGTATCCGGTTCTTCCGGATATTAGGACCTGTCGGAGTGGTAGGCTCCCAAGGGTACAATCCCAACAGGTCGGAGCTTAGATACGGAGACCTAAGCGGTGTTAAAAGACTCAGACTGGTGCGGGTGTTTTAGCCAGTAAAACTGGTAGCTGTTAACCGTTCTGAGTACTGTTTACTTAGAACTAGCGTCGGCCGCGTTACGTCCAAGAAGTGCACTAAGTACACCGGTGGCAATAACTGTCCAGTTAGTTTCTCCGGACTGCAGCAGCTGCTGTGTTACAGTAAGAGCACAGATAGCATATCCAATAAGAGATGTTACCGGTGACTTACCAAAAAGAACTGATGTTAAGGTTTTCATAAGGCTTGTTTTAAGTTTAAGCTGCCTCGGTTTCAGAGTCAGCAAACTCAGTTAAATACGTTTGGTACTTGCGGTCGAGATAGACGGTGGCGTCTTTGTAGAGGAGGGTGGCTATCTTTCTAGCATCCTGTCCGTAGTAAGAAACCCGATAAAAGTTTTTACCCGGTGCCTTGGTAGGATATTTTTCTTTTACACCTGCTGCTTGTGAGCAATACAGAATAAAATCAAATATTGTTTCTAAAGTACCACACAAAAAAATGTGCGAAATAGTTTTAGAACCTGACGGATGTTTATATAATCCACCATCACCATCTATACAACCGCGCCAGAAGTCTCGAGATTGTTTAAGCAACTCGTGAGGAGCTATAGAAGTACTTTTATTAGAAGTAAATCCTAACTCGACCAGTCGGTCTCTAAGTCTGCGTGAGTTAACACGTAGTCTTTTAGAGTCATGACCATTGATTACTTTTCGGTTACATCCTAAAAACTGTCTAAACTTTTCCAGGTGGGGCTCGTCATTGTCATGTAAAGTAAGTTCTAATGAAGCTTCTCTAGTTTGACTTATATGACCATCTGTGTACATCATCCCTATCCAATACAACGCTTCAGGTGTTAACTCATCAAAAGCCTGATGATTGATCTCTGTCGCGTGTCTGATGTGGTGCTGATCAGAAAGATCTCGATAATCTACACCGACCGACTTTAAAAGCTCCCGTATTGTTTTTCGGGTAAGCTTTAGCGTCTGCTCAATATAGATTTGAGATTTACCTTCCTGGTAGAGCTCTACAACTTTTTTCAGAGTTTCTTCTCTTGACTTTTTACGGTCTTCATCGTAGTCAATACCAAACTGTGAAAGAACTTTTTTTACCGTCGGCTGGGAGGAAGATGTTAACTGAGTGATTTCAGTTAACATCTTTCCTTCTTTATACAGCCTTAGTATTTCTTCGGACTTAGTCTTCGTAGGGTTGTACATATTGTAGATGTTTACTCTACAAATATACAACAAGTTCTACAAATTGTTATACAAAATCCGATACTTTTAATTACTCAAAACGAACCGCCAGTTACAGGGTTGCGCATGACTATCTTAAGGACTTTTGTTGGATCCTTAACCCAGATAGCAGGCATCGTCTGCGTCATGAATACGCGGTAGCCGTTGAAGTTTCCAGAAGACTGGAAGCCTTGCGTACGACCCATGTAGTCCATGGTACCGTTCTGGTAGAACCATTTCAGTTGGTTGTCCCAGCTCAGTTTCAGCATGAAGATGTTGTCATTGGTGTTCTCCGTAATGTCGAAGATGATGAAGTTGTAGCTGGACAGCGGGAAACCGTCAATGATTGGGTTCTCAATGTCATTGGTGTGGATGTTATCGAACGCCGGGTTCAGCACAAACTTCACGTTAGCCAGGAACGGAATAACGTACTGAGTGTAAGCAAAACCGAAGTTCAGATCCATACCTTTGCCGGTGATTGCACCAATTTCAGAAGCATCAATTACCAAACCCGAGTTAACTGTCTCGCGTCGAATAGCTTCATTAACGAGTTTCATACCGCCAAGACCAGTTTGTACAATCAACTGACGCTTGGGATCCGGACCCTGAAACTCAACTTTACCATTGAAGAAATTGAAGATCTCACTCTTAAACAGATCCAGGTTGAATGAGCCTTTGTTGTAGATACGCTTGAACGAGTTGTCGAGCTGCTTCCACAGACCCACAGAGAGGCGGATATCATCCGGACCGTCCTGCTTTACTTTACCACCCTGACCCCACATGAGGTAAGTTTCGATATCGTTAGCAATCTTGGTCAGGTGAGCTGCTTCCAGGGTGGTCAAGAATGTGCGGGTAAGCTGGCCGGACTGGTAAGCCTTCTTCACGTAGTCCTTACCCATTTTAGAAGCCATGTTCTCAAGAGAATTGATAGAAGGATCTTTCAGAGCCTCGTTATCAAAGTTCCTCCAGAGCTCAACAACTGGTACGGTACCATCAGCCTTCATACCACCCTTCATCATCAGGTCAGCCCTGGACGAGATAGAGTAATGTACGTGGGCTTCTGCGCCACCAACATAGTTGTAGAACTCACGGAAACCAGCGGATACATTACCCAGGTCAGAGAAACGCTCGCCGTATTCACCACGGGCAGAACCCTTGCGGAATACTTTGGTTCCTACTTTCAGGTACTTGTTGTCCAGGTACTTGGCGTTGTCGTTGTTAACAAGCTGCACCGTGTAGATAAAACCGTCACCGGCAGGGATGATATCATCAGCCGTGATATACATTTCAACACCGTTGTACTTGTCATAGGTGATGATATCACCATGTCCAAACGAACGCTTGTTTACTTTGATTTTGAAGCTCTGACCGTCGATGCCCTTAGTGGCATTAGCGGATTCTATATCTTCTGTGATATAGGGAAGATCCTGAGCAACAGGGATCTGCCATTTGTACTCACCTCTCGCATTATCTACAGAGATAATGTTCTTTCCTCCAAAGCTGGACATCTGGTACAAAGGCATTTCTACCTTTTGAGCCATGGCCCACAAGTCTACCGGACCGAGGTCGGTAGGCTCTGCACTCTTGAGGAGGTTTGACAGGTGGTACGAGTCTACGTGAGAGCTAGTCTGATAACTAGTATCCCGTAGAAAGATACCATTGTTCAAAACTGGAGTTGCCATAGGGCATCGGATTTAGGGGGTTAATAAGAATTAGCGTTTGAATATGTTCTGAGGCCTGGAAATCTTACGACTTCTGGGCTCGTCATCATCTTGTTGGGTAGAGACGTTTCTACGACTCTGTTCTGTCTTTAACTGGCGTACTGTCTGTTCGACGGCTTGGTTCTTACCTTGTTTGACCAGGGTCTGACGGTACTCATCCGGATTAGAAAGCAACCAAAGGGCTTCTGCAATCAGCGGATAGTTAGGTTCTACAAACTGGTACTTCTCAAGTAAGTGTCCAAGCAGGTTGGTTGGGCGTCCACTAATTGAAGGATACTGGGGCTGAATCAATCCGGAGTACAGCTGGGCCTGAGTCTTTTTGTCCAACTTAAGACCATTGATCTCAGCAGGACGAAGAGCTTCAAACACGTTCTGCATGTAAGCTTGGGCGGCTTGCTCTTGCTGTTGTTTGCGGCTTTCTTGTTCTGCCAACTGAGCTTGGACGATCTCTTCCTGCATCTGGTCAAGCTTCGGCTTAAACTGCTTGGCTTTCTTCTCCAAAACACCCAGATCTTTCCACGTAGCCAGTTCTTCGTCAATTTCCTCATCGGTACCAAAACCGGTAGCACTGAGGTAAGAACGAACAATACCTTCCTGGTCATTTTCGTCGGTCGGATCTAAAGATCTAACCTGTTCTACCTGGGCGAGAGCCTGGAACAGACCTTTGAGATCTTGACCACCGTCCATTACGTACTTAGCTGCGTACTGCAGCTCATCAGGTAAAGACTCAAAGAACTCTTGTGGGGTCTTGGCAGCTACCTCTTGTTTGAGGTTATCCATGTTAGCTTGCCAGAGCTCCTCTATATCTTTTTCCGCGAGACTACCGAGGTAGTCATCGAGGGTTTGTTTGCTTTCATCGTAGTCATCAAAGGCAAACATCTCCTTTGACTCTATGCGTTTTTTCAAGAACTCTACAAGACCAGACTTTTCCGTCTTGGGTCGGCCGCCCTTAGACTTGGTGTTGTCGTCTTGTGAATCATCATCGTTAGTCAGATCATCAAAGATGTCTGTAGATGTTCCACGGGAAACTCCACCTTCTTTGTCTTTGTTATCTCCTCCAGAATCATCTTTGGATGAATCTGTGGTCTTATCATCAGCATCATTGACTTTGTCAACAAAGCTCATGTCCATACCACCTTTAGAGAAGATATTTGGTTTAGCGGGTTCTGAATCTGGTAGCACAATGCTATCAGCACCCGGGGCACCCAGCCAGCTGTCTATATCAAGATCTACTTGTTGTACACTGGTCTGTACATTGGTTTGATTGTCCATAAGTTGTATTGGTTTTTACTGCTTAGTTCTACAATAAAAATATACAACTTTAAACCCTTAAAATTTAGAGAACTTAGTGTAGAGCTACCTGAAGTATGGATAATAGAGCTATGACTTACTCACCGAAAAAGTTTATTTTTCTTTGAGTTTGCCTGATGCCTTCAGTTCAGACTTTGTCTTGTTTTCTCGGGCAATCTGAAGTTGTTTCTCAGCTATCTCTTTTTGAGTCTGCAGCTTCTCTCTTTCAATCTGCAGTTTCTGACCACCTTGTTCTTTCTTAGTCAGCTCAGACTCTCGTTTGAGATTCATCTGATCCTGGTAGCGTTGTTCGCTACGCATGCCTTCTATGAAATCCTGGTAGTCAGACTGCTGGTTCTTGTTAATATCAGCCATGGAACCATAACCAGCGGCCCGGATCTCAGCAACGGTGATGTCTTTTTGACGATCCAGCTCGGCTTGTTCAGCTTTGTACTCCAGATCCATTTGCTTCTGTTTCTCTTGGCTAGCAATCATCTCTTGCTGCAACTGCTGCTGCTGTTGAAGTTCAGCTTGTTTTTGAGCATTGGTTTTCTCTTCAGCATTTTTCAGCACGCCAGTAAGTTCGGCAATAGACTCAGACTTGATCACGTTACCAAGGTCATAGATAGAAGCACCGGTTGTGTTGTTGTTCAGAGCCAGTTGTTTAAGCTGCTCCATGACAGCGCGAGAGTTGGTCTTAGTCGTACAGAAGATATTCAGATCCCGAAGTAAGAGATCGGTACCGTTCATCTCAAAGTTGACCTTCTCATCTTTAGATGTGATGTATGAGAGACGTACGCTAGGCTTTTTAGAATGATAATACTGAGCCAGGTCTGTACGCATCTGGTGCACCCGAGGCATCAGGTTATCACTATGTTGAATAAAGTACTGTTCAGTTTGAGCGTATGAAGCGTTCATAGCTTGCTCAATGCCGGTAGCAGTCTGCTGTTGAGCAATCTGCTGACCCATACGCTGTGGATTGAGACCTATCACCTCAAACGCTTGATTTTTAAAATACGTAGCCAGGTTGATCCTGGAAAGCAGACGGTTAGTCTGTTCCAGATTGAGCACCTGGTAGTGCTGGAAGTTCAAGGCGTTCTCAGTGTTCGTGATCGAGGTATCCAGCGGCAACATCTGAAAGTTCTTCATAGCCACATAGGCTTTGGCCAGATTATTTTTACCCCAGTCTTCTCCCAGGGAGTGACGAGGTAAAGCGTTCTGGTCCAACATGATCACCGTACCGAGTTCATCTACCAAGATGTCCGCGATCTGGTTGTTCACGATGTTATAGCCGATTTGATAGGGCTTCATCAAATCTACCAGTGAAATACTGCGGGTGTTACGATCACCAAATACAGCACCTTCCACCGGTAGCTTACAGCCATAGAGGGTAGCATCACCTTTAAACTGGAATGGAATGCGTCCAGGTTTGCCACCGTTAAGTCCAAGATAGATCGGATTGATACCGCCGGGGTTATTCATACCCCAGAACGCAGGCCGGTTAGGACCAATCTTGATCCCGCCCCAGGTTTCGTTAATCCAAATCCACTCAATATGTTCGCCAAAGATCAGGTTGTCTTTGGTCTTTTGCTTGTATAATGCAGTATTGTAAAGAGGCTTATCTGAAATCTTGTAGCTTTCAGACACTATGTCTTGAATAATCTCACCTTCTTCTGTGATCTTGGTCAGATGACCCACTTTACGTTGACTTTTCCAATAGATGGTAGACACCCGTAAGAGATGTGTCTTACCAAAATCAATCGTGTCTTCAGAATCAGAAAGGATCCACTCGACGATGTCCCCGGTACCAAACTTGGTATCGTAGACAGAGGTAAACTGACGATAAGCCAGCGACGGCATCTGGGTGTTCCACTCATGAGAGCGGGTGGGATCATAGTAAGTACCGTCGTTTTGGTAGCCCTGTATAGCATACCCGGCTGAACGGACAGGGTAGATGGCTTCCAGAGCTTCTAACTGTTCCTGGTTCATCATCCAGCCAAACTTGTCGATCACGTCAGAGACTGACATGAGATCCATCTTACCTACCCAGTTACCCTGGGAGATATACCGAACATCAGGACTCTTATGGTAAAAGGTGAGTAGTGGATTCCAGAGCTCTACTTCGTAGTCATCCTCGTTCATCTTGAAGTGCCAAAACTCTCGATCCGTGATCAGCATGTCTCTGAATCCGCGCTCTTCGAGCTCTTGCATCTTGAAGCGTTCTTCGTCCACGCTCATCTGGTGGGTCGCCCACTCTTCCATCATAGACCGGTAGTCTTTACGGAAGAAAGCTTCTATCTCAGGTAGCTTCTGCAGGTTCTCAGTGGCCGTAGCTTTCTGCATCTCTTCAGAGTCCAACTCAACACCCATCCCTATCATTTCCATCATAACCCGACGTTCTGCATCTTCCAGCAGAACTTTCTCGACCATGGATCTTTTTTCCTCCATCATCTCGTTGTAAGAGATGTCGTCCACGGCTTTAAACATAATCCGGGAAGAACGCTTGGAAAACTCGTTACAAAGAACGTTGATTACGTTAGGAACAATGGGATAGAACTTCAGCTCCAGGGCAGACTGATCTTCTTTGGTCAGGGTATCAATCAGATCCGCCATCTCGTTGTCTTCTTCTACAATGTAGTCAGTCTTGTCAATAATACCTTTGGCTAACTTGTAGTTCTTCATCAGACGACGTGCGTTACGTCGGAGCTGTTTCATCCCTTGAAACTCCAACCAATCCAAGTTCCAAGCGCGCCACTCTTCGTCTTTCTCCTTTTCAGGTAAAAACTGGATGGGTTGGGTAAGCGTACCCATCTTATTATAGTCGGCCTTCTTTCCAGCCTTAAGATCGAGAGCGTTGTAAATCTGCATGTTGCTTACGTATTTAGGTCAGCAGCTGAATTGATAGTAAAAATGCTATCATTTGTAGTACTAATAGTACCGCTGATGGGTACATAAAACCGATAACTATCGCTGTCTACTGTGAGAGTAGAAAAAGACATCGGCATGATAATACTTTCATAAGGTGGTATAAACTCCTTTACGGTATCCGTAGTAGCAGTTCCTATTTTCGGAGGATCCAGTTTAGCTAGATCATCTGTCTTCAGTAAAAGCAGAGCTTCTTCAAACGTGACGGCGTTCTCTTTTACCAACCGGGAGAGAAGCGTGACTTTCTGTTGGTACAGGGTACTGTTTTCCATTATCTTATGTTTTTAAAGGGGGATCTGGGAGGTGCGGAACCTAAAGAACTCCCTTTAGAAGACCCCATGTGTCTGAAAGGTCTCCAATTTAATTTACTAAATTTCTGGGAGTTATCCAACTTTTCCTGACTAACTTCTACACGTTTAGCCAAACCTCTATTAGATTGCTGCACTTTAGCAAAGGCTACCAGGGCACAAAAAGCTACTAACCGGTCTACGTTGAGACCGTCCCGATAAGCTTGCATCTCTTTGAGCAACATCGGATCCGAAATCCGTTCTACCCCGTAGATGGTCTTGACGATCTCACCGTCCGCTTTAGTCTCGTGATCTAGCTCTTCTTTCAGAAACTCGATGCCGTAAGACAAGATTGTACCCTTAAACAGTGTACCGACGTTCTTCCAGCCGTATTCCTGGAAGACGTTACGGTTGGCCCCGATGTCTTTTAAGAACAGAATCATGTCCTTGGGCACCAGGTAACGTTGCTTCTTGCGGCTGATCATGTACTGGATGAAAAGAGCCACGTTGTTTTCCACCACGGTCCAGGCGTTGTACCACTCGATGAGTAGCTCCAGCCGCTCATGGGTCTTATTAAGATCATCAAACCTACCGCACCATGACGCAACAATCTTATCTCGTTCGATCGTGTTTGTGACTTTTCCGTTGCCGTCATCCTTGATGACTTCAACCGGGTTTTTGTAGATGTATATAGAACATAGTGATTCCGAAGTAGTGGTCTTACCCTCCCCTACCGGGTCCACAGAAGCATAGTACATCCCAAACGTAGGATCCTTGTGTGGGCGTTCGTACACACAAATCACTCCTTCTTTGTCTTCCGTCTTTTTCGAGATCGGGAACTCCATGATCGGAGTTTTTCGAGAGGGTTTGTCTATGATCTTTCCTTCTGCGTTACGGCTAAGTTCTAAGTACTCGACAGAGTATTCTTTGTCGGATATACGCTGCAGTTGTTTACTGATAAGATGGGGAGGAAACACAGAAACCTTTCTGGTAGCAAAGGCTTCTTCTATATTTCGGGGGTGCTGAGATACTTCCAGCTGATAAGCTTCGGGAGTTAGGTTTCGTTTGGCTTTTTCAAACTGTTCGTCTAGGGCTTTTAAAGCTTCTTCTACCAGGGAGTTACCAAACTGGTCAATAAAAGGAGGCATGCTCCACTGTTCTGGAATAAACAAACCGGTTATGCCAATCGTACCATCGCTGTCTAGAAGATTACTTTCTACACCAAAAAATCCGTTCTCTTCCGGATGCATGACGTATTCTTTCATCGGCTCACACTGATCCAGGTCACCCACGGATCCTGCGGCTATAAACTGGCCGGTGATGATAAAACCACTCTTAAGTGCTGGTTTGATAAACCCGTAGGTGTCATTCATCTTGGGAGCCACACCAGCTTCCTCGTGAAAGAAGTACGTTACTGGACCACCGACACCGTTGGTCGGATCCTTCTCAAAAGTGTACCCAGCAATGGTTGACTTGAGTCCCTTGTAAGTGTCCCGGCCGTTAACCCTTACCTTGATTTTCTGTTCCCAGGCAAATACTTTGTCTGGTTCAGTAGGGCGGTACCAGGCGGTGTGTTCGTTTAGAAAGTTCTTGTACTCATTGAGAAACTTCCAGGAACCCTTCTCGTTGATGTAGTCTTTAGCTGACGCTCCCATCTTCAGTACGGCCCCAGATTCAAACCAGAAGGTATTGATGAGCTTAGCCATGTGAAAATAGGAGGAAGCTATCTGACGTTTCTTTAGAATGATAGCATGCTTGTAGTTCAGTTCTGCCAGGTGTTCATACAGAGCCATGTGGTACTGGGCGTCACGTACTTTGGCAAAGTCAAAACGCTTTTCTTCCTTGTCATAGATGGGAAGAAAGTTCAGCCACATGTAGTAGTCCCGGCTTACATACCAGGTCTTATGACCGCTCTTTACAATGATGCCTTTACGGCACTTGTTTTTCTGGTCATCCCAGTAGGAAATAAAGTCCTTGGTCTTAAATGGAGCTTCACAGTAAAAGCCCTGTTTCTGAAACTTTCTACCTTCTACGTTGAAGATTCGGGTTACCTCATCAAACTCGTACTTGCCTGGTTCTTTGAAGCAGGTACCTACGAAGTCCCGGAACTCTTCCCGGCTATAGAAGGTAGTCACGTCCCAGTGACCGTTTTCATAAGTAGGGACTTCCAGGTACGGGGTAATCATGCGGTCGTGATCAGTTTTTCAATAGCTTCCGGATCTCCTTTGGTACGCTGCAGGATCGACAGCAGGGTGTCCTTGTCTTTACTACGAAGCACACCCGGGAGATTGAAGTCACTCCAGTAGGCTTGGTAGAGTTCCCGGGGAATAGCAGCCCAGGTGTCTGAAAACATGTTGTAGTGAAACACCCAGTCGTGTAAATACGGAGTGCTGTTGTCGGTTGCGTCACTCATAGGACAGTTGTTATAGAGTAATAGGATAAGTCATCAAAGCTGCAGCTACGCTGCTCCCTGCCGCTACAGCAAGCAGGGACCAACCAATCGTAGCCCAGGGTATTTTTCTAGAGGGTTTCTCTGGCGGCATCGGAGAGTAACCAAACATCTTGGTCTTACGGCCGTTCCAGTTCTTACCCATCTGTTTAAGATCCAAATCTTCAGAGTCCAGGTGGATAGCAATGACCTCAGGTATCAGGGCCCGGTACTTACGCGGCCACTTCTTAGCATGCAGTACATCGGTCCGGTCTGCTGCACCATGGGTTTCCGGGTATAGTGTGACACCGGACGTACCTGGGTGCCACATCTGGAAGAACCCGATGGGCTCATAGCCTTCACTCATAAACTCAGCTATGCGTACGCCCATGGGAAAGATCGTAGGGTGGATATACACCCAGCCGGTATGAGTAGGTTTGGGTTTACTGATGTACTCGGCCCATGCTTCAAACGTAGGACACATCATGCGGTCAAGACCGTAGATCGTGTTCTTGTCCAGACTGATTCGTTCCAGAATTCCCCGGGTGAGCGGGGGCAGATAGATATCAGCATCTATATGTACCACCCAGTCTCGTTTAGAGAGATACTGCAATCCGACGTTGATCCCTTTGCCTTTGTTGAAAGCTTCCCCGTTGCTGGTCATCTCGCGGGTGATCAAACACTCCACGTTGTAATGATTACATACCGCCTGGGTGTCTTTGTCCTCAGGTGTTGTGACGACGACCATGTGATCAAAGTGCTGCTTGTTGTGAGGTAGTGTGTGTGCTAAGAAGTCAGCATAGTTCACACATACTACTACGCATTCTATGTACATGTTATAGATTTAAGATGAGGTTTTCTGAATATTCATCTCTACTAAGAGGTGAGTAAAGAAATCCATCATGAGCTTCCAGCCATTGTCAAGAATCAGGAAGATCATGAGATAGATAACTACTGCCGCGATCAACATGATCTTGATAATGTACCACACCATGGTCCAGATGTTCTTTGACTCAGACCTGCTTAGCTCCTCTTCTACCGGTTCGGAACTCTCAGGTCTTGCGGGTCAAATCAGGTCCAGGCTCAGCTTAAGCTGCTTCCAGGTGCCGGTCTTAAGATGCACAATCTTGAGCCTTCCAGTTTCGTTTAGGTTCTTGATCTTGAGATCGGAGTACTTAGAAATGAGATGCTCGACAAGCTGCTCTCGTTTCATAGGATCACTGGTAATTACTCCTTCTAGTGTTACCTCTACTAAGACATAGAGATCGTCATTGAATAACGTGTCCATACGGATTGGTTTGGTTTGTGAAATGGTTAAGAAGTTCATAGTGACCTTCTTTATAGGGTATTACTTACCGACCATAAAAGGCACTGCATAGTTTTTATCAATGAGTTCTTGGTTCAGATGCATGTCGAATCCCTCTCCGTAGAAGATATCTACCAGGGGTCGGCCGTACTTATCTAGGTCCCGGGATTTGACTACGATCTCCGTACCCGGAGTCAGTAGTTCTGAGACAAACTTCTTGGCAGCCTGGGCTTTGGCTTTGATCTCAGCATCTTTGCTCTTCAGTTCAGGTGTATTGACACCGTAGAACCGGCAGGAAGACTTCCAGTAGACAGTAAAGCCAAGGTCGATAGTGACTTTTAAAGTATCACCATCGACAACTCGGTCAACTGTAGCTTTATAGGTGTACAAATCTTTCATATTGTAAGGATTATCCGTCGTATGCTAAGTTTTGTCCGCCTCTTACTTGGCTCTGCTGTTCTTCTTCCAAGTCACGGAGAGTTCCTTTGAAGCTTTGGCGGATGGCTTCAAACTTTGCAGCTGCATTAACCAGTGCCGTAATATTACCATCACGCCCGTGCTCGATCTCTGTGGTCTCCATGTATTTGGCGAGCCGGTCGAGCATGCTCTTGATACCGGCATAGGCTCTGTACGTAGGGGTTTCATAGAGCTTCTTACAAAGCTTGATCGCGTTGTCCACAAGATCATCATCAGTTGAAAAGTCAGCATCAATCTCTCGAAGAATGAGTTCCTCTTTCTCGGCTTCTGGTACATCGAAGAATGGGTTTAAGTCAGGGTTGGGGCAGGTCATGTAAAAGATATACGCGTAGATCTTACTGCTCTCCTCCCCGTACTCGTCCATGATGTCTTTGAGAGACTTCAACGTGTAGCAGTGTTCCGTGGGAACCACCTTGCCTCCTTGTATATCAAATAGTCTGATCATGTTCTACCAAATGTTATGTTCTTCTTAGCTGTAATGTCTTTGTGTCGAAACTGCCAGAGCTCTCCGGTCTCATTGATGATCACCGTGTAGATCGTATCGGTTTCATGTCCATAGTCTGTAACGAGCCATATGATTCCGTCTCCTTTTGGTGTACTCACTTCTACCCTATTCCGCGGCTCGTAAATCGTCATAGGATCACCTGGATTTGATCGTCACGTAAACAGAGTTTCTTGTACAGTTCTACATCTTTACTCCACTCAGATCCGGTCCACCACTCGAATCCACGGTGGTTAGCTTTGTATACACAGCAGCTCTCGTATCCACCCAGGATGTACACGTACAGAATACCCCGCATCCGGGCCACGCTACACTCAAAGTACTGGGCCAGATTACCCAGGGATAGTGACGGCGTCTCGTAGTCCCACACAAACTGTGTAGCTACAAGGGCGTCCGGGTATACATCTACCAGGGAATACCCGATAAGTTTACCCTCATGGTAGTACTTAAGAACCAGGTCCGACTTCAGTTGGTCCCAGGTAATCGTACGGGTAAACCCCTTAGCCTGGCAGTATTTCTCGTAGATGGTTTCATAGGCCAGATCCATCTTGAAGTTTTCTACTACACACTGGATTTTACTCAGGTTTTTCCTGGTAGTCTTCGTGGGAGAATGCAGTAGAGCATTGATCCTGACCGATCGAAGATTGTACCAGGCTCCATCCCAGGGTATCCACCCTTGGGCCAGGAGATCTTTGGGATTGTCACCGGGTTCTATGATCCCCATTGGGTAACCGCAGATAAAATCCTGGTGGCTTACTTTTCCAAATCCCTCTATATGGTCAAAGACGATCTTCATTTGTATTCGTAGTCCAGGATTTTACCCACTAAGTCGGAACGGTGATTGGTCTTCAGCTTGATCCATTTGATCTCCTCGATCTTCTTTGACAGTTCAATGACATAGCTCAAACCTGTATACTCGTCCCGGATATCTCTTTGTTCGTTGTCGCCGTTGATGATGATCTTTCCTGTTTTACCGAGACGGGTGAGGATCGCCAGCATCTGACCCTTAGTGAGGTTCTGTGCTTCTTCTACGACGAGTACATCGTCGATTGTTTTACTACGTACAAACTGCACCGGGAATGCTTGCACTTTGTCGTCGTTCACCAGACCGTCAATCTTATTACGATCCAGACACTTGTACAGATTCTCCACGAAGGCTTCCATGTATGGATTGAACTTGTCTTTCAAACCTCCGGGTAGAAATCCCATGGATGCTCCCACTTCTACCATGGCCCGGGTGACGAAGATCTTGTCGATCATCTTCTGAGAGAGAAAATCCAGTGCTGCCTGTGCACTGACCAGACTTTTACCGCAACCGGCTCTACCGGTGATTACGACAATCTGGTTTTCCCGAATAAGACGTTTAGCTTCTTTTTGCTCTTCGTTGAGCTCAACTCCAAACTTGATCTCGTTCTTCCTGACTCTGTTGGGTTCTTTCATCAGTGCGGCTTTATCTTTTTACGGTTGTCTTCTAGCCAGTGCATCAGTGTAATGATCTCCTGCTTGAGATACGGCAGTTCATACTGCACGACATCTTTTACGATCGGATCTCCATTACTATCCAGGGCGGTAATCGGGTTACCAAACTTGTCTTCTCCTACGGTGTCAAACTGGATATGATGAATGATCAGTGATCCGGGTTTCAGCCGGGGGTTGTGCTTCAGGATCATGTACAGGTACATGCTTAGCTGCAGCGTATAGTGATTGAGGTTACAATCATCCAGGTGACTGACCGGAGCCAGCATCTTCTGAGTAACCCCTTGCCAGTTGGTATAGCCTTCCGTCTTAATCTCTTTGTTGGTCTTGTAGTCGGTGATGTGCACCTGACCATCTATGACTTCAACCAGATCTGACTGTCCACAGAGTCCGGCCGACTTGAGGTAGACCAGGTGTTCCGGATAGACTCCGTCAGTGAGTTTCTGTTCCGGAGAATACTTAATTCCTTCGATTTCGATGGGTTTAACCACCGGTACTGTTAATCCCATGCGTTCCATGGTATCCAGTTCACAGATGTCTTTCTCCCGGCAGTTGTGATACCAGGTGCCCAGAGACGTGGCGCGGTTAGCTTCTGCTTTCCAGGCCGCCTTGATCTCGTCCGGTGTCATCCCATACCACTTTGACTTTCTGTTCTTGGCCGACTTAGCCGCTATGGTATCAGCGTCAAAGGGCTGTTTGAAGTTCCCAATAAAGCTGGTTACGGATATCCAGTCTTTCTCATCTTCTTTTTTTATGCTTGTGTACTTGTGGTCTTGTGGGGTGAATCTTAGTATCATGGGTAAATCCGATTGAGTTTTTCACAGGGTTGGCCGATATAGCGTCTAACACTTCCTCGGGAGTGTGAAACGTAGCGTAGAATCGACCGGAGTATTTATCAAAGACCACCGAACGTTTGCGGCTGATCTGGTTCTTGCTGTTGACGTATTCTTCTATGGAGCTGATAGACTCCTTGACAAACCACTTCTTGACTTTGATCTGCTTAACAAGAACTTCTTTGCGTTCCGGAAACAGCTCACCGCCTCCCAGCTTTTGGTAGATGGTCTTTGTCTTGTACACAGAATGCACGACATTTAAGGATACGGCATCGTGTGGGTTCACAGTCCAAGCTTTTGGTTCAACTGATCTTCCTCTTGTTGTGTAAGTACTGCTTCCCACTTGGCCCCTTTAGGATGGGGACAGTGACTGGACAGACTTCTTGTTTTAAACTTCAGAGAGCATCCGCAACCACCTTTCTCCTGGTTACAACAGGGTCCGGTCTTGGTAACCATGCATCCGTTGTCATCTTCAGTGTAGAGATCGCAGGATGAGCATGTCTGCAGTCTTTCTGCAGCAATCTCCTCTACGTCTTCTTTCTTAAAAATGGAGTTAGTTACTCCTTCTATGATCTGACCTTTAGCTTTCCAGATCTTGATCATGTTCTTTTTTAGACTCATCGGCAGCTCGTTTATGCAACTTGATAAATTCGGCCCGTTGTTTTTCTTCTTCGATGACTTGCTTTAGACTACGCAAGTCATACAGGTTTTCTGCAGTTTTGAACCGGGCTGTCATCTGCTGCAGTCCTTTTAATCTACTCTTTTCTTCAAACTGTTCGAGCATCTGGATCTTCTCGTCAACTTTCCAGTGTTTGATCACAAAGTCTCCGAGATTGGTCAGGTGAACGCGGGAGTGTTTGAGTCCACTAAGACTCTTACGGACCTCTTGCCAGTAATAGGACAAGATGGTACTCACCGCCTCTTCGCTGACTTCCGTCTGCAGGGCTACTTCCGGGATAAACTCTTTAGCTTTCCGGGGACGCAACGCAGAGGAATTTATAGTCCAGCAATATGTTACCCGACGCACTGACCTTTAGATCCGGATGGATATAGATCTTCTTCTTGTTCTTGCCTTCCTTTTTGATCAAGTTCTTCTTCTCTGCTTTAGTCAGGCAGTTACGCACCGACTGGGTAGAAGAAAAGATCTTCTTATCGTAGGCTTTGTTACAGAAACTCGTGAGTTCCTGGTCTCCTTCGATCGCCAGTAGAGTCAGGCAGTTTAGATCCGCCTCACTGATCGGTATGTCGAACAGGTAGCAGTGCGTAAGGATCTGGTACTTGACAACCTGCCAAGTACTCATCCGCACTCGTTTCTCTACCTGGTTTACTATGGCCATTATATGTTGAGTTTAAAGCTGATGTAGTCCTCTCCGGTTCTACACCAATTATTATGTACTAAGATTTGCTCGGCCCCAAGCATTCGAAAGATGTTCCAGGAAGGTCCTTTGCGAGCCTCACCAATCATGTAGTAGTATTCAGCTTCTTTGGCCCAGTCCAGAGCAGCGTCTACGATCTGGGTGCCGATACCCTGGTTTCTATGACTGGGTAAAACCGTGAATCCTTCTACGTGGACTACGTTGTCAGAATTCCATGTCAGGATGATTTCAGCTATCAGGTCTTTTTTATCCCTGAACCAGATACCCTGGCACTCTTTGTTGTGCTCTAACATGAAAAGCTTGTATGTCTCGTCCCAGCGTAGTTCTTTGGGATGCTCTTGCTCAAATACCAGGGTTTCCCGGTAATCTCTCAGCTTGTAGACCGGCGTCATTACTTTTCTTTTTTCAGGGACCTGGAACGTTCTCCGGCTTCTTTGTTTTCTTCGGTGCCTTCTTTAGGCTGCTGGGTAATGGTAGCAATAAAGCTCAGGGCTTTTAATTCTTCGGCCCGGGCTACTGCCAGTGCAGCATTGATCTCCTGGAGCTCCAGCTGTACTTTCTTGACTTCAATCTGCTCTTGGAAGAAAGCAATGATCTCTTCTTTACTGGGAGCCTGCTGCTCCTCTTGGTTCAGGTTTTCGGTACTCATAAGGTTTGGTTTATTGAATTAAAAGTTGGGTTCGTCATCGTCGTTGTCAGACAGTGGTTCCGTGGCATGGTAATCCCGGAACATCCGCAGAAACTCTTTGTAGGGAGTATCCAGGATGTACGTATCATTGTGATCAGTAAATACAGTGGTGCAGTTATGGGTATCCTGGTTTTCTTCGTCGCTGGTAAGCTTACAAGCTATCACGACATCCATGTGGAAAGCAAAAGGCATCCACTTACCCTTAGTCTCTTTGCCCTCGTAGAAGTCACTCATCTCGTCGGAGTTGTCCAGTGCGTGACAGTATATGTTACAGGAATGGATCATAGGATATTAAAGTTGGTCTACAATATAATATACCTCAAAGGTTTAAACTCTCCAAATTTACTTATAGAACTGTAGAGGTTTCAAGGTAAGTTATCAACCAGAGTGTGTAAAACGTACAAAGACGCCTGTTATGGTATAAGGTGCTGTAGAATAGATTTTTACCGGTGAGATAGTTGCCTAGTTACCAAATGGTAACTATCCCCCCGGGTACTTAGTTCTACAGGTAGTCCCCCGGTCGTTTCTCCAGGATAACTACCCCCTCCTTGTCTACGGTAAGAAAAGTGTGCACCACGGTAACAGAACTAGTGCGTGTTGGAGGGTGTGATGGATGCCCCAACCAACCACCCCTCCGAAATTCTTGGCGGATATAACCCCCCGCCACATACAGCCATGAGCGCATTCTTCATTGGCGGAAACGCAACGCTGCAGGCGGCAGCATTCAATCCGCATCCCACGTCAGAAAACGTACTCGTTGTCACGTTCACAAACGGCAGCAAAGCACTCGTGACCAAAGCCCTTGACAAGGGCTACGTCGTCGAGGCAAAGGACGACCAGGGTCGTCCAGGGCTGCTGCCCGCATTCATCGACCTAGAAACCGGGTTCCTGCGCCCGGGCTTCGAAGTCAGAAGTATCAGCGGTACGCCGTGGATACAGAAGACCGGCAACGGCGGCGGCCTGAAACTCCCATAAGGGAGTTTCGGCCTTTTTAGCAGGTCACCTTCCAAGGAGGTCAGCAGGTTCTTTATTTGTTCACCCTTTAAACTAACGATCATGCGGAGTAAGTCTCTCATGTTTCGTACCTGGGAACTCTTCCGTAGCTGGTACGCCGCTACTAAGAAGAGATTCGTGACACTGAAGCTTACGTTTGTACGCTTCACGCCCGGGTACAGTCAAGTCTTTATCACAGTTACCTACTAAAAAGTAGTGTAACTCGTTGATAATCAGGTGTGTATGTGATTGGTAGGAACACGTACACACCTTTTTCTCTTTCTCTCCTACCTCTTAATCCGCTCTATTTGACGCGGATAAGATCGCTATATATTCTTTACGGTTGATAAACCGTGACAAGCCTGTGGGGCTACGATGTTGTTCTCTCATATAAGGGTGAGAGTATCAAGCAGAGGTTAATTCCTTTCTCTGTAATGACACGTTAGTGCAGACTTTAAAACCAGGCAGTCTACTTATTGTACGGTGTTGGGTACGTATGATGAGAGACTTTAAAGTGTGGTAACACACACAGTCCAACTTTGTAGACATAAAACCACTTGTCTACTTTCTCCTAGGTTTGTGGTAAACCTAAAAACATTAGGGTTCTGGTAACACTTGTTTACCGACCCGGCCCTATCAGTTGACATGGAGATGTTAGCTATGCACTAGGCGGTGTGTAGTTCTGATATGGGTTTAAAACTAAAAACAAGGGGGCTAGCCACCCCCGAAGTCCTCACCAAAAAAAAAACTATTGTTATGAGTCTAGATTACTTAGAGCCTTTCATGGCTCAGTCCGTAGTTAAAGAAACCGCACGGGGAACCCGTAGGTATTTTCCTATTACAGCCAAGCGTAAGCGTGGCTGGAAATGGCTATACCAAACGTTTTTCATAATCTATGGTAGGGAACCCAAAGAGCGTGCGGAAGTTGGGTTTGCTATCCTGTCTCAATCTCTTGACAAGTATGTTGAGAGGTTTGACGGTAAGCTGTGGGTACGCACCGTTGCTGTCTAAACGTCTTATTGGTGAACTGGACTCTTAGGAGTCTGGTTCACCTTTTTGTTTACTCTTAAATCCTTTGTAAGTGACCAAACAGGAAGCTATGGATAAGACCGTTAGAAGGTTTACGAACCTCCTTGACGGTAAGATCCTCTCCGGGGTTTCTGTTAGTACTGTTATAGAGTACTATGAAGCACTTATGAGAGGTGTAAGAGTCCACCCGCCCGCCAGAACAATGGGTGGTATTGAGCAGAACTTCTTCAATGATCAGATCTCTGCCATAGAAGAAGATCTTTACGATAGTAACTAACTGCGTCAGATGTAAATAACCGCCGGGGAGTTTTTGACCTTTGCACTCTAGGCACAATACGGTTTACATACTTAGCATATAGTGATATATGCTTTGAGGGGGTTTCTGAACGCTAAGCAAAGTTGTAATGCACCATAACTCACTTCCCAAGGGTGAGCAGTTGTAATGTGTAATGTATTAAGCCAAGTCATGCTTGTATTGAACAGTGTGTTCCACATTAACAAGGTAATACCTTGAGTCTTTACCATTACAACTGAGTGCAGAGGGACCTCTTAACCCGTGAAGAGTATTACACGGGAGTTAATCCGAGTAACCCGAAAAAGGGTGCATCTATAGTCCTCGGAGAGTCAGAACAGGGATGTTGGGTCTGACACTTTTTTCTTTCTCAATCAATTCATCACTATATGGGATTACACAAAGATGAGGGAGAACCTGCCGCGGCTTTAGCCGAAGAGTGCGGTGAAGTAATCCAGATCATCTCCAAGCTCTATAGGTTTGGAGGTAACTGGAACGAAGTACCACCTGGTAAGACCCATACCAGGTTTGAGGAGTTAGAGAGTGAAATGCAAGATCTGCTCTATCAGTGGGAAAGATTGAAGAAGGAACGCTCTCAGTAGCGTTCTTTCTTTATTTTTGTGTTTTTAACACACCATTCTCACGTGGACATGAAGACTTCTCATGATGAATTCAAGCAGGATAATCTCTCACAGTAATGTGTATGGAGATAGAATGTGTCCTAGTTCGGTACAGTTGAAAGACTGTATTAAGCGGATAATTTGTCTAAAAGATGTGAAACCACACTGATTAGAAAATTGGTAGAAATACCAAAGGGAAATGTCAAACCACATGCCCTAATCAGTTTCCCAAGAGTGAGCAGTTGTAATACCGATGTGAAAATTGAAACATATTTTCTTTGAGGTGTAACCTATGGAAAAATAGAAGTAAAAACACTAAGAGTAGTTTCACAAACTATGCTCAAAACGTGTATAATATGTCTATGTATTACAACTGAGTGTGGAGGGGAAAACCAGAGTAGTAGAGCGCAAAACCTGGGTGAGCCTTACGGTTCATGAAAAACGCACAGGTCTCTGGTCTTTTTTGTCATTAAAGATTTTCAAATAGCTAGCACAGTGTGTTGTCCGAACATCTCACCACAGGACTATACTGTTAAAAAACCAGCCACTGTATCCCACAGGGAGGCGTGGAGGTGTAGGGCTTCAACCTGCCAAACGGTACAGAGGGGGTAACCAGTCCTCTCTTTTTTTTGTCACCAATCAATCATCATCATATGAAAGTCGTAGGTAAAGTGGGCGACATTGACAATGTCACCGCCCAGGAGAAAGCCAAGTACTTTCTCCATCAGGAACCGGTGATCGACCACACAAGCTGTTCCTGCCAGTTTGGGTACGCTTGTGATCAAGAGATTGATCATCATCAGCGGATCGTAGACTGGGTTGACGCAAATACTGTATCTCAAACCAATAAACCGAGTATATGAAGTACTTCTTAATAGTGGTACTACTTCTAAGTAGTTGTAGTACTGTTAAGAGTCATCGTTGTGATGACTCCACACATGAAACCTGTGATGGATCCTGTATCTGTGACGGCTTTGAGTGTCCAAAAAGATAAACCATCGTTCTAAACCATCAAACATCGAATCATGAAGTATTTTCTAGCAATCATCTTGTGGACCATAGCCGCGGTCCCGTTTTTTATCTGGGAGATCTTAGTCTGTATCTGGACATTTCGTACAAGTGGGTTACAGGAAACCTGGGAGGGTTATACTGACCATATCGACAGGGCTTACCGAGCAGCCTGTAGAGCACGTAGATACGGTAAACCCTCAAAATTCTAAGTTATGAAAGGAACTATTATGATGTTAGGATTTATCGTAGCCACCCTTCTTACCTGGCTTCTGTTTGCGGGTATAAACTACTTCGTATCAGAAAACATAACGTTTCAGCAAGCAGCTGGTAGTAACGCCGTCTTGTTTTTTATGATAGTGATCGGCTGGCTTCCGGGTATCGTCGTCTGTAATGACATCGACAACAAGCTCTGACCAACTTTCTAAGGTACCACTGGTGATACCATATAACATACCATATAGTACTCTTATTACTATACTATGTTATAGGTACCACTGGTGGTACCTTATGAACCTGATTTTGATTCGGATGGTTAGCCCCAAAGTCTTCGGACCGAGGGGCTGACTGTCTATCTTTTTATAAACCCCATTCTCTAATCTTTAAAGCTTAAAAACATGCTGAAAAGAATCATCCCCAATCTGTTGATCATCTTCGGAATCCTGGTCATTATCACAGGACTTGTCAAAATCATGAACATCTCTACTGGACCTGATATCAACCCGTCTGACCGAGATGGTATCATTATGTTCCTGGCAGGGTCTACACTGACTTTTATCGGCTTCTTTATTTCAGCCTATGAAGACCGCACCCAGAAACCTGAAGACCGCTCCAGGAGAATCTCTGCAAGTCTGGTGGCATTTTTCTTTTCTGTTATCATCCTGTTTCTGATCCTAGGTACCACATCTTGTACCACACAGGGCTACGGATGTAAGGGTAACAGTAAAAATATGCTTCGAGTCCCGCACTATTATTAATCTCATAAACCTGGAAACATGAGAATCTTTCGTATTAAGAGCCCCTTTACGAATACGCATTACGAGGTTGTAATCCAGAAAAAGCAGTATAGTAACGGCCGCCCAGCCTTGATACTTCTAGACTTTGAAGATGGATCTCCTTATGCTGTTGCCACTGTAAATCTTCCAGAGTTAAACCTGGAGGATAACCAAACTTTTGTAAAAAGTTACAGTGAGAATGCTGGTATGTTGGAATTCCTGGTAGAAAATAAAATTGTCAAGTACACCGGTAAACAAGTCTCCAACGGTTTTGTAACCGTAGATGTGGTAGAACTCGTACCGGAAACTAACTGGGGTAATATCCCTAAAGATGGTGAGGCTAGCGTAAGCTAGCGTGGGCACGTTCTTGTCCGAACCCTGGAATTAGGATACTGATCAACCATGAACTGACACGGGGGGAATAACACCCTGTCGTAATGAGGGTTGCAAAAGAGGTTGGATTCAATCTTAAGTAGTTATACAATACTGAACCTAGCAGCTGAGCTGTTTAGATCTAGGAAACCTCGCCATGCCCGGTACGTTAAGCCGGGCTTCTCTTTTGCTTCATCATTCATCTATAATCAAAAAAAACCTCAAGCATGAAAGCTTTTGCTAATCACCAGATGAGTCACGACTCTGATAAGTTTCATGAATCACTGAACATTGGTGAAGAAACGCGGCTTCTTTGCCGTGAACGTATCTTTTTTGTCTCGTTTTCCCACGTTTTGTGGCGTAAAATCTTTGAAGATACCGCTCCCAAAGAGTTTGGCACTATGAGCGGCGACCTGCAGCGTACTTTACGCATGATCTCTGATCCGTTGGAGTATGAGTTTACTCTTTTGATCTTTATGCACTACCAAGAAATGTGTCAAGACGCTACTGGGTATTACAACTTTCTTCAGCAGTCCGAACAAGATCCTGAACTGAAAGCAAAAGTTGAAATACTCAAAATGCTCCAGAAGATCAAGGCTGATGAAGAATATTCTTCTGAGCCGTTGATTGACCAGCTTAACCGGGATACTCTGGCAAAACGTATTGATATGGTACAGCAAAGTAATCACAGCTTTGCAGACTACCTCAATATTCTTAACGGGTGGGCTGGTAGTGATATCTACGTTAAGAAAAAAGATACCCAGTACGCAGATAATCTGCTGAGCAACATGTCATTTGACGATCAAGAGTAGGGTTTAGGGAAGTATCGGGGGCCTGGATTATCCAGGTTCCCCGGTACAATAATTTGTAGAACTCAAACAAGTTCTCTAATATTGTAACTCTAAATCCATGTCAGTTGTACAAAATACCCGTCTTACAGGTGGTTTCGGACAGTGCACCAGTGCTGTGATGAGAGATCCGGGTATTAGTGTACGGGAGAAAGCAGTATATGCTTACCTCTGCACGTTTGCTGATAGTCAGTCTAACCAGCTGAATGTCAGCGTGTATTGTATGGCGGCAGAACTGAACATTTCTAAGCAAACGATACTCAGATCTTTGAAACAACTGGAATCTTTAAACATCATCACAAGAGCTTCTTCGGGCCGCGGTCGAGCTAAGATCACGGTCCTTCTTAAATAACTGGTTGTTCCTCAGGGGTGACGTTCTTTTCAGTCATCAGATAACGCCCGCAAAACGTTATGCTGGTGTCAGTCTTGAAGCCACCCCGTGAGGAACTAACTTATAAAGGTCTGATCTGAAGAGCCAGTCAGTAGGTCTAATTCGTTCTAGCACGAGTCAGCAATATGAACTTAGTAGTACGACATGATGATAGGGCCCCGTCAAACGAAGGGTTATGAGCTAAAAGTCAATGATCGGCTGTACTGAAAGCTGTCCTTCAGATAGACCTTTAACTTGCTGATACAGGTGTCCCCAATACACCTCAAAACCACGGGCGGATTACCGTATGTGTTCCGTATAAACAGATGGGATGTGGGTATGCATCACAATCATATCCGGATGGTCAGGTGGTGGAGCTGGTTTAACACAAGGTAAGACACCTTTTACAGGTGGCTCACCTATCACAGGTTCGAATCCTGTCCTGACTACTTAAAATTAAGATTATGAAAAATAAAAAAGAACTTGTTGATGTACTCGAAAAAAGTGGGGTAAAAATAATTAAAACAGGTAAGAACTACGATTGGGAAGAAATATATTTTGATAATAGCAACTTAACTGTTGAAAAATTACAAACAATAAGTTTAATTGTTAAAAATTTCTTTTATGTAGAAGATAAATTTACACACAATCTACCAAAGTTTATTGGAAAAGATGGTTATGTATGTTTAATTTTTGATAAAAAATTAGTAACTGCAATTTAAAATATCAATACAGGTTCGAATCCTGTTCTGACTACTAAAACATTAAAAATAAATAAAATGAGTGAATCACACGAAAAGTACAAAGAGTACAAGAAAGCTCAACAAGCTAGAGAAAACGCAGCAAGAAGAGGGTCTCAGTATGTAAATGATTACAAACAAAAAGAACGTATTGCTGAACTTGAGTATAAGTTAAAAGATAGAGAAGAGAAAGAAGATAATGATAGAGCATATAGGCTTCTTTCTGATTATGAATATTAAATGGTTAGTCAGGTGGCGAAATTGGTAGACGCGAGTGGTGTGTTAAATGTGGGAATAGACATAATCCCTAACCCTATAAAAAGGGCTGACCGCTTGTCTCTTAGTTGCAGGTTCGATTCCTGTCCTGACTGCTAAAAATAAAAGTTATGAGAAAAAATAAAAATAAAACAATGAATAAAATTGAGAAAGCGATTTACGATGTAAAATTACACATCAAAGAAAAGGAAAGGCAGTTATTAATTTGTCAAACAGAACTTAAATCTTTAAAAGATCAATTAGATACATTAGAAGTAATTCAAAACGATGAGTCAATACCTCATAGTTCATAAATAACAGCGTAACAGTCAGGTGGCGGAATTAGTAGACGCACAATGGGATGCACGGTGTGACTCCGTGGAAGTGCTCCTCAAAAGGTTGAGCTACCCGTTGTAACAAAGACCCGAAGTACAAGGGTTGTGCCGGGGCAGAACCGGCCTTGACTACACTATCTCCTTTTTAGTTTATAATTCATAAGTATCGACTGAAAAGACGAACTAACGTTCCGGGTGTGCCACCGGATAGTATGCCCTATACGATGAGAAGTACGCTGGCTGCGTACATGGGTAAGTGGCGGTTACTTGGTAACAGCAGGCTGATCACCTGAACATCGACAATGTGAACGATCTATTCCTAACCCACCTAGAAAATATAGCAGAGAAGACACCGAAAGTCTTCTGTGGGGACAGCCGCAACACCTGTAAGTTGGATAGATTAGGGTGCTTTCTTCTATTTTCTTCAAACACTCACTTATAAACTTCTCCATTCATGTCTGGTAAAGTATGGTACAAGACAGAAATCAGTTTAGATGCTGATCAAAATGTAGAAATATACCCCGATGAAGGCTATGGTGGTATAGTAATCAAGGGTAAAGAAATTGAAAGCACTGACTCTTACCGGATCTATCTTAACCGGGCCGAGATGGAACTCCTCATTAGCAAAATGAGAGAGATGATGGATCATGTAGAGAAACCTTAACTTTTTTCTATCGGTGGGGCTGAAGCCGATCGTACAAGGGTAGTACACTGTAACACGTAGGATGTCCGTTCGACCCGGACAGAGCTGAAGCCCTAGGTCATACGCCCTACGTTTCTACGTCGGGGCTCTTTCTTTTTACCACTAAACACGATTCACCATGAAGATGGTTAAACTATCCGAAGACCACTACATAGTGGTAGATGACACTCATAAGGAAATGTACACAATACCAACCTCACAAGCCAAAGAAATCCTTGGTGGGATAGATGTGTATAAGAAAGCTTTGGTATTCACAAAAGAAATAGGTGGCACACATGAACAGGGTCTTGGTTACATTAATGGCTACTATCATGCCCTTGAAGACAACAAGGAGCGGAAGTATACAGAGGAGGATGTTATCTCTTATCTAATGCAATCTATGATACAATATGGTATATGGTTAGAAAACGAAGATGATATTACTCCTGGTAAGATTGTTAATAAGATGGAAGAAATACGCAACAAAGCTCGTGCTTCCCTACAATCCAAAACAGAATGGGAAGTTGAGTTTGTAGATGGTAAACTAAAGCTCAAATCATGACACTGATAAAACTATCCGAAGACCACTACGTACTAACGGATGATTCTGATATCAGTATTGGAAATATAGTAGCAGAGAAGCTACTTACGGGTAAGTATGAGCTATTTACAATCCATACTCTGAATGATATAGATAACCTAACACAGAAGAAAGTCACCCACTCAACAGAACTAATAAATGAAAGTACACAACCTAACACTGAATTTTATTGGAATACTGTAAATAAACTTTCTCTATCAGAAGTAAAAGAAGTTCTTGGTATAGTGGATGTCAGGAAGAAAGCGTGGAAGTATAACCCGGTCAAAAAACTGGACGCTGCATTCATTAGAGCTGCTTACATATGTGGTTACAACGAAGCTCTTGAGGACAACAAGGAGCAGAAGTACACAGAGAAGGACCTAAGAGCTGTCTTTATGCACGGATTTCTATTAGGTGTAGATAGGGGAGATTACTCTTTAGATATGGAAAACAGAGCATTGTCAACTTACACTCAACCTCCAACAGAATGGCAAGTAGAGTTCGTAGATGGTAAACTAAAACTCAAGTCCTAAAAACACAACACACTATGAAGTATCTATTATTAGCTATCATTTTATTAGTATCATGTGGACAGCCCACTGTAGAGAAAAAGCCTACCACTTATGTTGTAGACGCTGTTCATCCAGCTCTTCAACTTATATCCATAGACAGCTGTGAATATTTGTACGGAGACTGGGGAAACGCAACAGTATTTACCCATAAAGGAAACTGTACCAATCCTATTCACCCTAAACACTTACGTCGATGAGTCAGGTACCAGAGTGGGTCTATACCCGGCTGTGTTACTACGACCTGCGTAATCCGGACGGGGTGAGAGATGTCTTGGATATCTACGACGAAGAAGATAAGGTCAGCTTCGGTACACATAGTAAACCCGAGTGCAGTTGTGACAACTGTTTCTACGGACGTTCTCTTTTAGCCAACTATATTATTGACAACGTAAAACCTACATCATGATCAAGTTCATTCGTGAAAACACACTAGCCTCTGTACTCTGGGCTATCCTTATTTCAATGGTACTATTTTTCTTATTCTTTACTGAGATCGTAGAATACGAACGCACCGGCAGAGTAATAGAACACAACGTCATAGGTGATAAGTATGGTCACAACATTACTTATTTCACAGTCGTACATTTTGGTAACGAAATAGAGTCTATAGAAGGGCTTCAGTATTACGTTGTACCTGTGGGTAGTACGGTGACCGTTACGTTTAAGAAACTCTTGATTAAATTATGAGCGGAGATATAGAAAGAGGTATCTGTGACTTCTGTCATGAAGTTAAACCTGTACAGCGTATGTATCTGGAACCTTCAAAGTACATCAAGTCAAAAGATCCTGTGGTAAACAAAGAACTTCATAACGAAGGTGACTACTTCATTATCATTCGGACTTGTCATGACTGTGGAACACCTAAAACATAAACTATGGAAAAAGAGTTTGTTCCTTATACTGAGTCACTTGAACTCAAGCAACTGGGGTTTGATGAACCTTGTTTAGGTGCATGGGCAGAACATGGTTTTATGACACCTAATGATGTTTCTACCTTACAAGATGATGTTACTATAGAAGATATAAAGAATACACAGGATGAAAATATGTGTCTATCTCCACTTTATCAACAAGCCTTTCGTTGGTTTAGAGAATATCAAGACTGGCCCATAGAGTCTTGGATACAACCATATTTATCAGATAAGCCCCGGCAGCATGAAGCATTTTATTGGAGGCGTGGTGAAACTATATCTATCGGAATCTTTTCAACTTATGAAGAAGCAGAACTTGCTTGTCTGCGTAAACTCATAAATCTGGTAAAACAGAAACCATGACAGAAGTACAAGAACGTATCTACTCTGCTGCTATCTGGTACAAAGACCTAGCAGTCCCAGACTGGGTAGGACTATCAAACGCTCCTGATATGCGTGGTATCGTAATCAAGGGTCACAGACACGCTGATATTATTCATACGGTGTATACGCTTATTGGTAAACGCACCTGTTGTAACGGATCCGACTGTGTTGGAGAATTTGAATAGGGCTTTGTCACCAACAAGGGTCGGTTTGTAGACAGACAGGAAGCTATGGTGATAGCACGGGCCGCTGATCAGGTCATATCTGATACTACCTCTGATACACTTTATTCTGAAGACTTATACTAACTCTGTGATGGTTTTCTGTGGAAAGCGTAAGCACCTAACAAAACCTTGTGGTAGCCGTTGGACTGCAAGGGTAATACGGGAAAACAGATGACGACTCGGAAAGACGAGTACCTTTTTTTGCTCCGGGGATCACACCATCCGTTAAACTGGTTGTGTTAAAACTCTTGTTAATTGATGTCCGTCTCCCGACCTCGTAGAGTGAGCTTCTACAAATATTGGTTGGGGAGACGAGCCATCATTCTATTAACCTATCAATCCGAATCATGAAAGAAGCGTTACAAGTAATCTTTCTGTTTAAGAAACCTTCCTGGGACTATTATACCCGGTGGCCTTATATAGGGTTTGGTATTGTAGCCTGGACAGAAGTTCTTCTTGTTCTTATTGCTTTACTCCTAAGCTTATAAAACCATGTCTACAGAGATAAAGACTATCCGCGGCACCCATCATGTGCATAAAAGCATCTTTACGTTTGAAGTAGAACGTCCGCCGGCCGATATTCATGTAACCCGGTTCTACAACGGTAAAGAGTTAGGCACCCAAGTTCAGATTACCATTCAACAGTTTCAAGGTAATGGGTACACTTCATATATTCACTTGAGTGAGGAACAGTGTAAAGAACTAGCCCAGACTCTTCTGGAAGCCTTTGATCATAACAAGTATCCTTCAGAGTAAAAAGATCATAATGGAAGAACTTTTTGTACCGTATCAGGAATCCCTAAATCTTAAAGAACTAGGGTATAACGAGCCCTGCTTTGCGTACTACGGGGAGATCAACGGTGGCGAGATAGAACTGTTCTACAAGCGTCACTATGATACAGAAGCCAGGTATCTGTTAGCCCCGACGTTTTCCCAGGCTTCCCAGTGGATCCGTGATACATACGGTATTCATTCCTGGATAGACTGGATGACACGTAGTACACTACACTCTGGATACTTCGTATGCTTCCGCGGTATGGATCACAGGCTCAACGATGACAACTTTGCGTTCATACCGGGTGATCATGGTTCAGGGCATTACGTTTTTCCTACGTATTATGAAGCCGAGGTTGCTCGTATTCAGCATCTTATTACTATGGTAAAACAAAGACAATGAAAAACGTACACGTTATTCCAACAGACAAGCCAAGTAAAATAGGTCAATCTATTTTTGATGAGTCTTTACATTTTAATCCAATTTTTAATTATAAATTAGAAAAGGAAAGGGTTATACCTCAAAACATCTACATCACTTCTAATGAAGAAATTAAAGAAGGAGATTGGATTATTTGGAATAATAAAGTTGTAAAAGCTATTGATACTGCTTATTACTCTGCGAAAAAAATTATCCTAACAACAGACCAAGACTTAATCAAAGATGGTGTACAAGCTATTGATGATACATTCTTAGAATGGTTTGTTAAGAATCCAAGTTGTGAGTGGGTTGAGGTTGAAGAATTTACTGTTAAAGTAGATTTGTTGGAATATAAAACAAGTTACAAAATAATCATTCCAAAAGAAGAACCTAAACTAGTCAATAACTGTTTTAAGTGTGGTTTAGATTTAGTCATAAAAGAAACTTCTGTACCAGTTTGTACAGATATTGATTGTCGTGGTATTATACTTAGTAATGAAACATTAAGAGAGTGGGCATTACAAAGAGAAAGACAAAAGCAACATCTCATTGACATAATGAAAGGAGATGAAGAGTTGGGGTTATATGATGAAGAACCTAAACAAGAACCCACTCTTGAAGAAGCAGGAGTAATTGCCGCTGGTTTATGCCAACATTTAGAAGCAAAAGAACAAGCTATGTTTATTGCAGGTTTTATTGAATGTGCTAAATGGCAAGCAGAAAGAATGTATAGTGAGGAAGATATGGTTAATTTTGCTTTATTTTTAGAAATACATTTACCTATGAAACCTAGAAAAACTCATCGTCAATTACTTGAACAATATAAAAAGAAATGACATGAACACACCTGTAAGCTTCCCGTTAGCAAAGCTGTGTAAAGAAAAAGGGTTTGAAGGTAATTACTTCCACTATTGGAATAGGGTAAGTTATTCAGGAGAATGGGAAGTAGACACAAGAATATGGGATACCTCTGTTGATTATATTGAAGCACCAACCATAGCAGAAGTCTGTATGTGGCTACACAAGGAACATAAAATATGGATAAGTGTTGACCCTGACAATGACACTGACACATGGTTCTACACTATATCTCATGGGACATCTACGACGGTCTTTGGTAATTACAGCGGTCCAATAGAAGCCTACGAGGGTGCTATTGAACACGTCTTAACACATCTCATCTGAGTCAGTACTCTTTTACTTTCAATAACCAATCCGATGATCAAAAGGTATTATCCTTTGCGTCTTCCCGACGATACAGCTTGGGAAAGACGAAGGTGGCTACGTTATGTACCCCGCCCTCTAAAGAACCTTGTACAAGGAATCTACAACATCATCCGCTGGATACCAACGATCTATCGGGATCGAGACTGGGATCATGCTTTTCTCAACGATATGCTTCAGAAGAAACTGGAGTATATGAGAAAAGAGCTGGTCTACGCTAACCGGCACCAAGGCGTATGTGAAATCAACAAGGACTTAACCTTGGCTCTCAATCTGCTTCAGCGGATAAAAGAGGATTATTATGACATTGAGATGTATGACTACTACAAAGTAAATCATACGTTCAAACCGGTGGGCGCAACAGGTGACTACCTGACCATCGAAGAAACTATCGTAGAAAATAGACTGGCCGGATACTTATTCAAGTACCGACGAATAGCTGATAAGCTACGTAAAGAACACAACCTGAGCTATAAAGACAACGCTACTCTGGCAAGACTGGTAGCGTATCATAATCAGGACCGTTGTGCACGAATCTTTTGGAAACTTCTTTATTACAAACAAAACCAGTGGTGGGACTAAAATCAACAGTTATGAACAACGTATGGGTGCAGTCAGCTAACAACTTTATGCTTCGTGAAGTATCTACTCAGAAGCAACTATTACCTAAAGGTGTATACAAGTTTCAACTGGATCAGTTTGAAAATCCTTATCTAGCCCAGGTACAAGAAGAGTTTGTCTTCCCGTATAAGATCTACGGGGTAGAAACAGACTTTGTAGACCGCGTCATCCGCTCCTGGGAACATACTACCGGCAACTTCGGTATTCTTCTGAACGGGCTAAAGGGTACAGGAAAGACAGTAACTGCAGAACTGATTGCCAACCGTTTAGAGTTACCGGTCATTATCGTGTCTTTTCACAGTGGTAAACTGATCAGCTTTTTGAACGAGATCCAGCAAGATGTTGTTGTCTTTGTAGACGAATTTGAGAAGATCTACGACGGTTATGAGAACTCTTTGCTTACCATCATGGATGGAGCACTGAAGACCCAACACCGGTTGTTCTTCCTGCTTACTACCAACGAACTCCGGGTAGACAAGAATCTGCTCCAGCGTCCCAGCCGGGTGCGTTACGTAAAGACCTTCTCTGATCTGACCCTACCGGTCATCATGGAAGTCGTTAAAGACAAACTGGTTCATGATCACTGGTATGACGCTACGGTAAAGTTTATCAGTGAGCTGCCCATTATCACCATGGACCTGGTTAAATCCGTAGTAGAGGAAGTTAACATTCACGATGAAAGCCCGGAGAACTTCAAAGATGTCTTCAACATTCACGCAGACAAGACCGACATGTACAACGTGTACAAGCTGGTAGATGGTGAGAAACAAGAGGTTAACACCTATGTCAACGTTCATCCGGACTATATCACCGAATATAGCGTTAACTCAAACTTGCATATTAATCACAGACACGTTGGTATCATTACTAAAGTAATCTCTGAAGATCAGTTTGTTATCAAAGAGTACGATGAAAAGACAGATGAGTATACTGATGAGGTTGTCTACATCCGAGAAAAAGCCGTAAGAACCCACTTGTCCTTTGTGAACTCTGGCCTCGTATTCTAAACCCTTTTTATATGACTGATCAATCGTATCAGGAACTTAAGAAAACATACCTGGATAACATAACCAGGATGATGACGGATATGGGAGGTATGCCTGCTCATATTGCGATCTTTGGCGTTCATAAGGATGAGTCGATAGACGTCCGGGACGCTATTATTCATATTGAGATCCCGAGCTCTATCATGAAATCTGACCGCGGGAAAGACCTCTTTCTAGACAAGATGATACCCGGTATTGCTACTAAGATCCGGGATAAGATCACTCCGCACGGGGTAGCCTGGACTTCAGAAGCTTATCTGCGTACCGCTCCTATAGATGGGGAAGTCCCGGAAAACTGGAAGGATCTTCCGATCCAAAAAGAAGTACTGATCATCAATATGGAGTTTGAACATGTCACAGAGACCCTTATCTATGAGATTGTTCGAGATGGTCAACAGGTAACTGAAGATGGTGACCTGGTAGATCAAATTAAGCTTCAAGAGATCGAGGGTATGAAAAGTCCCGAGATGGTCAGCGGCCGCTTTACCGGGCTGTATCAAAAGTTCAAAGACTAAGTAGTCCTTTTTTTTAATCCTCAATGAAGCGTGGTAGAGTATCACGCTTTTTTATTCACGTCAATTAACACAAGTCATGACCAGCGTTAAGAAACTCCCCCAAGACGAGCTAAACAAACTGCACACTCTGCTGATCAATGGGCACGGTCTTACTAAGATTTCCAAGCAAACAGGTCTTCCTTACAGCCTGGTACAGAGTGTAAGAAAAAGAATGGTTGAAGCAGGTATAGTAAAACCGCTGTATAAAACATCAGGTAAAAAGCGTGCAAGCAGAAAGCATCGTATCCCTGCAGAAGCCCCGGCCGCTGATATTGCGGTGGCTCAAGATATGCCGCAGTTTACTCTGATGATCAATGGCACCCAGATTGATCTGAAGAATGTGAAGTCCGTGTTTATCTCTCCGGAGTTGGTTGATGTCAAATATTGAGTTTGTATGATCAAGCTATTGCGTAAAGTGTTCTTTAGAACCGAAGATCAAACCGAGGAACTGAAAACCAGGGTCAAGCAGCTTGAAACCAAGTTGGCAGAGCGTCAAGAGGTCATTAATAAGACCAATGCCTACTGGAAAAAGAGGCTCCGTGACGCCACTCGTAAGTCTTAAGCCCGGAGTATAGCCCTATTATCCGCCTAATATCTTGTAGACCTTTGTAGTATAATATATAGAACTTAGTTTTATATAAATACTACCCTGATGTTGTATCAACTTCCCACGGGACGGGTGATTGAGATCAGCACAGAACAGTACCTAGAGATGTCCGATGAAGAACTGGAATACCTTATTGCTTACAACTACGGAGATACCTTGGAAGACCCATGGTTTGGATCCGTCTTGCATAAGAAAGAACCGGTAACCCACTCAGAAGACCCACCCGATGTGCTGCCTGACCTGACTGATATACCTGACATAGACAAGATAACGTATACGGATATAGACTACGATCCGGATGAAGAATAGTCCCCTAGATGGTGTTAACCCACCGAGCCCCCACGGAAGAACTCCTGGGGGCTTTTTATTTTCTCACAATCAATACCTTAAACAATGGGTAAAGTAGTAGTAACTGCCGACAAGAACGGCAACGTAATTAGTGTATCTGAAAACAACCCCGAATACGGTTACGTACGGGTAGAGCAAACTGGTTCATTCATCAATGATCAAGGTTGGCTGAGGATTAGCCGCCGTTCTGCTCTGATCAAGGGTCTCGTTAAAGACCTAGTAGAAACTGGTTTTACAGAAGGTCAAGAAATGCCCGGTAAGATCGTCGTAAAAGAGTCCCTGAGTCCGTTCAATCCGGAAAACCCCGACCGTGATCTGAAGATTGCCGGTGATTCCGGTGTAGTATGCCGCCTGGATGATCAACCGATCTTCCGTCAGACGTTCTATACCACGAACGAAGCAGCTCAAGATCAGTTCATTGCACATACCAATACGGAAGAAATCCGTGAGGTGCAGGCAGCCCAGAGAGCCATGGTGTCTCTGAAGATGAGGCCGCAGATGAACCAGGTCGCAGAGATCTAACATTGAATAATCTAACACAGCAAGAGGCCTGAACCTGTAGAGGTTTGGGCCTCTTTATTTGTAGAACTGAGACATATTGTATACCTTCACCTATCTAATTTGTAGAAGATGCCTTACAATCCGAACAAAACCATCACGGCTAACTCTAAGGGTATTATCATATCCTTTAGAGACGACAACAAACCCAAGTACATTCCGTACAAGAACAAAGAAGTAGATAATCTGCAGCATCTTGGACGTAGTCTGTACCAGACGTTTGACCTGCCCGCTTTCAACAAGATTCAACAGAAGCTGTATGCCGAAGCTCTTTATGGTATCAACGCTTATGATCAATCTGAGATTATGACGCTGACTCATAAAGATATTCTGCGGATCACTGCTCTGCATCGCCGCGTTCAGTTCTTTTTGAACCGGTGGAAACAAGAGATCATGGACTGTAAAGTAGATGCTTTGCTGTCTAAACTCTTTCCCCACTCTAAAGTCGTAAAAGACATGAGCACTGTTAAAGGGTACAACCGGGCGTTCACTGCCAGGTATTCTTTCAAAGAACTGGGACTTACCCAGGAAGCTGTCGCTAATAAGCTGGTAGAGATGGGTTTTCTACCACAAAATTTTTTTCAGTTAACGTAATCACTCATGGAAGCAATATTTGTTAGTAATGGGGAAACCCAGTTAATACTATCTCCCGAAGACGAGCTGGAACGAATGTTACTTAATAAACTCCTGAACTCCGGCCCTGTTGAGTTTCAGTTGATTAGTCAACCTGTTGGTGTACTAGGTAAGTCTGTTAAAGATGCAATGATCATCAGACCTAAAACAAACTACGTAAGTGATACAGACAAAACTGAAACTTTGTAATGGTTGCAAGGAGCTCAAACACATCTGGAAGAGCCATGAAAAAGCGAAGTATTGCAAAGAGTGTTGGTATAAGATAGAAAAACCAAAGAAACTCAAGCCCGTGTCTGCTAAACAAAAAACAGCACTGGACGAGTACAGCAAGAAACGCATGCTCTTTTTGATAGCCAATCCAGTATGTCAGGCTAAACTGGTCGGATGTACTGGGGAGGCTACCGATGTGCACCACACAGCAGGTCGTGTAGGAGATAATTATCTAAACATGTCTAAGTGGAGAGCTCTGTGTCGTAACTGTCATACCTGGGCTGAGAATAATCCAGAAGAAGCTAAAGAATTAGGACTATCAGAAAACCGATTAACATGAACGTTACAGAGAATACTACCCAGGAGATCGTAAACGCCTATACCCGGGACATCAATGACTGGTTAGCTCGTAATAACTATACAGCTAATGCATTTGTTAAGGTACAGATACTGAATCTATTGTTGGGAAGAGACAGACGTCTTCTTTGCAACAGTGCGTTTGTAGAAGCTGTATTGAAAAATGATCTGCAACGTACCATAGGTTATGCAGACAAAGAGACCATGGCTAACCTTAAGCTGATCTATCAGGCGTATTACAACATTGATCCTCCGGTAGAAACCTGGACTCCTGTAAAGAAAGAAAGATTTGAATGGTAAGCTATGAGTAAACGTAATGAGATCCAGGATCAAGCCCTGGAGATAGCCTTCAGGCATCAACGCTGTGGCTTGGGTATCTCGATGGGTTTGTTTGTAAAAGTTCTACAATATTAGTATATTATATTATAGAACAAATCTAAACCCTATGAAAATTCCAAGGTCTTTTGGTTTAAAAACTTGTGGTATATACTGTATAACTAATACTAGTAACAAAAAACAGTATATCGGTAGTAGTAAAAATATATACCATAGGTTAAAACGGCATCAGTCAGAGCTGCGACGAGGTATTCATGCCAACCCGCATCTTCAAAACAGTTATAATAAGCATGGTAAAAACTGCTTTGAGGTCTCAATTCTTGAAGAAGTTCCTGTAGAACTTTTAGTCCAAAAAGAACAGGAGTATATTAATAATCTAGAACCAGCATATAATATCACACTAGAAGTTATTAGAAATACTCCTTCTCAAGAGTCTAGAAGAAAAATCTCAGCTACTCTAAAACAGCAAAAGTTAATGGGTTTATTAAAATATCCTACGCATGATGATAAAAAAAAACCAGTGACAATATACGATATAGACTGTAACTGTTTTGGAACTTATGAATCTGAGCGGGCTGCTGCTAAAAAGTTAGAAGAGCTTTATCCCGGGCTAAAGTACTCTCAATCCGTAGTCAACAGTACTATAAACTTAAAAAACAAAAGAGTAGTTAGTAGATATAAAAGGCATTTCTTGCTTAGACCTGAACAGAAATGTATTACTAAAAAAGAGCTATGTGAAACAAAAAAATACAAGAGACAGTATACAAGCTGATGCTATAGAAGTTGCTTTAAATCACAAATGTTGTTCGTTAGCCTTAAGCATGGGGGTCGGTAAAACCCTCATCGGACTACGATACTTGGACCATTACCAGCAGTCTAACATGTACAAGCTCAATGTGCTGGTAGTGGCTCCAAAGCTCAGCATATTTCAGAGCTGGCAAGATGACGCAGTAAAGTTTGGCCTTCCCCAGGAACTCCTGGAGAAGGTCACCTTTACCACGTATCTATCACTAAACAAACATAACCCGCATCACTATGACATAGTGGTGTTGGACGAGTGTCACAGTCTTTTAGAGTCCCATCAAACTTTCCTGGCTAACTACCACGGTAGAGTACTGGGTCTGACGGGTACTCCGCCCCGGTATCACAACAGTGAAAAAGGCAGGATCGTCGGTAAGTACTGTCCTGTGATGTTTAAGTACATCACCGATGACGCGGTAGATGATCAGATCCTGAATGATTACCGGATCATCGTACACCGGATGCCATTAAGTACCCAGAATACGATACCGGTAACTATGAAGAACAGTACGTTCATGACCTCTGAGCGTAAAAGCTATGACTACTGGAGCAAACGTATCATGGAAGCCCAGAGTAAAAAGCAGGAACAGATCTCGTCCGTTATGCGAATGAGGGTCCTGATGGACTTTCGAACCAAAGAAGACTACGCCAAGTATCTACTGGAAGAAATAGAAGAAAAGTGTATTGTCTTCTGTAACACCCAAGCCCAGGCAGATCGTGTATGCAGTCACTCGGTACACTCCGAGAACCCAGACGCAGAAGCAAACCTTGACATGTTTAAGAAAGACCAGATCGACAAGCTATCCTGTGTACTGCAGCTCAACGAGGGTATCAATATTCCAAACCTTCGGGCCGGGATCATTATGCATGCATACGGCAACGAGCGCAAGAGTTCACAGCGTATCGGACGTCTGCTTCGTCTGAACCCAGACGACACAGCGGTGGTGCACATACTCTGCTACCAGAATACGGTAGACGAGCGGTGGGTCACGGAAGCTTTAAAAGACCTGGACCAGAACAAGATCAAGTATCACGATGTAAACATGAGTAGTCATGAATCTTCATTTCAACGGTAAGTATGTCAAACGTAACGGCCGCCTGGAGTTTGCTTCACTGAGTGCAGCTAAACAGTACGAGCTGTTTGTATCACATATTCCGGAGGGTCAGATTGTAGAGTTCTTTTATGAGGAGCAGCACGATGATGGTACACTCCCGCAGCTGGCTAAACTGCACGTTCTAATCAAGCAGTTAGCTATGCATATCGGAGAGACGGTAGAGAACATGAAGATCTTAGTCAAAGATAAAGCAGGACTCTGTATAGCCAGGGAAGTATCCGGTAAAGAATACTTCCTGGCTAAGAGTTTTGCTGAGTGTTCTAAAGATGAGCTAAGTCTGGCTATTCAAGCAGCCATGGAGATCGGAGAAGAAGTAGGACTTATGGTTTGGTAGGCTGTTCTTTATTGAGATCTTCTAAAGTAGCCAATCCTTTTTCAGATGCTGTTTTTTCAAGATACTGGATCATATAAGCCAAGAAAGCGTAGTGCTGGATCCACTCTTCTTCAAAGTCTTTGTTGATGATCTTTTGATAAGCCTCTTGGATCTCTTCTTCAGTTTTGTCAGCAAGCAAAAATAACAACAGCTTCTGTAGACTAATAAGTGTGTTTCCACCAACGGTAATATCAAAAGTAACATCAGCCTTGATTGTCGTGTATGTAGCCATAAGATACGTTTCCTACAAATTTAGAGAACTTTATGACACAAACTGTAGATCTTGCTGAAATCAAAAGCAAGCTGATCGAAAAGCTAACACCGTCCGGCTGGGCGGTAAAACTCCGGGGGTTTATTCAGAGTTCTGACTTTGATAAGATCCTCGAGAACCTGCTAAAGGAGCGAGATGAAGGTAAGCGATTTACGCCACCATTGAAGTATGCTTTCCGGGCTTTTGAAGAATGCCCGACGAGTGATCTTAAAGTAGTAATTATTGGACAAGATCCCTATCCGCACTTTGGTGTGGCTGATGGGATTGCTTTCTCATGTGGACTTACTGGTAAACCGCAGCCCAGTCTCAAGAACCTGTTCGAGGCTATAGAGCAGACGGTATACCAGGGATATCCCACACACATGGATCCGGATCTATCCCGGTGGTCTCAACAAGGCGTATTGCTTCTTAACACAGCACTAACTACCCAGGTAGATAAAGTGGGTACCCACTATGACATCTGGAAAGACTTCATCATGTATGTATTAGACATGTTGAGTCTGACTAACTCAGGACTGATCTTCATCTTACTGGGAGCTAAAGCCCAGGAGTTAGAATCAGTCATCGGTCAGAATCATTACATCTTAAAAGCCAGCCACCCTGCGTCGGCTGCGTACACAAAAACAACGTGGGACTGTAACGATGTGTTTAACAAGACCAATGAAATCTTGACACAGAACAACGGTCCCCAGTTTCAAATCACTTGGTAAAACTTTTTAATCAATACAACTATGGCAGTAAAGCAAGTAGATCTGTATGTATCTCAGATCCTCGAAGACCTCAACAACGGCCTCACATGGCTGAAACGTGACGACCTTGGGTATGGTAATATCCAAGACAAGTATGGTGCTAAAGACCAGCAGATTGCAATGATCCGTAAACATCCGGCACTTAAAAACGCCGAGACCAACGTCACAGTATTCAACATCATTGACGACACAAAGAAGACTGATGAACCAGCCGCCGTTCCCGTTAGTAACTCCAAAGATGATGGAAGTGTGGCAAGGGTATCAAAACCTGTTGAAGACCCAACACCAAAGTACTCATCTGTTGATCACACAGACCGCAGTGACAATACTGGAAAATCTGTATCAGAAGTACCAAAAAGAGACAGCGAGTTCTCTACCGGAGAAACCGCAGAGCTCGACGCCTTTGCCAACATCTGATCTTACTATGGATAAGAGTAAGAGACCCAGCCCTACGTATAGTGCTACCATCTATAAACCAGGTACACAAAGAACCGGTAATGATGGGAATACCTGGCAAGTTCAAGTGAACTCAGCGGGTATCCATCGTTGGGTCAAAATAAGTACATCTGCTGCACTGTCCAATCCTCCACAAAGTCCGAGTAGTATGATGACATATAAGTTCCAACCCGGTGATCTGGTTGAGATTATAACAAGTGGTTATGGGTGCAATCCCAATACCATAGGTAAACTGGTGACTATTGAAAGTCAGGGTAAGTATAGTGACAGACCCGGTTATAGTATAAAAGAAAAAGACCTTGCGACCAACAGTAAGCCTAACGATGTTGGTAATCTTGCCTACGGAGGAATGATTGGGGAAGCATCTTTTGTACTTGTGAAAAGCGCACAACAATTAGCTGGTACTACCGGCTCAGTAACTATTCCTGCTATGGCAGCAGATGATCGTGTCAAAACCAGTGTTAACAAACTAAACAAATCTATCGTGAAGACAATCACTAAGAAAAGTGCACAAGACGTACGTACCATTGAAACTTCTTTGATCAACAAAGAAGAAGTGTTTAAAATGCTGGCCCTGGCAGAGTCTACCGGACTTCCTTGTTTGCTCATCGGTGAACCCGGTGTAGCAAAGACCAAAACTGTCATCGAGTACGCTAAAGCCTGGCTCAACCGTGACGGAAAAATGAGCCCGAAAGACTTTGCTGAGAAGATCTATATCCTGGAAACAGACGAGGGTACCAAGGCTTCAGAAGTCAAGGGTATGCCGGATCTTTCAAAGCTTTTTACCGAGAACAAGTATGAGCTCTCCACTCCCATTGCCGATGCAGAGATTGTTGTCATCAACGAGGTAGATAAAGCTTCTTCTGCTATTCGTAACGCCATGCTGGGTGTGATGAACGAGAAGTTCCTGTTCAACGGTAAGCACAAGATCCCCTGTAAGTGGAAGCTGTTCATTGCTACCTGTAACGAGATCCCCAAGGATGAGCAAGACTCTCCGTTCTGGGACCGCTTCATGTTGAAGATGACAGTTAACCGCGTATCTGCCGGTGAGATGGTCAAGTACTACAAGAAGGGTGCCCGTAGCTACCGTGAGAAGTTCTCTATCGGTGTACCCAGTGGTGCAGAAATTGATCAGCTGGAGATCCCGGTAAACAAACTGGAGAAGTATCTCGAAGTAGGTTACACTCACAGCTCTGACCGTACGTTGACTTTTGTACCGAAGCTGGCCAAAGCCGTAAGTTATGTCTGGGATATCTCTATTGACAAAGCCCTGGTAAAAACGGCCCAGATCATGATCGGTCAGTCTGCCGGTTCAGAACTGCAGAATAAGCTGATGAGTCCGGAAGTAAAGGCTGTTATGTCCAAGGTAGAGATGCTGCACAGCTATACTACCAACGAGCAGCTGGAGCTCTCTATTGCAGACATCGAGTCCCTGATCAATACTTATGTTACCCGTGGTATCATGGATGAAACCCAGGTAGAAGAGATCGAACTGTCTATGCAGTATATCCTGGCTAACCACCCGGCCCGTTCTCAAGCTACGTCTGCAGACTTTGACGCCATGATGAGTGAAGCTCCTCACGAGGCTGTTAACCTCCCTTTCTAACAAACGGTCGTAGAAGATACATTGGTATAAAACCTCCTGAAAAAGAGATCCCGGTAATAACGCCGGGATCTCTCCAGGAGCTCTACGATCTGTTATTAAACCTCTAATATGGCTGCTGGAAAACAATACAAGAACGTATACACGATTCTTGAGAAAGTAAAAAAAGGTGAGATCAAAACTCACTATAAACAAAGTGAAGGTCTCTTTGGTAAACTGGACTTCTATAAGAAGCCGGATCTGATCAAGCCGTATTTACACTACATTGATCAAAGTAAAATCGACCACATAGTTGAAACTGGTATTCGGGACACCCGTCAAGTACAAACAGAGTTTGCTCATTTTGCTCAGTCATCAAAGTTTAAAGCTTTAGAAGCTGATAAGAAACCTGACTTGCAGCAGTTTCATGAGAAGCTCAAAGAGAACTATGAAAAGTTTCCCAAGCATCTGAAGCATGACATCTTTAAGATGTACTACCAGAAGATGCAGAAGCTTGATTTTGTAGAGCGTACATCTGGTAATGAAACCAAATACCGGTTCCTAGAAAAAGCCAACAATCCGGTCGGTAAGATCATGACGGAAGGGTCTAACATGAAGTCAGCCATCTTCGCCCGTAACATGATGATGTATTACCTGATGCAAATGACGCAGCTGGAATACATAGATCCGGAAGCTCATGATCAAATGCAAAAGGGTCTTAACGGGAACGAAGAGTCTGACTTTGACAGTGAAGCTGCCCAGAAAGCCTTTGATAAGATGACCGATTCGGCTGCTTCTAAGAAAGCCATGGACCGGGCGTTAGATCAAGCTCAAGAGACCTGTAAAGCTATGGATGAAAACATAGACAAAGACATTCAGGAAAAGATGTTTGATCAAGCTAATAAGCCTGGTAAAAATGACGGTACACCGGAGGCTGGTAAGATGAGTCCGGAGTATATCCGCACCATTGCAGCCAAGCTCTCTGAGATCAAGCTCTCTATGGGTGCGTTGAAAGATAAGCTCAAGAAGCTCCTGGATAAAAGTGCAAGCTACTTCTCTTCCCGGAAGATCACAACGTACGAGGATTTGTTCAACGCCACGGATATATCTGGTCTTGAAGACTATGAACTGCTTCATCCCAAGCTCAGAAAGATCTTTGCTGAAGACGTACAGGTCAAAGACACCAAAAGTGTGGGTAAGATCGACGTGTACATAGATATCTCAGGCTCTATGTCTTCTGGTTGTGGTGTACAAGATCTAAACGGTAGGGATGTTAGCCGGATACAGTTTGCCAAATCTATGGTAGCTAAGCTCAAAGAGATGGACATGCTCAACGATGTATATCTATTTGATACCCGGCTTAAAAAGTATCGTAACGATATGATCTCCATTTCTATGATTGACACCGGAGGCGGTACTACCATTGACGTAGCGGTGCAGAACATAGCCCGGGTAGATCGTAACGGCATCATCATTACAGATGCAGAAGACAGGTGTCATACATTTACTGACAGAGCTTTCTTTATAGGTCTTAACGGGGCCCGGTTCTCCTCTTTTGATGACGATGTTATTGCACAATACTCACGCCGGAACCAGGTTGTTGTCTTTGATGGAAAGACAATCAAGAAAGTAGATAGTAAAGGGCATGTGGTAAAATAGAACATACCTAATATACAAAAAGCCGGTAGATTCTTCTACCGGCTTATCTTTCTTTATTGTGGATCCAGGATCTTACCACATTTCAGACACTCTAGGTCTCCGTCCTGATCACTATCTCCCCAGATATGATCACACTGTCTATGACTAAAGTATTCGTCGATCTTTCCATCATCGTCATGATCGAGACCATCAGCTGAACCGTCATTATCTTCATCTATTTCTTTACTAGCTAGCTTAGCTCCCATCAGGGTAGCCAGCACCGGATCTATAATTGGTTCCGGAACTGCAGCAACCGGTGCCGGAGGAGGATTATTACTAAAGTCATTGGCTTTAGACATAGCAGTACCGTCTTCCTCGTCCATCTTCTGTACCAGGATCTTGTCTTTGTCGTTATCAGAAAACCAGTAGTCGATGATCTTACCATAGCTGCCGATAAAAGCACCGAGCATAAGGAGCAAGAGTTCTTTCCACTCACCCGCTATCGAGCTGTCTAACTCAATGGCTGTAAAGATAGCGGCTACAATAAGGATGAACGCACCCAGTACCATGGCAGTGATCATCCACCGCTTTCTCATAATAGAGTGCAAAAGTCTTTCAAAACCAAGCTTACTTGATTCTATTTCGTTACTCATAACTGTAAAGTTTTAGTTAGCGTCCCTGTCCGCGATACTTGGACATCCGCTTTTGTTTCGGTCCCTGGTTCTTAGCAGCTTGACCTTTCTTACGCTTTCCGAAGGTGATCTTGTGAGCACCTCCGCCTTTACCTTTACCCATGGTCTATGTTTTAGATTGCTGTTAACTCAACAGTGCATGAAACTTCTTGAAATACTTAAGACGGTCAGCAAGACCGTTGGTTCCACCGTTGACCCGTTTGGTAACGGCAGTAACATGAGCATCAGTAGCTCCCTTATCTGCCAGTGCGTTCAGATTATTCTTACTCCAGAACCATGCTGCACTAAGCAGTGGGTACTTTGTAGCTACCAGATCTGGATTCTCTATGATATTATCGGGTACCGACGCATCAAAAGTTAGATAGTTTGATTTACCAGTGAGCTGGATATATCCCCTACCCCGATATCTATACCCATCCCCTGAACTTTCTGGACCGTTACCCATACGGTTACCATATACTTTATTGGCTATCTTAACCGGCTGCCGGGCATAAGCTGCAGCCAAAGCTTCCGTAGAGAAGTACTTCTTAAAGACAGATAAAAGACCTTTGACAGAATAATTTAGGTTCTCTTGAACCAGTTTAAACCCACCAGACTCATGTGCACACTGTGCCAGGAAGTGAGCCAGGCGTAACGGGGTGTTTACTCCCATTTTCTGGACTACATCCGGGATCTGTGCGATCACAGCATCGGGTACATACCCTTTAAGTTTATCAAGCTTAAGGTTCATGAACGTCAGAGCTTGGATCAACCGTTGCTTTTCTTCGGCTTGGGCTTGTAATACCTCTTTTTTTTTGGAGTAGTCTGATCTGTTGCTGCAGGTGTCAGCACAGCTTTAACGTCAGAAATCGCAGGCTTAACTTCAACAGGCTTCGGAGCCTCTTTGATCTCTTGCAAAATGGTTACCGGGGTTTCAACTACGGGCTTCTTCTTCTTGAGCAGCCCTAACAAAGTACTGATTATGTTTTTCATATGGGATTAGGTATTAGTTATTCTTCTTGCCGATCTTCCAGTAAGACTGGAATCCGTAATAAACCTGCCGGTTGATATCAGAGCCGATCTTAAGTCCGTAGAGATGATCGCGTTTTGTCTTGAGCATCAAACCCGCCTCTAGAGAGAAAGGCACAAAGACTTTAAAAGTATTGATGCCGCCTCCAATATAAAGTTCGTTACGCTTGACTTCGGGTTTTACGATTGTGACTGTTTCTGTTACTTGAGGAATCTTATACGAATACGTAAAAGCCCTGTTGTTCAGGGTATTATGCTGTACAGTGTCCGTTATTGTAACATAACCGATACTGTCAATCATAATCGTGTCTCTATAGATGTTCTTAGAGAGAAACAGCTGCACTAACGTCTCGTACTGCGCTTTAAGTTTGGGATAGTTTGTATCCGGAATATACTGGGGCGGAAGAGTATCAATATCATAGATCGTTTCCGTGACAACCATCTCTTTATAAATGATGCTATCCCGGACCAGCCAGGTAGTATCATGCACGATCACCGTATCAGCGGTAGGCTTCTTAAAGCACTGAACTACTTTTCTGCACCCGGCCCTTGTCAATATAACCAGCAGGATGAGCAGCAGTATGATCGTAATAAGTTTGAGAGCTTTGAGAGACATAATAACTTGTGGTTTTTATACTTGCGGGTCAAGACTTCTTACCGGAGTCTCTACCTACCCTGACCTCATTGGTGGGAACCAGGGCAAACTTGGAGAACCAAACCGCGTTGTCTTTCTTAGGATCATTCGGCACACTCGTAATCTGCCCATACACCTGCCTTTCCAGGTTGTCGATCCGGGTCTTGTCAATGTTACTCTGGGCCATAAGAGCCTTGATGTCAGACTTTATTTCTGTGACATCATTCCAGATCAGTAGTCCAATGATGGACACTAAGCTTGGAAACAACCAAAGCTTCAGCGTGTTAGCAGAACTCTCCTTCATCATGATTAGCTAGCTTTTACAAGTTTGAACTCGTATACATTTCCAGCGGGCTTTTTCAGACTGATAATCAGACTGTTAGGAATAATATTTCCTTTTTCATCCTTACGAACAAAATAGCGAAGCTTGCTAGGATGAATGATTACGGTCTCACCTGCACCAGCAGTAACATCTTGGGCAGGAATCTCAATGAGATTAGCCGGTACCTTTGTACCACTCATCATGGTGCTAGGAATAGGCCACCCCAAAGCATCTTTTTGGGCGTAGAACTTCTTTGTCATCATATAAGATTTACGTAAACTTTAAAACTGTAGAATCTAGACCGACCTCTACAATATAATATACAACTTTTTTAGAGAACTTGTCTATATTTGTAGACCCAAATAAGATCACTATGGAAAGTAAGACCTATGCCTTACAGCTAGAAAAAAAGCTGATTGAACAGTTTAGAGAAAACTTCTTTGACAAGTTAGGGTACTACCCTACTGTTATGACTGCAGCTCAGGTAAACACAGATGTAGCTATCCCTTACATGCATCTTTCTGTACTAAAAAAGTGTTTTGATCTTTTCCTTCCAGAGGTTGCAGGGTTTATTCTAAACTTAGAATCTCGTTCACGATCCAGAGAACTAGTAGAGCTCAGAAGTATTTACTGCTACTTGGCTCGTGAGATGCGGTATAGTCTTACAACGATCGGTAAAAGTATAGGTAATAGGGATCATACTACAGTAATCAACAGCGTTACAAACTTTAAAAACTGGATCGAAACAGATGAAAACTTTCGGCATAAGTATTCAGCTATTCTTAGTCATATAAAGCAACAATATGAGTCATCAGTTATGGCAAAGCTTGATCAAGTACAATGTGAGTCCGAACCAGTTATACTTCCTGGACTCGTGCCGATACAAGATCAAGCCCACCAGCATCATTAATTTAGATGCTGAACGTCTAGTAGCAGAAAGCAGAGGTCACATTGACTCAAATGGAAATCTTACCCCAGGAGCAATCTTTATTCTGGATGAGTTTGAAACGCTTTTAGTCAAGACTAAAAAGAAGGTTGCTTCAGAACTGTTAGGTACAGATGCACTTACTCACATCAAAACATACCGGGAGCTTTTTCCGGCAAAACGGGTTCCTCGTGTCGGACTACTCCGGCAGACAGTTCAGGAACTCAAAGAGAAGTTTATCTGGTTTTTTAAGACTTACCCGGAATATGACTGGGCCCTAGTACTGGATGCTACAGACTACTATATCTACACCAAGACTAAAGAGAACTTGGAGTACATGACCACCAGCAGTTACTTTATCCAACGTACGGATAACTTCACCAAAGCTTCCCGGTCTCTACTGGCAGACTACTGTCAGATGATCCTAGACAACCCCGAGATCCTCAATAACGAGGCATAATATTGTAGAAATTATTTTGGAGTTCTATAACAAGTTCTCTAAATTTACACCCCACAAAACACAGAAGCACATGTCTACAGTATCCACAACCCTCAGAGAGTTCTTTGACAAGTTGCCAGATGCTGCTTTCTCTGACACTAAAGACTACAAGATTATCAGCTTTCCGATGTTAGAACACATAGTCAACAAGCTGGTCTATGAAGCCGAAGTTCGAGGAGAAACGCGCATCTTAAACAACATAGACGTATTGTTGGAGAGTACACTCTGAAGTAACCTTCATCTCCTGTATGGAAGTACCTCAGAATATCGGCCGACGGAAGACATACACGTCGGTATTACGAAAAGGTCTCAAGTATGTCGAGAAACGACGAAACGGGGACATCAAAAGTCTTAAGACTCCATGGCCCAGTTTCAATACCGCTGGCGTAGGCGGTCTGGAGTGGGGCTCAATGTTAACGATCGGAGCCCGTCCTGGTGCAGGTAAAACGATGATTGTATCCCAAATGTTACGGGAAGCTCATCGTCAGAACCCGGACCAGAAGTTTAATATCCTGGAGTTTCAGTTCGAGATGGGTGACGAGCAGTACGCTTCCAGGCAGTTTGCCGGGGAAGTAGCTCAAGACTACGGAGTAATCCTTAGTACCAATCAACAACTTGATGACTTCATCCTGGATCAGATCAAAGAGTATATCAATGTCTGTGACATGATGGAGAAACAGGGTATTAAAAGAGACATCATCTCTGAGTCTCTTACTCACCAAGAGATGGAACAAGAGATCAAACAAGCGTATGTAGATGGTGGGGCCAAGCCCCTGATCGTTACGATCGACCACAGCTGGTTGATCAAACGCAGCAGTTCCGAGAAAGACAAGTTTGACGTCTTATACAACACCACAGAGATGTTGATGAGTCTCAAACGTAAGATCCCGGTTATTATCATCATGATTACCCAGATGAACCGTACCATGGAAGAAGCTATCCGTAAGGTTCCTTCCAGTATTGCTAACTACCCGACCAGTTCTGACATCTTTGGCGGTGACGCCCTGATGCAAGGATCCGACATGGTAGTAGTACTATCCCGTCCTTACAAGATGGATATTAAGTCTTACGGTCCGTACGCGTACCGGGTAGAAAAAGACGACGTCTTTATGCATCTACTCAAGATCCGTAACGGTAGTGAAGACAACAGTATCATCTTTATGAAGATGGACGGTAAAAATCAACGGATGATCGAAGTACCACCGGCGGTCCCGGACCGCCCTGATGGTTCGTTCACAAGATTATCTCAGCGTACCGGTTTTTCAAGAAACGTATCCGCACCTATCGGTGAAGAACTTTAAACTACAATTCCCATGTTTACAACAGCACAGTACCAAAACGCACGAAGACGACTCTCGTTTGATGAGTTTAAGTCTCTGTCACCTGATGACCAAAAACAATACAAAGCTCAGGTCCTGGAAGAAATACGAGCTTTCCACGCTCCCATGCTGGAAGAACTCGGTGCTACCAGACTGGACTTTCAGATCAAGATCCCATTTTACGACAAGCAAGCTCGTAAAGTAGTCGGCATCTTTGCTTCTGAGTTTAAAAGAGAAAACGGTTTTTACTTTGAACTTACAAGTAGAGAGTTTGAGCCGCTGGATACCAACAGAACAGTTTACAAAGTATCATATAATCCATCGTTTGATGAAGAGTATGAGATGAACGAGAAAGGTTCTTACCTCGTACCTTTAGAAGAACTACGTATGGTTACACCAGCCAGCGTAGCAATCAGCGGACCTTCTGCTTTATTAGATCAGCCCAGATCTAAAGCTGTTACTTCAACACCCCAAAAGAATACGACATCATATAGAGCTCCCGAGCCTATAGCTGATGCACCATATTCAGAGATGACAATCCGTGACTACTATGCTATTCATACCGGTAAACCGGTTAGCACCAAGTTATGGCTTAACGAACTGATAAGAACAAACAAGTAATATGGCACAAGGCATCCTAGTTATTGCAGAGTCCGGCTCTGGTAAGTCTACCAGTATTCAATCTCTCGATCCTAACGAGACATTTATCATCAACGTGGCTAACAAGCCCCTGCCTTTTAAAGGCTGGAAGAAAAAGTATATCCTGTGGAGTAAAGACAATCCCGCAGGTAACCTGTACAGCGGATCTACCGCTCAGCAGATAGAAGCGTGTTTACGCTATGTCAACGAAAAACGACCCGAGATCAAGACTGTTATAGTGGATGACTTCCAGTACATGAGTTCCTTTGAGTTCTTTGACTCAATAGACGAAAAAGGCTACGAGAAGTTCACCCGTATCGGTGCACATCTGGCTCGTATTGCCCGTCTTCCCAAAGACCTCAGAGATGATTTGACTGTCGTGTTTCTTACGCATGCTGAAGAGTCCACTGACATCGAAGGCAAACGTAAAGTCAAAGCAAAGACGATCGGCAAAATGGTAGACGAAAAGCTTTCCCTGGAAGGTCTGTTCTCCATCGTGCTGTTTGGCAAAGTCAAGAAAGAAAAAGAGGGCGGCGTACGCTACGTGTTTGAAACCACCAACAACGGTGAGAACACTTGTAAAAGTCCCTGGGGTATGTTTACAGATACTGAGATCCCCAACGATCTGGCATTTGTGAAGAAAGCAATTCACGAATACGAAAACTGAGTTTTCATCCTTAACTATAAAAAACAGACAGTATGTTTAGCACTCAAGGACAGGAAGTCAAGACCGGCGGTACTTCTAAGTCATTACAAGCAGGGGTAGTTTATGCCCACATTAACAGCGGCCAGCTCAGAACCTCCAGCAAAGGAGACAAAAAAGTACTGGAGCTCTATCTCGAGGGACCTGAGTTGGATAACTTTGAAGGTTGGCCCATCAGTAAAGATAACCCGGAAGGACCTAAGCACAAGGGTCAAACAGCACGCGTTGCTGCTACCATCTGGACGGATGAATTCAACAATCCCAACGTATCTCGTAACGAGATCATGTACAAGCTGAGCATCATTGCTACCGAACTCGGTCTGCGTGACCAGCTCAACCAGATCCAGGCCAACTCTATCGAAGAGTGGGTATCCAAAGTCCTGAACCTGGTAGAAGGCAAGAAGATGTACTGGTTCCTCAAAGGCACCGAAGAAGAGTACAACGGTAAAACCATCATCAAGCTGTCTTTGCCCAAGTATAAGTTTGCGTCTGTAGACGAAACCAAGCTGGACAAGTTTGATAAGAACAACAAGTATCACTACAAAGCTCTGGTCACTAAGCCGGTAAGCAGTTTTGAACCTGCGACCGACGACTTTGACATGTAAAAAAGCTTTCTTTTCATAGCTGTACATAACGGGGGGTGTTTCTACACTCCCCTTCTTTTATCTTCTAATCCCAGTACTATGTTCAAGACTAAAAACTTGGTACATGACATCAAAGATGTACCTGTACCGTGGATTTTTGAGCACTACTGTAAGCTCAAAGAAAAGTTAACGGGTGATGATGTGAAGATCAAGAGCTTGTTTACTAAGGAACGCACGCCTTCTATGTGCATCTACTTTGACAATGCTCGTCAAGTATATAAGTTCAAAGACTTCTCTTCCGGCAAGTGGGGTGACGCTATTGATCTGGTAAAAGAGATCACACAGAAGCCCTATCATCAAGCCTGTCAACAGGTCATCGAAGAGTTTAACGACTTTGTACTGCATAACAACGGCGGGTATAACGTACAAGAGTTCAAACAGTCCAGCCGGTATAAAGTCAGCTCGATCGTTACCCGGTCCTGGTCTACCCAGGATCAGACTTATTGGACCAAATTTAACATAGGCAGTAAACTACTTAGTGAACACCGGGTAGTTCCCCTGGAGTATTACTGCATGGAAAAAGATGGTAAACAGCTGACTATCCGGGGTCTGTATCTATACGGGTATTTCAAAGCCGACGGTACACTATACAAGATCTATCAACCCAAGACACAGGATAAGAAGTTCATCAAAGTTTCAGACTATGTCCAGGGTTCTGAGCAGCTAAAAGATCACCGGTTCCTGGTGATCACAAGCTCACTGAAAGACATCATGGCCCTAAAGAGCCTGAAGCTATCAGTAGACTACATTGCTCCTGACTCTGAGAACAGTCTGATCCGTAAAGAACTGATGAACGAGTACTTTAAAAAGTATGAGAAGATCATCGTTCTTTTTGACTTTGACGAAGCCGGTATCAAAGCCATGGAACGTTACAAAGAACTCTATCCTGATATCCTGACAGCCGTTCTACCTATGAGTAAAGACCCATCAGATTCTATCCGGGATTATGGAGCCAAAGAGGTTCGTAACCGACTGGTTCCAATCCTGAACAAAAAGCTAGAGAACTGAAGATGTTCTACAGTATATTTGTAGAACTCAATGCTCTTCTATGAATTCTTGGTTCTACAACAATAGAAAGATCTCCTGCGTAGAAGACCTTCCAAACCATGAAAACCTTTACGGTTTTATTTACATGATCCAGGATACTGAAACTCTCAGATCCTATGTAGGTAAGAAGGTTTTATACAACACCCGCAAAAAGAAGATCTCTCAAAAAGTAAAAAAAGCCACTGGTACTCGGAAAACATTTGAGTACCAGGTGAAGGAATCTGACTGGCAGATATATCATGGTTCTTCTAAAGAGCTGCTGGCAGATATCACCAAGTACGGTGCAGGTAGATTCAGAAGAGTCATCTTGGAACTATGCTGCACTAAAAAGTATCTGTCTTATGCAGAGCTGGCCTGGCAGATCAAACTTGATGTACTCAAGTCAGACAGCTACAACGGTAACATCCTGGGCCGTTATTATACCAGGGATATGCAAAACTGTTCTAAAAAGTAAAACCATGTCAGACGAAGAATTTGAAGCAATGATCCAAGAAGTACCCCCGGTATATGAGGAAGATTATGTACCCCCTATTATTGATGAGCTAAACAAAGCCAACAACAAGATCAAAGATCTGTATCACTTTATAGAGATGACAGAAGCTTTGACCTACGATAATGCTACCCGAGTACGTATTCGATCTTTTCTTAAAGAAGAAGGCATATGGAAATCATAGAGTTACAAGAACACATTCAAGAGCCGTCTCCTAGTAACTATACTATGAGGGAAAAGCTGGTAGCAAATATTCTGTATTACTCTAAGGAAAAGTTTGAAGAGAGAGACCAGTTACTCAAACTAGCTTTTGAGTCTGAAGCACAATTAGTAGACCGCCTTATCAGTATCCTGGATTATTACTACGATCAGACACAAGAAATTCAGCAATGATAACTACAACCGAAATAATTCAAAAGTACCCGAAGATCTTTCAGGACTACGAAGGTAATCCTCACCGGGTCAACTGGTATGATGTTCCAGACGGGTGGCTGGCAGTCATAGATATACTGTGTGGCTCTATCCAAGATTACATTGATAATACCTGGAGGTACACGACCGGCGGAAACAGAGTTTCTCCGGCACAAGTTACCTGTACCCAGATGAAAGAGAAGTTCGGAGGTCTACGCTTCTATGTCAACAACAGTGACGAACAAATAGAAGGTATGATCCGCATGGCTGAGTTCATGTGTGAGCATATCTGTCAAAAATGCGGATCCAAAGAGAACATCGGCCAGACCCAAGGTTGGATAGCCACACTATGTGGTACCTGCGGCTCTGATGTTATTACATGGAAACCATATAAACAAGAATCCAATGAAGCTTGAAAGCATCATGCAAGAATCCGTAGAACTCATGGAACAAGAGTTCTACAATAAAAAGATGTACTTCTCGTACAGTAGTCTGAATAAGCTGATCTGGAACCCCCAGGTCTTTTATCAGATGTACGTATTGGGAATGAAAGAAGAACGAGTAGAAAGCCACCTGGTACAGGGTAAGATTATCCACGTCCTGTTACTAGAAGAAGACAAGTTCAATGATCTTTTCATCGTATCCCCTACCAGTTTACCCACCGGTAACCTGCGTACTGTAGTTGACCGGGTCTTTAACCACTACAAAGAACTGTCACGCAACGGTGATCCCCGGGAAAAGCTCGAAGAGTTTGATAAAGCAATCCTGGATGTGATGGCTGATATGAACTATCATCAGTCACTGAAGACCGATCAGCAACGTCTGGATAAAATCCTGACGGCTGAAGCCTTCAACTACTGGAGATTTCTCCAGATGAAGCAAGACAAGACCATCATTGACGCGGATACTTTAAAGTTCTGCCAGAGTGCTGTAGAGATCATCAAGACCAACCAACAGGTCTGTAATCTCTTAGGTATGAATACTACTGAGTTTGATAGCAAACAGGTGATCAATGAAGAACAGATACAATTAGATCTTGGTAATAAAGTCTATGGACTCAAAGGCATTATTGATAACATCGTTATTGATTACGACAACAAAGTAATCTACATCAATGACATCAAGACCACGTCAAAAGATCTCAAAGACTTCCCTGAAAGTATTGAGTACTACTCATACTGGATGCAGGCTGTGATCTATATGATGTTGGTTACTAAAGAGCATATAGACTTGATTCAGTCAGGCTTTACTGCCAGGTTCCACTTTGTGGTAATAGACCGTGCTTTTCAAAGCTACGCCTTCCCGGTTACGGAAAAGACGATGAATAGCTGGTTGGATAGATTCAACGCTATCCTGGAGAAAGCAGAATGGCATTATCACAATAAAAACTACGAGCTTCCTTACGAGTTCGCACAAGGGCTGGTAGTTCTCTAAAAGAGAACCAATGATGATTGATAGTCTGTATACCAAGTACTTTCAGAAGTCCCGGTGCTTTCTGTTCCCTATACTGGGCATCAAGAAAAGCTCCAACTTCTCCCCGTCTGGTATCTACATCTCAGTAGAAGGTGTGGTCCAGCCGGAAGACCTCAAGTTAGTTTGTGCCTATAAGACAGATGTGTCTGAGGGGTTTAAGATCTTCGAAAAGACGATGTTGCTTGACAACCCGCACTTTGAAAGGGTCCTTAAGATCCGTGACTATAACATCTATGTCTTTGATTTTCAAAAACATTCACAGGACTGGTTTCAGTTCATCATGGGAAAGTACTCCAAACTGTCGTCTATAACCAAACGAGCCATCAAGACGCACTATGGAGAAAATTCCAGTGAGTACAAGTACGTAGACTCCTGGTTATACCCGGAGAAGTACTACGAGGTGTACGCCAAGCTTTTAGATGTTGATGTAAGTACCCTAAAAGGCATTGGAGAACTCTGTGATCCCTGTGACTTAGAGAAAGAGACTTTAAAAATCCCTGTAGAAGATTTGGAGATCTTACAGAAAACCACTTAAATTTGTAGACCTTAATCTGTAGAACTATGAATAAATCAATGATGCTCGTAACCGGCAGCTGGGGTAACCAGAAGACGTTCAAGCTGATTCCGCTCTCTCCCGATTGTCCATATAACGAAGCAATCTTTGATCGTGACAGTAAAGTACTGGCTCTGATCGGTAAAGAGAAGAAGCAGAGCATGCACATGGTAGCCAAGCTGGATGATAACGGTGATGTAAAGACCATGAGAATAGGCCGCCGGACCAACGGTAAAGACTACGCTGAAGAGCGTAAGACACTGGAGACGTACTACGAGTACTACATCGAGAACCCGGAAGAAATCAAAGCTCTAGTGAACTTCTTTGCGTTCAACGCAGACACGTTTGATTTCAATCAATACCTGGAGCAGGCGTACGAAGGGCAACCTGCTAACCTTATCACTGTCTAAGACAGCCCTGTGAGCAAAAACCCAAGAAGGCAGGTAACACTGCCTTTTTTTGGGCTTGCTCCATAACGAAAAGGGGGAACAGCTTAACTGAACATGTCGAACATGGCAAACCAACAGACGCACTGGGTGATGGACTATGAAACGATCTGTAATTGTTTTGTAGCCGTGTTTACCCACTACAAAGAAGATACACGTCGTGTTTTTGTCGTCCATGAAAACCGCAATGACTTCCCACAGTATGTACAGTTTCTAAAAGACTGTGTATCCAATAAAGAGTGGCATATTTCTTACAACGGTCTTGCTTTTGACGCACAGATCACGCAGTGGGTGCTGCAAAACCAACAGAAACTTCTTCCCCTATCTTCTCCGAATCTCGTTAAAGAAATCTATCAGTTTGCACAGGATGTTATATCCCGTACAGACCGGGGAGAGTTTTCTCTTTATGCACCCTATCAGCTGCAGATCAAGCAGATTGACCTTTTTAAGATGAACCACTGGGACAACCGTGCCAAGATGAGCTCTCTAAAGTGGATCCAATATTCCATGGACTGGGAGAATATCGAAGAGATGCCGCACCCGCACAATCAACCGGTGCTCAGTCAGGACACGTTAGAGAAAGTCATCACGTATTGTATCAATGACGTTGAGTCTACCAAGGAAATCCTGAACTTTAGTAAAGATCAGATCAAGCTCCGGCAAACCTTAACCAAGGAATACGGCATTGATCTGTACAGTGCTTCAGAGCCCAGGATATCCAAGGAACTCTTCTTACACTTCTTGAGTGAAAAGCTAGGTTGGAACAAAATCGAGATCAAACAGCTCCGCACAACCCGGTCGTATATCATTTTGGCCGAGTGTATTTTACCCTATGTCAAGTTTAAGACTCCGGAGTTCAACAACGTCCTGGACTTCTTCCGTACCAAGGTAATCACCTCCACTAAAGACGGGTTTAAGCACAGTGTTACGTATCGTGGTGTACAGACAGACTATGGTCTGGGTGGTATTCACGGCGCGATCTCGTCTGGGATCTATGAAGCTAAGCCCGGGTGGACCATCATGACCTCAGATGTTATATCGTTCTATCCTAACCTGGCTATTCGTAACGGGTTTGCTCCAGAGCATCTTCCCAAAAAAGAGTTCGGTGAGCTGTACGAGTGGTTCTTTGACGAACGGAAGAAGATTCCCAAGTCAGATCCAAAGAACTATGTCTTTAAGATCATCCTGAACTCTACGTATGGTTTGACCGGTGACGAGAACTCGTTTCTGTATGACCCCAAGATGACCATGCAGATCACTGTAAACGGGCAGCTCTTGCTGAGCATGCTCTACGAGATGATCTATGAGGAGATCCCGGAAGCTATTCCGCTGATGCAGAACACTGACGGTCTAGAGACTATGATACCAACTGCCTATGTACAGAAGTACATGGATATCTGTGCCCGGTGGGAGCAATTAACGAATCTCAGTCTTGAGCACGACCAGTATACCAAAATGGTCATCCGGGACGTAAACAACTACATCGCAGTTACTGCAGAGAAAAAAGCAAAAGACGATCCCAAAGAAGGTCTTACTGCAGAACAGGTATGGAACAAGATGAAGAAGTCTTCTCCGTCTTACAAGTTCCGGACCGACGGTACTGATTTCTTCTACACGGCAGTCAAGTGTAAGGGTGCTTTTGAGTGGGAAGATCTTCACAAGAAGAAGGTAGCTGTATTCCATAAGAACAAGAGCTTCTTAATTATTCCCAAAGCTATCCACGCTTATTTCGTATACGGTACAAAACCCGAAGAGTTCCTGGCCCAGAACACCAACATCTTGGATTACTGCGCCGGTGTCAAAAGTAAAGGCGGATGGTATTTCGAAACAAGACAACTCGTTGATGACGTACCTGAAAAGTACAAGAATATGAGTATTGAAGAAAAACGACAGTACTTATTAGCCAACGGGTGGGAACAATCCTGGAGCGATGACAACTGGGTAAGACACGATGCAGTAAGCAAAGAAGCCAATACGGGTCTTGATACCGAGCGTGCTTTTAACATCACTGTAAAAAAGCTGTCTGTTGTTCAGAAGACAAAGCTTCAAAAGATCATACGATACTTTGTTTCCAATCAAGGTAACAAAATCATCAAGTGTCACTCCGATGGCCGGGAGATCCAGGTAGAATCCGGACCCTGGTTACAGACAGTCATTAACCGGATAGACAAGAACAAACCTTTTCAGGATTATGATCTTAACCTGAAGTACTATCTCGAAGAGATCTACAAACAGATAGATCAGATGGAAAAGATCAAGCCTAAATCATTTACTCAACTATCACTTTTTTAACCGTAAACTATGCCGGTAAAAACACAACTCGTAACAGAGGCAACTATCCGTAGCATACCAACTCCCGCACACGGGAGACGCTACACACCTATCGCACACGGTACGATCATCGACAATGCTCGTATCTATCTGGCCAACGCAGGTTTTACTATTAACCAAGAGCTGTATAAAAGCAGCCTTGATGGACAAATTGCACAGGGTACTTATCACCTGAACTACGGCACCGATCCTGATATGGGTCTGATGTTTGCCTGGTCTAACTCCTACAACAAGCAGATGAGGTTTAAGTGTGCCATCGGTGCACACGTCTTTATCTGTATGAACGGTGTTGTATCCGGTGACCTGGGTAACTACAAACGTAAGCACACTGGCTCAGCCCTGGTTGACGTCATCAACAGCATCAAAGATCAGATCTCCCAGGCTAAGGTGTACTATGACAACCTGGTAGCTGATAAAGAAATGCTGAAGCAGATCAACCTCAGCAAAGCCAAACAAGGTGAAGTGATCGGTCGGCTCTTTATCGAGCAGGAAGTACTCACGCTTACCCAAATTGGTATGGTCCAGCGTGAGATCCAAAAGCCGTCACACACGTACAGCCAGGATCCGAATTCAGCCTGGGATCTTTACAACCATGTGACCATGGCTCTGAAAGACTCTCACCCGATGAGCTATCTGTCTGATCACCAGAAAGTACACAACTTCTTTGTGAACGAACTGGGTCAGCTCAAAGGTGTGTACATGGCTATTGATGAGGACACGTTTCCCGATCAAGAACCTGAGGAAGAACCGGTAGCATACCAGCAAGCTCCGATCCTGGAACCGGTTGATGAGATAGAAGAAGAACTCACAGGTTTTGGTGTGAAGTTTAACTAAGATGATCTAAAACAAGGGAGGCCTCCGGGCTTCCCTTTTATTATTCTTTCCGAACCATGGCAGATAGACTAAGTGAAAAAGCTATTGCACAGCTCTTTGAGACAGTACTGCAGCACGCTAAATGTATTGAAATACGTGTAGACTATGCCCGAGCTTTGACTTCTCAGAAACAGAAACATGCGTTGACGCAAGCGTTGAACAAGATTAATTCTGCTATAAACTCTATATGTGATCTGTTACCAAACTCTGACGCCATCCTGACTATCAAAAAAGAACTGGACAAGGTAGATCTCGTGTGGGTCATGGTGCTCACTGAACAACTAAGCAGAATACCTGCTTCCAATATGGAAGAAGTGGTAGATATCATTGATAAATACTTGATCGAGAAATTCGATCTATCTGACAAACCTGCTGAGGATAAACCCGAAGCAATAAACTAAACTACTATGGCAATAATAGGTGTATCAGGATACGCCGGGTCGGGTAAAGATACCGTCGGTAAGATGATCCAGATTGCTACTTGCTTCCCAGGATCAATAACAACGCCTTTAGAAGAGCTGCTTGCTGATTACGATAATCAACAGTGGTGGCTGGAAGAACAGTCTGGTTGGAAGATCAAGAAGTGGGCTGGTAAACTCAAAGTAGTAGCTTCTATTCTCACCGGTATAGTCGCGGACCAGTTTGAAGACCAGGAGTTCAAGAAAACTTTCTTAGGTCCTGAATGGAGTACTTGGAAAACTAATAATGGACAAGCTCCTAAAGAAGGTGACGCTGGTATTGCTAATATGATGAGTGTAAGAGACTTATTACAACGACTTGGTACAGACGCTTTACGAAACGGTCTGCATCCTGATACCTGGGTAAATGCCCTGATGGCTGACTATAAACCTGTATGGAATGACCCTGATCCTATAGCGGGTAATGATTATACCATAACCTACCGAGAAAACTACGGTGAAACATCTCTTATTCACTATGGTGGTAGGTCTGAAGCAGAAGTATTTAACCATGAGATCATAGAACCCAACTGGATTATCACTGACACCCGTTTTCCCAACGAAGCTCAGGCTATCAAGAATGCCGGTGGTATCATCATCCGTGTAGACCGCCCGGGCTTTAGTGCTATCAATGCACACCCTTCTGAGACAGCCCTGGATGACTGGGAGTTTGACTACCGGATAGGTAACGCGTCGGATCTGACATCACTGCTTTTTACAGTAGGTAGTATCCTCAGAAAAGAAAAGATTCTTCAGTAATGCAAAACATCAGGTACACTTTAACTCTTAGTTATGGCAGAAATAACAGTAGTAGACTGGCTTAAGAATCAACTACCCTCTCTGTTTGAAAATGATACCAACGGGTTTTATACCAAGATGTTTGAAAAAGCTGAAAAGATATATAGTAAGCAAATAATAGACGCATGGGAAGATGGTGCTCAATCTGAGCATAGAGCTCATGTTAACGGTAAAGCTGATAACAGTTCTCTTGACTATTACACACAGACATTTAAACCTTAACACATGGCACAAACGGCAGTTGAATGGTTCTTTGAAGTATTAGCACACAATGATATTATTGACCACAAAAAACTTTGTGATGATGAAAACCTTTACAATCTATTGTACTCATTGAAAAACCAAGCAAAACAAATGGAGAAGGAGCAGATAATAAACGACTATAAACATGGTCAAAATAATGGATACATGTATAGGGATGGAGCATCTAATATTATTACTGCAGAAGAATATTACAATCAGACTTATGGAAAAGAATAACATGACGGCAGTTGAATGGTTACAAAATGAACTTGTTGGTTTAGACACAGCATTTTCGTATTGCACGTTTAATGATAAACTCAAACAAGCCAAACAAATGGAGAAAGAGCAGATAATAGATGCTTATATAATGGGTAGCTATGATATGGCATCAAAGGAATTTAAGCCTGAACAATACTACAACGAAACTTATGGAAAAACAGACAGCAATACAAGAAATGATTGATGAATTAGACTATGATTTGAAAGCAAGTGGAATGTTTGTTAATTGGGAATTTTATTTGCAAAGAGAGAAAGAGCAGATCAAAATAGCTTACAACAAAGGTTACCAGGATGGAGAGATAGATAGTCTTGATGCGAGAGACGGGGATGTTGAATTCTTTGAAGACGCAGAACAATACTACAACGAAACATTTCTCAAACTTAAAACTTGATATATGAACAACAAATACATCATTGTCAATAAGACAAAGATTCTAGAAGAAATAGAGGAGTTAAAAGCAAGTTTGAATTATATACCTGAGTCTTATGTAGCAAAACATTTAGCTCAAATATATGTATATGAGCAGGTGCTTCTTAGATCAACTCCTTTAATTCCTGAAAATGTAAAACCATTACAGGAATTAGTTGATGAAGGATATGACCCTTATGATTCTGCACATCATTTACAAGTGCAAAAAATGTTAAAGGTAATAGAAAACTACATCTCAAACTTAAAACTTGATATATGAATACAAATATTGAATGTGAAGACGTACATAAAGATGATGTGCCAAATGATTATGAAAATAAAAACCTTGTTTGGTGGAATTAAAACTTGATATATGAACAACGAATACATCATTGTAAATAAGACTCTTCTTGAGAAAAGAATAGAGGAGTTGGAAGTATTATATAAAAATTCTGAAAAACCAAGTATTCAAGGTACTATATATAATCAACTATCTCTTGAATTAAAAAAAATTCTATCTCAATCAACTCCTTTAATTCCTGAGATTGAAAAGGCTTTTGATGCTGGAGTACATGAAGATTATTTAGATACAATTGGTAAAGAAGATTACTTCTCAAACTTAAAACTTGATATATGAAAAACATACATATATTACCAACTTGAGAAAGCAGAACAATATTATAACGAAACATATGGCACAGTTAACAGCAATGAGGTTTCTGATTAATACCTCAGAAAGTATTAAAAACCTGGATCCCAAAGTTCAGCTTATGATCCTACGAGGTGAGATGCAGGCATTACTTCCTACAGAAGAAAAGCAGATCGTTGATGCTGTCTATGCGGGTATGGAGTCTCATTCTTTTGATCCTAACCGCGGCCGAGCTCAAGAGTACTATAACCAAACTTACAAGAATGAAGATCCTGCACCTTAGTGACACCCACGGGTTTCACAGTCAGATGCCCTTTAGCCGGTTTGAAGGTATAGATGTAGTGGTACATAGTGGTGACTGTTCTAATCAGTACAGTCCGGCTTTCAACCAAGGTGAAGTGCAAAGCTTTATCGACTGGTACAAGAATGTACCTGTGTTACGCAAAATCTATGTTGCCGGTAACCATGATACCTCAATAGAGAGAGGGATGATTACTCCCGGGCACTTTGCTGAAGCAGGTATCATCTACCTGGAAAACCAGAGCATAACAATCGACGGGGTCAAGTTCTACGGGTCACCCATTACACCAACGTTTGGTCGGTGGGCTTTTATGAAAGCCAGACACAAGATGTATGACGTATGGCAGCAGGTACCAGATGATACAGACGTACTGATCAGTCACGGCCCACCCAAAGGTGTCCGGGATCTTAGCTTCAACAGACAAGGTGAGCTTGAGATGTGCGGCTGTCACTCTTTGATGATGCGTTGTTGGGAGCTTAGAAAGACCCTAAAGCTGGTATGCTTTGGACACCTTCACAACATGCCCGGTATAGATACTAACCAGGGTATATCTCAGTACTCTAGAACAGACACTGTCTTCTCCAACGCCGCCTGTGTGTATGACGGCAAGTTTGATCTTGGACTTACTTCTTTCGGAAACATCCTCACTATTTAAGAAGACCACCCATGGACCTCAGTAAACCTTCGACGATTACGTCTTTGGAGATAGCTAAACTAACTAACAAAAGTCACTATAACATTATACGTGATATTAAAAACATCATCCAAGATCTTGATAGCCAAGGCCTTAGTCACCAACTCAATTTTGAGTTGGTAAATTATACCGACGCTGGTGGAAAGCCGAGGCCGATGTATGAGCTAACTAAAAAAGGAGCTCTTCTTCTTGCTTCCGGATACGACACCGTTCTGCGGTATAAGATCATAGAACGTCTCGAGAAACTGGAACTCGAAAAGCGGATGACTACTCCTGCTTTTGAAGTACCCACCCCCAGAGAAATAGCCCACCTGATCCTCAGGCTGGAAGACGAAAAAGAAAAGCTGCAGCTTGAGCTGAAAGAAGCTACTCCCAAGGTAGAGTATACCGACAAAGTATTGACCAGTAAGACCGGAGTGATAACTACGATCATTGCTAAAGAACTGGGGATGACCGCCAATGCCCTTAATACCCGGCTGCAGCAGATGGGTATCCAGTATAAACGCGGAAAGACCTGGGTTCTAAGTGCCAAGTACCAGGATAAAGGGTACACTAAAAGTATCACCAGTCCGTACAGGGATAACAACGGTCAAATCTACACCTCTCAGCTTACTGTCTGGACCGAAAAAGGACGTCACTTCATTCACAGTTTGTTCAACTCACAGTTAACTCAACAATCCTTGTTTTATGAACACGACACAGAAACAGTCCAAAACTAAACCAGCCCGGGAAGTTATAACCCCGGCTGAAGAAGTCTTCATGTATTACAAGAACGGCATGGCTGGTAGCGGGTGGACTGCTCTCATAGATGCCATCTTTAAGTTAGACAGAATCCAACGAGCCAAGTTGGCTAAAGGATTTCCGGAACTGGTTACTGTATGTAACCGGTATAACGATGAAATGGGATACTGGAATGATCTCCAGAAAAGATGGATAAAGCATAACCAACTTTCAAACCCAACAATATGAAAGACAAGTGTGTTCTCTGCGGGGTTGAGACACGCTATGATCAAGACGATCATGTAGACCTGCGTTATGGTTACATAGAAGGCGTCGGTCAGCTTTGTATCAACTGTTCAACTGAAAACAATAAAGTCATCACCATCCCGGTCAAACTCGTGACGCAAACACCTAACGATATGGAGCTGGGAGAAAAAGTAAGAAGCATCTATTATGAAAAAAAATGACATCTTAGGTTACGGTCTGATCTTCATGACCGTCATGACTATATTCGTTCTATTGGTAGTAGCTGCCGACCATGACGCAAATATAGAAAAGGAAAAGAAAAGACGAGACTTCATAAAAGACAGTCTCGAGATCGAGTACTACAAAAAAGTACTCGATCAGACTTATGCTTTTGATCACAGTAAAATCCCCGGTGATGCAAGCGACACTACAGTTCGAGCTGCCCGATGAACAACATGAGTTTGACCAAGCGGTCAACGGACACAAGTACGCGTATGTACTGTGGCACCTGGACCAGCATCTAAGAAACAGACTGAAGTACGAAGAAGGTCTATCTCAAGATGTCTATGATGCTCTACAAGCCACCCGGAATCATCTTAGAGAACTTACCCAAGAATCTAATCTAGATCTTGGATAATATTGTAGACTTTTTCAGAATAATCTATATCTTTACCAAGCAGTTCTACAGATAGGATATGATTACGTTCAAGGATAATATCAACGGACTACACGACGATACCTGCGTAAAAGTCTATGATCCAGCGGATAAGAAGCTTATCGGAGTTTACCCGAACTACCTGACCACTGGTAATAAACTAGGTATAAGTCCATCACTCGTGCAACAGAAATGTGCTAAGAAAACCCGGGTGTTTTCCCCGACGTATGGTAGTGAAGTAGCATGTCGATTGTCCAGACGGACCGCAGAAGAAGATGCACTAATACAAAAATCCAAAGCCCGTTTTTTATGAAATACGTTTTCACTGGTTTTGTAACGATCTGTTTATGGATCATGTTATTTGCTGTCTTACGTACGGCTAACAAGATGGAAGAGCTTCAGCAAGAGCTTGTGCATGCCCGCCAGCAACGAGATAGTATAATGGATGAAGTGTTCTTACTTAAGACAGAACTTACGCGACACGAGATCACCAGGGAAGAAATCTTACGTCAATACCCTGAAGTATATGAAGCATATAACACGTTCCTTTCTACGGAAACTGAGTAAGTACAACTGGACTTTCATTATCACCTGGTCAGTGATCCTGTTCATAAGCTACCGCTTGTGGAGCTGGATCTTTTCAGTGACCTATCAACTATTCAAATCCTTAACCTGATGAAGGTATCTTTTGATTTCGACGGGACTCTGGAACTACCGGAGATCCAGGAGTACGCCAAGTCTCTAATCAAAAAAGGCATAGAGGTATGGATCGTAACCACGCGTTATGATGCCAACCACATGCACCGGTGGAGAGATCAGTTTCCGGAAGCTGAGTGGGCCGCTATCTTTTCTGAGCATGACGGAGACCCCAACTTTAACGTATGGGGTGTAGCAGAAAGCCTGGGGATACCCCGGCATCATGTCAGGTTTACCTGCATGGAGTACAAGCATACGTATCTCAATAAGACCAAGTTTGTTTTTCACCTGGATGATAATCCGGAAGAGATGAAACAGGCTAGGGTAAATCAATGTAATGTACCCTTTGTAGATGTTACCAATCCGAGCTGGAAAGAAGTATGTGATGAACACATAGAGAACTGGTTGATATACAACAACATCAAAGAATGAACAACACGACGAACAAAGTAGAACTTATCGGACACTATGGGGGTGACACAACTCACGCTATGTCAGCCTGGACCAGTACCACCCGTGACTACGATACAAAGAAAGAGCGTATGCCGGGTCTGTTAAAGACCCTGGCTGAGAACGGACACCATACCCCGTTTGAAAAAAGCTCACTGCACTTTCTAGTAGATACAGATATCGCTACCCACATCCATCTGATTAAGCACCGTGTAGGTGTATCTGTGAACGCAGAGTCTGCCAGGTACAAAGAACTCAAGGAAGATAAGTTTTATCTCCCTCAAGACTGGCAGGGTATAGACATGGACGAAGATACCGACTGGTATCAGCACTTGTTATGGTTCACAGAACTTAGTAATAAACTGTATCACAGAGCATTACAAGATCTTACGCCGGTCCTCGGTCGCAAGAGAGCCAAAGAGTCCGCTCGGTTCTTCAAGACGTATAACTCTCAGATCACCAGTGATGTCATGTTTAACTTTCGTTCGTTTATACACTTTCAAAAGTTAAGAAACGACGAGCATGCACAAGTAGAAGTTAGAGAAGTAGCACAACAGATGCTGCAGCTGGTACAACAACTCCCGGATAATCCTTTTGAACACTCCTTAAAAGCGTTTGGTTATGGTCCTAAGTGACAAGAAGATCTTAGAAGAGATTAAAGCAGGTAACATCATCATCGACCCGTTTGAACAGAAGTATCTAAATCCAAACAGTGTAGACCTGACACTCGCTCCTGCTTGCAAAGTATATGAAGAAGGGCTTATTCTAGATCCAAGAAAACCAAACCCCGTACAAGAGTTTATTATTCCGGAAGATGGTTTTGTTCTCCGACCCGGTGAGCTTTATCTCTATTCATGTAGAGAAACTATTGGAGTAAAAGGTACTATCTGTGCTACAGTAATGGGTAAATCAAGTCTTGGACGACTTGGATTAGACATCCACGTTTGCGCTGGTTTTATAGACTCAGGATTTGTTGGAAGTCTTGTCTTAGAGATGAGAGTCGTGCGTCCGCTAAAAGTCTATGCTGGCATGAAGATATGCCAGGTGAAGTTTGAACGCGTTGAAGGTACCATCTTAGAAAGCTACGATCAGAAGCCAGGATCTAAGTATATGAACCAAACCGGCGTACAAGAATCTAAGTACCATGAGAACTTCTGAGGAAGATTTCTACTATGAAGAAGAAGGTAAGATCGTACTCAAAGCTGCCTTTCATATCCGGCGGGGAGTCTGCTGCGGTAACAAGTGCCGCCACTGTCCTTATGAACCCAAGTATCTAAAAGGTAATACTATACTACATGAGTCTGAAAAAAGCCCTGTACCTAGACGACGTGAGAACCCCGACAACGACGCTTCCAGGATATGAACCGTGGTATGTTGTTCGGAACTATGATGAGTTTGTAAGCTGGATCACTGAGCACGGGATCCCGGATCTAATCAGCTTTGATCACGACCTGGCAAGAGAACACATGAATGACTACTTTAGTCAATGTCATGCCCAGGGATACCAGTATCCAGACTATGCCAGCTATACTGAGAAGACCGGTCTGGACTGTGCCAGGTGGTTAGTAGAGTACTGTCAGGACAACAACGTTGTTCCTAAACTAATATCCGTACACAGCCATAACCCGGTGGGTACGACGAACATCCAAAGTCTAATCAACGGATTTAAAAAACATCTAGGGATGGTGGAAGACTGTTTTACTACCCGTCATCCCTTCACCGTACAAACCAGTTAATATGCTATGGACAGTAATGTTAGAAGTCTTGAATTCTCAGAGAACTTTGCTAGGTGTACAAGTAATCACAGGAGAGGATCCAAACTATAAGATACCGGTATTTAGTACCTATATCGGTTGTATCTTCTTCACTTTAGTGATTACAATAGGTTTCAAAAAGAAGGAGCACATTTAGTGCTCCTTTCTTTTTTATCTTAGAGTCTTATATCCCAGTCCTTTCGGAAGTCATCGTCAAAGATAGCTCTCATTAGGATTCCTTCTTTTAAGATTGGTATCAGTCTTGATGCATACTTCATTGGTTTAGCATCCTCTTGAAGTTCAGTATCATCTACAGCTACTCCATAGAACTGCTTACTGGTAGCTTTGGTAAAGTTGATAAAGTCAACGGCTAACCCTACAACAGGTAACGGGGCCTGAACTAGTTCAGTAAATGATGTCGGAAGATAGTAGAACGAGAATTCCGCGTAGTACTTTTCTAGGGCCCGGGTGATGTACTTTCTCAGACCACGTTCTTCATCTTCATCATCACCAGGTTTGGCAGCAAAGATCAAAGCTAACATACCTACGACTACAGCAAGCTCTCGAAGCTGGGAGCGTATGTTACCAATGTAAAGATCAATGAACTCGGCTTCAGTCAGATTAAACTCTTTTCCGGCTAGAGCGGCATCGGCACGTTCTTCTATATAACGCTGCTTGGCGGCTTGAATCATGTCTGTACCAGAACTTGAGATAATAGATTTAGCTATAGTCATGGGGTGCTTGATCAGCTCACTAAAAAACAACCTGGTTTTACCCATGTTGTACAACTCCAGATCTTGATTGTAATCGAGCTTACCAAATCTCTCTTTTACCATTTGAGGCATCCAAGATCTAAACTGCATAATAGCCATGCCGAGTTGTGTGGTACGGGCGTAGTTGATATCATCTCTGGTAGAGTTACCGATAATTGTCTTGTTAACCTGCTTGATCTTACTCTTGAAAGCAAACCATTCTTTAGAAGAGATATCTATTCCTGGTATTTCAAGTTTGTCTTTTACAATCTTGGTTGTAGCATAGATAGACTTCGTCTCTTTTAACTCTTTGACTCGGGCGTCGATTTTTTCTTTCAAAGCTTTACGCTCGGCCGGTAATACATTATAGTACACTTGATCGTAGTTAAACTCCTGCTTGACCATCTTAGTGATGTCAACGATCTTTCCATTGGTGTCAACCATGTGATTCATCATGGTAGCAATAGCTACGGGGTACTGAACAGCTTTATCGGAAAACCTCTGAATAAAGTAGAGCTTGTCAAGAGAGTTGAAACCAACGATCTTTGATACAGAAAGCTCATTTGTAAAAGCATCTTTGCGGTCTTCCAGTAAGATATCAGCATAGTGAAGAAGAGCAATGGTTTTTGGATCCCGCTTGGTTACCTGGTACATAGACGTAGCCCAGTCTTTTGTGGTAAAGATGGTCTTCTTACCTGCAGTAAACAACGCGTTGCCGGTACCGCCTACAAACTGGGCCGTGCCAGATATCGGGTTAAGAGCCAGTGTCTTCAGAGAGAAGAACTTCATGAACCACCGTAGACTTTTATTGGCTGAGTATTCTTTATCTCTGAACTTAAACTTACTATCCGTAGTGTTATCTCCCATCTTGTTATAAAGATAGAAGTTCACAAAGCTTTCCAGAAGCTTAGCGTTGCGTTCATTATCCGGAACAGTTTGCGCTACTCCGTTTTTCTTTACTACGTCTCCCCAGTTGTTAGTGACAATCTGATCTTTGTTACGCTCAACATGTACCAGGATATTTGCAGCATCTTCTATCTCGCTCAGGGTTTCATAGTTAGCCATTTGAGCGGACCATACGCCAAATACTTTAAACAGGTCTTTACTCTTTTGAGAATAGTCCACAGTACCGTCTTCTTTCTCTTCACCAATATCCTTCGTAAAGTGCACCGGGATATTCAAGAGTACCTTACCGTTGATAGGATCTACCTTAGGGGTATACTTATCATCCGTACCGACTTCAAGCTCTTCAAAGAATCCCTTTGATGTAAACACACTTCCGCCAAACGCTAGCTGGTCTAGTTTGTCTTTGTATATAGAAGGAATAAACCCCCATGAGTACTCGTCAATCATACCAAGATTCTCAGACTTACGCAGAAGTTTCTGAAACTCGTTATAAACTTTCAACAGCGGTGCGTTCTCCGGCTTCTGAAGGTTCTTCCATTTGTCTGTGATCCAGGTGTCGTTGAACCTCAGGTATTTGTTCTGGGCATTTAACCAGGCAGCTGGATTATCACCGTTAGCCGTCACGTTATGGTTAGCAATCCAGTTATTGATTGTCTTCTGCTGAATGGCAGCATTTATCTGGGGATCCGTATTATAGGTCATGTTCATCACATACTTGGTATATGATGCCAGATCCTTTTCATACCAGGTTTTATCAAAGTTCATGTTTGACTTTACCCAGTTGATATCAGCTTCTTCAATAGCTTTTTTTCGTACTTTGTAAGCTTCTTTCTTATGCTTACGCAAGAACTGACCGTTCCAGTTTCCTTTTTCATCCATGTCCAAGATACCATCAAACATCTTATCGGGACTGATGTTCCGAGCTTTGGCCCAATCTCCCAGTTCTTTCTGAAGAGTTCTTAAAGTTTCAAGTGATTGATTAAACAGCATATCTCGCTTAGCTTGAGAATCCCTAAGTATTCTATAAAAAGCTTTAAAAGCCCGCTGCGAAATCTGACTCAGTGAGTCAAATAACCCAGCTATAGGTCCGACCTTAGTTTCGGCGTTTAGTAAATTTTGTATACCTGCTTTATCCTCAGCCATTTTTTGACCAAGCTGCATGATAGCTCTCTTCATTTCCTTTACAGTAATTTCAGCATTGGAGTTCAGAGAGTTATACCTGTTCAGAATATCCTGATATACTTGTTTCATAGCAGAATTCTTCTCTTCATTCATAGCTTTACGCAGCTCAGTCATGTAGTTCTTAAAGTAGAACGTAGTTCCAGAGAAGATCTTGAGAATATCTAGAGACTCTAAAGCATCTCTTTCTGATAAGGTATTGTTTTTTAACATCTTATCATATCTGTCTACCTCAATACTACCTAACTCAATAAACGTTCTGATGTCTTTTCTTAAATGCAGATCTCGAATAGCTTTACGATACTTGCTGATCTGATCTTGCATTTTGATACGCTCAGATACTTTTGCATTAGAAGCAATGTTTTCAAAACGCTCAAGAAGATCTGTGAGTTTCTTGATCATCTCAGCCAGATTAGTATCCTCGTCAGTCTCTTCTTTTAATGTCACTGGAAGAAGGTAATCTTTATTAGGATCAGTATACCTGGTATCAACAGGGCCTATTTCTACACTCTTAAGGCTGTCAAGTTTCTTTTCACCTACTTTACCTGTATAGTTAAAGTTTGTCTTAATAGGTACAGCGCGAATCTTTCCGAACTTAGTGAATCCATAGACATTACGAAGAATATTCACATATTCTTGTAACTGTATCTGATAAGCTTTCTCTTTATACGAAGGAAGCTCGGTTTTATCTTTCCCGATTTCCTGGCTCTTCCAGTCGTATACGTTTACTGTACCGTCTGGAGTGATGGCGATAAAGTCAATACTACCGGCCATGTCTTGTGTCGGGTCATAGATCTTAATCTCCCGCATGAAGACAGTATTTGGGTCGTAGCTACTGATCAGCTCTCGAACGTATGAATCAAGGGTATTGTAGTAATCAGTGCCGACATACTGTGACCGTGAAGCTACTGGGGTAGCCCTGCGTTTGTTTGTATTGGGATCTATATAAGAATCAATGATGTCTTCAATAGTAGCGTGGATCATATCTCCATACTCGGCTTTTAAGAGATCAAGCTCTTTTTTACGCTTGTCTCTTTTATCCTGGCGGAAGATTGACCGGTAGTAAGGATCCACCTTAGCCGTAGTTACGTTTTTAGAGATAGCTTTATCACCCCTGTAGTAGATGTGACGCTTCTGCCCGGTCCGGGGATCTACGCTGTTATCCAGACGTAAGAGTTTGGCTTCTTCTTTAAGCTTGGTTACTCCATCGTTAAGCTGATAATACGTACCGTCTAGTGATTTAGAAGTGTTAAGATCAGATACATCTGCAGATAAGATCTGCTTGGCAACCTGCTCAAAAGGATTGTCTTCTACCCTACTAAAAGATTTAGTAACAAACTCCCAAAGCTTAGCCCACCACTTGTTCAAAAAGCTCAGACGCTCGGGAGTTTCTTTACCCTCGTTCTGTCTGATGATAGCCTGGGCAACCAGTTTACCTATCGCTTCCTTCTTGAGCTTAACGAAGTTGATGCCCCCGCCAGGTAGTCTGTACTCGGGGCGGTTCTTGTATTGTTCTACGGTTTCACGATAGAGCTCATAGCTGGTGATCTTGTCCATCATCTCTTTGAGTAAGGGACTATTGTCATCCAGCATCTCTACAAAGAAGTGAGCGGCTTCTTCCGGCAGAGTACTTAGATCTGCGTTACCTTCTATGATCTCAATGATCTTATTGAGCATATCGGCTTTAGCTATAGCTGATACCGGCTCACCGTTCATGTCTTTGATCTGATTAACTTTCTCTACAGAGACTCCTATCTTATCAAGGAAGTTCTTGATCTTCTGATCAAGCTCTTTGTTTGTCGGCAGAGAAGTCTCCTTAGCTATTTGCAAATAGGTTGATGACTGTGTACCTGACTGAGCAACAAACTGCTTGAAGCCTTTTACATCTTGTTCACTACCTAATATGTGAATCTGTTCTGGTTCAAAAACAGCTATTTCTGTATTTCCTCTTATAGCACCCGTCATACCATCTACTCCAATAGCTGATAGCTGTGGTGAATAATTTCCTATATATTTTCCATGATCACCTGTAACATAAGGATCATGAGGTATGCCGCTCAGTTCAGAAAGGGCTTTTTCAAAGATTCCTAACCCTTTTTGATCTTTGAAACTTGTTCTATCAATGATTTCTCTTCTGGTAGATAGATTTTTAACATTTAAGATTACGGATTCAGTATGACTTCTATTGGCATCATATTTTTTAGTTCGATCAGTATAGAAATAAAAACCGTCTCCTAAAACACCTCCGTCAGAAATACCAATCATATCTTTTCTAAAACCTTCTATTTTGATCTGACCTTTACCGCCATCGTGATACACAATATCTTTCACATTACTATCAGGAAATATAGTATCAAGATATTGAGAGTATAGTTGTTGAGCTTGTTGTTTTGCAGACCTAGCTTTTTCAAATATATAATTTGATTTATCAGTCCCTGAGAAGTTTTCAATTATGTCGGGTCTTTTTTCAAGCAGTTTTAAATAAGCAGTCTTACCTAAACCTTTTCCTTGATATTCTGTTTCAATAACAGACTGAAAAATACTTGTACCTTCTACTTGAAATTCTCCTATATATTTTCCTTTTAACTTTATTATATAATTTTTACCCATTGGAGAAGATGGTAAACCTTCTTCAATGGTTATATCATTGTAATTATTAAACCCTAAAGCTTCATATACAGCATTAGCTAATTCAGGATTCTCCTGAAACAATTCAGCTACACCGGGTTTTACCGTAGAGCTTGCATCTTGATTGGTCTGATAGTAAACAAACTCAGAACGAGACACACCTAGATTATTCGGGGTGGACAGCACATAATCCTGCTGATCTTTTTCACGTTGAAACAGTCTTTCTTCACTGTTTAACGGACTCATCTTAAGCTTACCGGCATAGATATCTTGCCAGCTTTTAAAGATGTCTACGTCTGTTTCTTGTGACTTATAATAATAAACAAAGAAGTCAGTGGCTATGACGTTTTCACTTGTCATAGGTACTACTTTTCCTGTAGCTTTCTCAATAACTTCTCCTTTTTCTGCCCAACCGTTTACCTTTCGCTTAGTAACTCGCACGTCATAACCGGCTGCCGGAATAAAGTAAGCGTACGTTGTATAGTTATCACCTTTCCAACCATTATGGACAGGGACTGCACCGATCTGATCCATATAGTTTACAAGATCATTATAATCCTGTACGTCTTCTACTATAAAATCAAGATCATGTATAGGCTCCGATGACGGTCTGTAGATCTTCTCGCCTTGTCCTGCAATAGCCAAGCTACCAACTAGCTTAAAGTTAAACTTGTTCTTAGTGAACGTATTTATAATATTCTGAGCATGGGGATTGCCATCTAACGCTTTTTGAAAGTCAAGCTGCTCTTTAGTGTTGGTCAGGTTTGCTATGTAGTTCTGATTACCAGAAAGAACATTGACAGCAATCTTATCAGCTAAGTACTTAGAAGCAAAGACAGCTTCAAGAGGATTAGCAAAAAGAGTATCTAACCTGGCAAAGAACTCTTTAACGATCTGTTTTACTTTGTTCAGTAATGATTTATCTAGCCCATACTGATCATAGTTTTCCACCATGGCTTGCGCGATCAGCTTTCCTATGGCTTCAATCTTTACCTGCTTCTCATTATTATAGATCGGCATGTACTTGTCATAAACCTCTTGATATCCAGACCATAGCTTGATCTCGGAAAGCAAGCTCTTTATGTCTGAGTGGTTCTCTCCCATGAGCATTACGATCATGTGGGCCGCCTCTTCCGGGATAGTATCTTTCCTGCGTTCTTTGTTGTACCAGATAAGCTTGTTTAAAACATCAGTAGCTCCCAAGGCATCTATACCCAGACGTTGTTTCAAGGATTCAAACTCCTTGGATTTTACTCCAAAAGGCTTAAGGAAGTTTAAAAGAAAATCATCTAACTCTTTATTAGCCTGGGTAGTCAAGGGGCTTGCCAGCTGGTAGTAATTCCGCATGATCTCATCCATCGTCAGATTTGATCCGGACATATCCAGCACTTTAGCTGCCAGGGGTTCCGATCGTAAAACAGACAGCGTTTGTTGTACAAGGGGTAAGGACTTATTAAGACACTTCATAGGGTTAGAGGTTACACTTTTTGTAGTATTCAAAGTTTTCTTGTTCTGACATCAGCGGGTTAGCATTAGCAGCTGCCCATGTTTTATATGCTGCAGAGTTACGGATCTGATCATCTGTCTGTGATGCTTCTGGTGCCTGCTGAGTGGCCTCTTTGAAAAGCTGGATGTTTTCTCCAGGTATAACAATATTACCATTAGCTTCTTCAAGTCTTGGAGAACGAGCTCCTATCTGACCTTCAGCTCTTAGTCCTCTAAAAATAAACCTGGTACCATTCTTATCGTAAACAACATCACCATCTTTTAAATCAGAGTTGTTTACAGCAGCACGTTGACCAGCAGGACTCCAAATACCTGTAGCATCTTCTCTTGTATATTCTTTAGATGCCAGATAACTAGCCATAGCTACTTCACCTACATTGTATCCGCTGGTATTATCCAAGTGAGCTTTTGTATCCATGATAAACCGGGCTCTTGCTGCAATAGCTTTATCAATGTTTTGATAAGCACCCTGAAGCTGTCCATTGTTTACATTTACAAAACGCTGTCCTCTGTTTCCATTAGAAGAAACATAAATAAGATCAGAAGAGCTGTAGTTACCTGTATTAGCCAGACCTACCTGAGCGTATGCGTTTTCCATACGCTGAGTAGTAGAGTCATTACCTCCACCGGTACCGATAAACTGAGTTGCTTGACGGATCTTAAATAGTTCTTTAGGCAAGTGCTTCTTAGCAGACTCTTTCACATAACCAGGAGCAGTCACGATAGCTTCTACTTGCTTTTGTTTTGCAGCTACATCACTCGTAACAGATCTGCTTTGCTGACTAGCTACTGGAACTACTTCATAGATGTATCTAGACTGCTTACCATCAACAAACTTTTCTGAAAACTGCTGGTTCTTTTGGAAGTCAGCCCAGTCTTTAAAGCCTTCTGCTTTAGCAAATTCATCACCGGCCCAAGTTCTACCTGTATCACTGGTAGTGACAAGCACGCTATCACCAATGTATTCAACGTCAGCTTGACCTTGATATGTCAACTTTACTTGAGTTCCGTCTGGTAATGTATAAATACCATTAGCAAGTTTAGAAGTGCGGTTCGTTATAGTTTTTGTACCTGCTTTAATCTTAGCAATATTTCCAGGCTGCATAGCTAAAGAAGCTGCCGGTTGACTAGTACTAGTGACCGAAGCAGGCTGACTAGCTATGAAAAACTTACTCTGAGCAGAAGCTACTACCAAAGGTTCTGTCTGTTGAGGAATAACCGGCTTGACTATACTTCCTGGAGTAGTAATAGAGATATTGTTTTCAGGTATGTGAGTGTTTTGCAAAGCTCCAGTGTTTAGATCTACGGTATGGTTCTGAGGGAGAATAGAAGGCCGGTTATCAGTATACACCTCTACAAACCTAAAACCGTCTCCAAGCTTCTGTATAGGACGGAAGACTGCTACGGCTCCATCTCCCATATCTACATCACTCTGTACTTTCTCATATATCACAGTTTCATAAACTTCATTGTAACGCTTTTGTTTTAGAAGTTCTCTTTTGCGTTCTTCGTTACTCCGACCTTTGATATCCGGTCGTACAAAAACCCTAGCTACATAATCATATTCAGCATCCACATAGTCAGTACTTATCAAGATGTTGTTTGTTGTTTTGTCAATCTTGACAAACTTGACCTTAGGTGTGATGGAACTGTTCTTCCAGTTGTTTTGATGGAACTGTCTCCACACCAGCTGCGGATCCACTGCTATACCGCTGTTCGTAAAGTTGGTCATGATCTCATTAACCACCCGGGTGTACAGATGTACGGGAAGGATCTTATTGAAGTTCAAACCACCTTCTTGAAGACCTGTCTGCAAGATAGCAAAAGTACCTAAGTTCTCCACGAAATTCTGTAGAGCTGTGTTACCGGTAGCTTTAGCGTAAGTGTAAAGGTTCTCTACAGACTCGATCAGAACGTTGTTCTTATAGGTATCCATCCTGTTCTTAAACAGTTTGATGTTATCTACCTGTGTAGAGTCAGAGTTCAATATCGGTAGCAGCTCTTTTACAACCAGGTTTTCAGAGATGTTTGGATCATTCAGCTCACGCAGATACTTCAACTGCTTACCCATAGACATGGCCCCTTTCATCAGACTCTCGTATTGTGCGTTCAGCGAGGTCTGCATACCGTTCTTGATGTACGGGGTAGTCTGAATGATATAAGTGATGAAGAAGTTCTGGTACTTGTTGATCAGCTCTGCTTGATCTTCCACACCCATCTCAATCTCTGGATTGTTGATCTGACGTTTCAGCGGTTCAAAAGCCGGTTGAGCTTTCGGGTGCAGAGACATAAAGAACTCCTTAAACAGATTAGGAAGATCCTCTTTCTGAGATTTCATCTCTCCAATGAACGTATCCAGGATAGCTTCAGGGTTAGCAATAAACTTGCTTTCTGTCATCTTGTTCCAGCGGCTATTCTGCAGCTCGTTCTCAATGATAGACTTAGTTCTGGTGTTATCGTAACCAATAGCCTTGATAAACTGCTTGAGGAAACGAGACTGCTGACTGTACTCTAAATAATCAACAAGCATGCCCAACTGGAACCGGGCATCTTTTTCGTTCAGCTTATACCCTTCAGCATGATAGTTCTTGATAGCATTTCTTAACTGCTCTGTTTTTACCTGTTTGTTTTCTTCTTGGATGCTTACCAAAATCTCTCCAGTTTTCTCACGTATTGCTTTAATTGCCTTACGTAAGTTCATGATCTCCCGGTTCTTATACCTAAAGTCATAGTCACCTTTTTCAAGATTGTCAATCTGATTCATCAAGTTTGTGACGTTCTCATAAGTATCTTTTAGATCAGGAATCTGATTCATGTACGGAGCAGCTACTTTAAGCATCATGATGAAGTTAGACATGTTGTCTCCGTTCGTCTTCTTAAAGTAAGACTGGTTCTTTGCCTGTTCTTTGAAGTACTGGTCAATGATCGGCTGATTGAACATGTAACCTATATCTTGAACCGGTACACCTAACTTCTGCAGATAAAACCACGTATCAGCTGTAGCCAGGTTCAGGTTGAGCTCAAACACAAAAGGATCTTTAGCCGCATCCACAAAACCAGTAAGAGCTTCGGAAATCAGTTCTGATATCCAGGCACCACTCTGATCTTGCTTAGCGTACAAATAAAGCTCACCTTCTTTGTTCTTATTATGCTTTAGACGAATCACTATATCTTTTGTACGCATGCCGGGGAACAGGTACTGCAGTCTCTTAGGATCGTACGTACCTGTAAGTTTAAGACCGGCAATCTGAGCCATAGTGTGTGATGTGGTATGAAGAGCCGCGGTGCCCACCATTGTTTTACCGGTGATATAACGCTGACGTACTTCCGCCATAGGAACAAACTTTCTTAAAGCAAGGATAGACTTCTCAGCGTCCTTTTTACCCTTAAGTTGTTTCATCTCATCGGCCATGTTCTTTAGCGTGGTAGCACCGTTTGTTACAACTAGCTGACGATAATTTTCCGGAAGAGCCACCAGTTCTTGCATAATCTCTTTAAACCGGTTCTGCAGACTCTTCTTTTCATACTTATGAACAAATTCATTTACAAAATCAGTTTCATCATTGGGAGCGTCTTCTCCAAAGATGGTGTTAATCAACTGATTAGTAGCTACAGTTGTCCGCGTTTTCTCAGCATACATCTGCTTGGCAATCTCAGTAAGCTGCTCTTCGGTCAGACCTCTTTCCAGGTATTTTATCTTACCCCCAACAACATAGTAGTTAGAAAGATAGATGTTCAGTTTATCAATGTCAAAGTCAGATCCGGCTTTACCTACGATCTCAGAAGGTACTACCATCATATCTCCCATCTCTTGAGGCAGGAATCCTTTGATGACCATGTTCTCAATAGAGTTCATACCCTGGGTTGGGATACGGAAACCGACAGCTTTGAGAAGCTCACTATCGAACCACTCAGGTATGATCATATTACCATCTTTGTCTTTAACAAACTGGTACACCCCGTTGGTCAGTTTCAGTCCCATGTCTTCCGGAGAAACACCATCAAAGAACCAGGGAAGGTATACTTCCATACCCTGGATGCTACCGTTAACGTTACGATAGAACTTCAGGTCATTAGAGGTAGCCCGGATGGTTTTCTTCTCGTCTTTGGTCAGTTCTTTATCTCCTACTTCCTCATAGATTCCGTCTTTATTCAGGTACATGAAGGTCCGGTTACCAGCCTCGAAGCCCGTAGAAGCAACCTGTACGGCAGCCTTACCAAACATCTTTTCAGAGATCACCCGGCTGTCAACAATAGAGTTAAGAATGTTATCAATCTTATTACGGTTAGCCAGGGTATCAAACTTATACATCAGTCCAGTACCGTCGGCAGTAGGCTGAATAGCGTCGATTAGATTGTTTGGAAGATCTCGCTTTTCAAGCTCGTCCCGCAAAAGCTGGATCATGTTCTTAATATTAGCTACAATGTAGCTACCATCTTCCATCCTTTGTATACCTAGCTCTTCTAAGAGCTCTTCTTTGCCTAGACGGATCATATCTACCAGAACATCATTGTATTCTTCGATCAGCTCTCCAGCACGTTGTGAAGTAAACTCTCCATTGACTTTAAAATTGGTCATCACCAGTTTAGTCACCTGAGTACCGCGTACAACTTTTGTTTTAGCAATACCGGGTACTTCTTGCTGAATACCGTAGTACCGGGTATAGAGTTCCTGGACCGGCAGGTCTTCTGGAAAGTTTACCGACTTGGTGTTACCCCTCTCATCATATTCTACAGTAGCATTAGCCTGTCCGTTGTTGTCATAGATTGGTAAGAATTCACCTTTATTGTTCAGCATGTTGCCTACTTTCTGACCCGACTCATAACCAATGATGTCTACTTGATTATTTTGAGCACCCAAATAGATGTTCTCAAACTGTGTGTTCTCCACATGACGGTAAAACTTAGGCTGTACTGAGTGCTTAAGAAACACCGTCTGCATCAGACTGGAGTTCTTTGCATAACCAAAGTATTGAGGCTTAAGCGGTTGCATGATAGCCCCGGGACTACCCGCTTTGACTATCTGCTTAAACTGCTCCATCTGCTCCTTAGTATAGATCTTAGAGTAGTCTTTGTATGCTGGATGGTTTTTACGTTTCTGGCTACGGCTTACAATCTCATAGGCTTTTTCATACTCCCACTGGCGAAGCTGTTCTTTGCTAAACTTAGCTGACAGGTAAAGCATATCCCGGTAGAAATCCGGCATGATATACCCCTGACCATCTTGCTCGGTAAGGTCTATGTAACCTTTGATCTCACCAGTAAACTTCTTATCCTTGTCTAAGATGAAGCTTTTGAACTTACCATTCTCGTCAAATCGTACACCAATCCTGGCTTCAGCTGCAGATTTGCTAAGATCTTCTCTCATTGACGCATACATACCCTCTGCAATGTCTTTATAGAAAACAGACAAAGCGGTTACATCCTGAAAAGAGACGTTCTTAAACGTCTGGATTACATCGGCACTACGAGACTTACCATCAAGACGAGGCATGTTAGCATCCATCCACTTGATAACTTCATGGTTATCAACGATGGCGTCTTTAGTAGAGTTTGCACCATTAGCCCGCTTAGCCAGATCTTTATAGATAACTGGGTGACCGAAGATCAACTTGTGCTGCTCAGTAACCGCGATCTCTTTATTGACAGCAAGATAAGTCATCAAGGACTCTATCTCGGCCTGGTTCATCTTATCTCCGGTCAAGTTCAAAGTAGCTAAGAGTTCATGGCTGATAGCTTTTGTACTGTATTCGTAGACCGGACTGCCGGTAGAAGTGTTGCCTATCTGTACCCGAATTATAATATCCAGGTCCATGAGTCCCTGCAGAGTTTCCTCAGTCAAGGTCATAATGTGCAGCTGAATAGCTTCGGTTACTGCAGGTTTATTCAAAAAGGCTTGCTTGGTCATTTCACCGGTAAGCACTTTATCAGTAAACTCTTTTACCAGATTGTCACCCAGGATTTCACGATAGTGACCCAGCTTCTTAACCTCTTTAGAATAATACTGAATATTGCTGGGTACCTGCTGTTCCCGAATAGCAGCATCCATCTCATCTTCTAACTGATCAAGATAGATGTCAATGACATTCTGGAAATCCGGAGAAGTAATCTCTGCAGAAGCATCCCGATAACTAACAAAGCTTTGATTGATACCGATACCGAATTCAGTACTCTTGTCAGAGTTAATAATCGTATAGTGAATATTCTTAAGCAGATAGTGGATCTCCTGCATCACCCGGTCCGGGTAAGTGAGGTCAGCAGTATTTGTACCGTCACTATTCTGCTGAGCTACCCCGGAAATCAAATGATAATTCAGATCCATGTTGGACCGCTTGTTTCCGTCTTCATCAAAGATAAGACCGCCCTGACGGAGCAACAGACTACGTGACTGATACGGATGCAGAACTACGGCCCCGCTTCCGTCTATGTATCCAAACTGCGGATTACTTGTAACAAAGTCAGCCAGCGTCTTAGCGTCGTTCAGTGAGTTCAGAACATAAGTAACGTTAGAAGGAAGTGTGATAGAATATTGAGGCTTACCGTCTGCGGTAAAGTGCATAAGCACGTTATCCTCAGCGTTATACTCTACTTCTATGTCTATCAGATCATTGATTGCTTTGTTAACAATGTTCGGACTATAAAGCTCTGCCATAGTGTTAATGGTACCGTCCGCGATCTTCTCACGGATAGCACTAAAGCTTCTGGCAATAACTACCTTGTGCTTCTTAAGTTGCTCATTGTCAACAGAAAACTTGACACCAACCTGTCCCAGGATCTCAATCATTTGATTGAACGTGGGTCGGCCCATCATGAAGTAAGGCTTGGACGTGTTAGCCGGATTGCCTTTATAAACATGACTCTCGCGGTCTATTACAATCAAACCGTTATCAGCTACTCCCAATAGGGTCTCCGGGCTTTTACGAGAAAGAGGTTGAACAGTAGTCATTACATTGTTCTCCCACTGCTCCCGAATCTTTACCTGAGAGTTTGTCTGTATAGGATCGGTATCAAAGATGTAGCCGTTTTCTCCAATGATTGTCTTAACCGGAAGGTTTTGTTTATTCATCAAAGACTTCTCAAAACCTATCATTAGGCTGATATCATCAGCAGTGATCTTTGCTGAATTAAAGTACGCACCCTCGGCACCTGCATACTTCACACGGTTCTTCAGACGCTGAATCCAAACGTAACCAGGTTTGTATCTACCATTTGGCAGCTTATACTTCTGATCCAGTTTGTTGAACATGTCTGTTAATGCGTCAATAAACCGACCCCCCTCTATGCGGGAAGCTGATCCATTCAGCTCATTGATCAGTAGATTATGAACATCATCAAAGTCAACCATCTTAGGTAGGCCCAGGTTGTTCTTTTCAAAGACAATACCCATTGGGTTATTATCTGATTTCGCTACTTCGTTATACGCATCACTAGTGAGTGAGCCAATAAGCATGCGGAAGTTTACAGCGGTAAGTCTCCGGGGATCTATAAAAATACTATCCCTTATACCCAAGGCATCCGTAACTGAGTCTTCTTTTTTACTAACAAACTCTTCATCGTCCTGGTTAGTGGACTCCTTAAACTGAAGACCGAACTTCTTCAATGAAGTCTTCAGATTATTGTATATCTCTTTAGGATAAGCAAAAGCCTGCTCAATCTGATGAGCGTTACGGTTCTGATTAAGATACTGGGTATAGACATAAGTCAGTTCTTCTTGAGTCAGTTCACGACCCAGTTGAGCACGAACCGGATTAACATAACGTTCGGCAAAGATAGAAGACGAACCAATCAAGTACTGCTTCATGTCTTCCATACTCTGAACAAACAGTTCTCTTAGCAGCTGATTAGTTTTGGCTCCTTTGTCAATCAGACTGTCAATGTTCTTCTGACTTTTATACAGATTCATGAAGAAGAACCCTGTAAGTCCTTCTGTAAACTGAGTACTGAATTCCTGGGTAGTTCCCGGGATAGCTTGAGCATACACTGTACCCATAGCTTTGACATCCCGAACAGTCTTGGCGTTTGCGTACTTACCCTTATTGATGGACTTATAAACATCATTGATCAGCTTTTCAGCTTCTGATTTGTTTGACAAACCAAACCAAGCTTGGATAGCTTCCCACAGTTCTTTGAAGAATGCCAGGATCTTTCCGCCGTATGTACTACGTTCAAGCATGTAATCCCGCATACCTTCAGCCAACATCTCTCGTACGTCGTACATAGAGGCTTGACTATAAGGTTTGGTCTCTTTCGTGAACGGGTTAGTAAACTCTCCTTTAAGAGAACGGAACGCCTTAGCCAACTCTACCTGCTCTTCTACAGTCAGATAGCTTCCCCATACTGCTTCAAACGCTTCGTGGAAACCGGTTCCTTCTTCTGCATTCTCAGCAAGATATACGGCACCATCTTTAAAAGCACCCCAAGCTATACCGTCGATCATCTGGGCTACTTTTTCCAGAGGTATCTGCGGGAGCTTCTTACTAAACCAAGCCGACAGTTTTTTAAAGTCTTCGTTCTTTTTGACAGTATCTAAAGCTAATCGGTATACATTGTTTACTTTGTCATCTGGAGCACTAATGCTCGGCAGACTTTGCTGATACTGATCAGAAAGTATCTTATCAATCAGAGAGCTTGTCTGAGGAGCAGCTGTCTGCGTTGTCGGAGCTACCGGAGCAGGAGGCGGAGCTACCTGTCCAGGCATGGCAAACGGATTAGCAGTAACAGGGGGATCCTGTACAGGAGCTTGGGGTTGACCACCTGACGGTATAAAGAAGTTCAGACCAGCAGGAGCTGCCGGTTGAGCTGGTTGAGGTGGTTGCTGTACCGGTGTAGAAGGTATAAAGAACGGATTCTGTGCTACCGGAGCAGCTTGTGCTTGAGCTGCGACAGGTTGCTGAGCAGGTGCAGCACTTGGTGTACCTATAAAAAACTTTGAAGTTGTAGTGGGAGCCGGTTGAGTTGCTGCTGATTGTTGTGACTGTACCGGTAAAAAAGTTAGCTCTTGATCTATAAACTTCGGTAATAAGTATTTAGTAAGTATGTTAACAATCTGTAATTCACTTGTGGCTGTTTTCAACTGTTCTCCGACATCTTTTAAGATTTGAGCCTCAGTAAATTTTGATTGAAACGCTTCGTATCTTTTTTCATCCAGAATTGAAAAAACTTGATTTATTAATCCTGTAGTATCAGAAGCAGATAGAATCTGTGTTTTAAGACTGATTAGCGCGGATCTTTTATCGTTAGAACCAGATGTAGCGGCAGGTTGACCAGACGGTATAAAGAAAGACATAGCTCCGGCGTTTGCTACAGGAGCCCCGTTAGGTTGTGGAGCTGCGGCAGGTAAACTTACGTTACCTGATTGTACTATTACTTTAGGAACGATCGGATTGTCCGGATCCTGAAAAGTAAAGTATACGCTCTTAAGCTGAGGAGTCAGATCGTCAGGGCTGTAAGTTGGCGTGTTGGTGTATACCACCGGCGTTCCCAACAGACGTTCTTTACCTTTCAGATCTTGTGTACCCAGCAAGTAGTGAACATAGTTCTGATACTCGACCTTGGTGATCTTATTATTGTTATCAACAATCACCTGGAAGAAAGGATTCTTAGACTTAACCAGCTTGTTGTTAACTTGATGATATAGATTATCAGTCAACATCTGCTTGGCTCCTTCTATAGCATCTGCGGTCAGAGCTACGACATTCTCACCCCGGTGTAGCATTCCGGTATCCGGATTGATAAAGAACTTGTTAGCACTAGGGCTTGTGTTCTTTGGATCCGTCCAGAATACCAGACCGTTAAGATAGGTCAGAATATCATCCAGATCCCGGGCTTCTTGTTTAGACAACGGAGTGGTCGGAGAATTCTTACGGGCCAAAAGACCAGAAAGTACTTTCAGAACATTGACAAAGTTGTCTTTCTCAGCCTGGGAAAGCTGACGGTTGAACACACGGAACGTAGTACCATCTGCCTTTTGCATAACAACCCGGCCAGGTTTCACATCTACAGCAGTATTATCTTTTACAGTAGAGACGATAAGAGAGACCGACTGTCCATCAGGGTGTTCCAAGTTGTTATAGTCCATCGTTTCCTCACTGATCAATCTTCCTTCTAAAGGAAGTTCTTGAGGCAAACCATTAGCATCTTTCTCAACATAAACTTGAAGTCCTTTGCTCTTACCCGTTACCGGAATATAAGCTGGTTTACTGGCAGCAACGTCTGATTTGATCTTTTCACGAAAAGCTTTAAGACGTTTAATGTGATCGAGTATCTCTGCGTCAGTAACACCTTTTGGTGTAAAACTTCTTTTTACACTGTTAACGGCAGCCTGGGCATCTGTACCAAACATGGTAGCATTACCATGCATGCTGGTATAGATCAGTGTTTCTTTAGTTGGGTTTTCCTGTACGTTACCATTTACGTCAACGTACTTGAATTCATTACCAACCTTCTTGACAACAACCAGCTTGATGTCATCCTCATAAACATCAGTCCTACGAATACCAAACGTATCGTTAGCTGCCGTTACGGGCATCAGGTAGTACTCATCGTTAATAATGTCAGCAGATGCAGACAGCTTATAGAACATGGCATTGTTATTCTCCATGTTCAGTTGTGTGTCAGCATCATCCATGAAGTGACGCCCGGCCGTAGTAAACAGACCATTGACTGCCAACAAAGGCATCTTTGTGTCATAGTTATAAAAACCCTCTTCCTGAGAAACTTCCTGGTCAGCCAGCTTATCTCCCAGCATATTTTTCTGTACAACTTCAGCTGCACTAGCTTGACGCTGAGCTGTTTGTGCAGAAGTCTCTGCTTGATATTGAGCGGTGAAGCCTTCCTGGATTGCTTTTAAAAACTCAATTCGTTCCTGTAAAGACGTAACTAGTTGTTTTTGTTCCAGTGCTGTTTGCAAACGAATAAGCTTAGGTGCCAGCTCATCTCTTTTTTGTATCAGGTATTCCAGTTCGGAAATAGCTTCCCTATATTGATTAGCTAACTCTGCTGTATATGCTGTATTAATACCTTTACCACTAGCAAGTCCCTTGCGTAGTGCCTTAACTAATTCTTGTTTGACAATATCATCAACTGCAGTATCAAGTCGGGTTCCTAAATCAGCACCTTCCGGTGTAACTGTATTCTGACGCTCGAGCATCTTGAGTGCGTTACGCAACTGTTCTCGGTCAGTAATATTCATGAGAATATCTGCAACATCCTTATAAGCAAGGATCTTACTTAACGTCTTTCGTAACGTGTTGATCTGAGCCTGTAAAAGATTTACCCGCTCATCAATCAGACTAATCTCAGCTTCTGTATCACTGATCATACCTGTAAGCTGATCACTATTGAAGCGAGTAGTGATCTGATTCTTTTCTGCTACAGCCAGTTCTTTTTGTTCTTCGGAATAGATAACACCGCTCTGGTCCCGAAGGAAAGGTTCCCCGGACTCTTCCAGTTCAATGAGACCTTCATAGTACAGTTCATTAGTTCTGTTCAGTGCGTCCAGTAAAGTGGTAAGGTCTTCCTTCTCTTTCTGCAGCATAGCCAGCTGCTGTTCTTTTTTACTGATTTCAGCCGTGAGTTCCTGAGCCATTTTTTCCATGGCTACGTACACCTCACTCTTCGGACCGCTGATATACGGATTCTTCTCCAGGTACTCAGTAGCTTCCTGGAACATCTCTTTAAGATCCTTAAGTTCTTTTTCAAACTTCTCAAACTCCTGATTATTAGCCTCACGACGGGCCTGGGCTTCAGTTAGTTTTGTTTCAGTTTCAGTAATCAGATTGTTCAGGTACTCTTGTTGTTTCTCGTACTTTTCTTTGATCTTAGCAGCCTGAGCATCTGCTGCCGGTTTTTGATTAGCAAGTATAGCTTCCAAGCTTTGCTTGTTAATCACATAAGTCATATCAAAGTCAGAGTACCGCTTCTTCCCTGTAGTAGGATCCAGGTATACAAAGAGCAAGTCCTTCTTGTCCTTGGTCAGGGCCACCCGACCCTTGACTATTTTAGTTTTATACTTTCCGTTAGCTTTCTTTATAGGCTTACCACTAGCATTACGTTCAAGAACCCTGTACTCTATAGACTGATTACGTAAACTAATGTAAAGTTTCTGATCATTCGTTAGAGATTCATATTTTTTCCAGTTCTCAGATATTGCTATATCAGCTAGCTCAGCTGCGGAAATTTCTAAGGTTTCACCATAAGAAGCAATAGTAATTACAGAACCGTCTTCAGAAATACTTACGATCTTAATCTTATCGTTATTAAAAAGAAGAACTGGATTCTTCTTTCCGGTAAACTTTACAGACTTATGAAGCTTGCCAATGTACAACTCACCTTCAGTAATATCAACAGACTTGGGATTGTTATTTTTATCTACTCCTGTCAGGGTTATAGTACGTCCCAGAACCGGTGCCGCAGCTGTTTGTGTATCAGCCTGAGCTTCTGCAGTTGCCGTTAAGGGGTCAACGACCTCCTCTTTGAACATCTGCATGAAGTTTCTCTTACCGTTGATTGTATCAGCGTACTTAGCCCACTCAAAACCAAGAGCACGAATATGATTCTGCATCTCACCCTTAAGCCGTACTTTCTTTTTATACTGATCTGAAATACCCGGCTGATTACGGTTGGGCTTTTCATACTGATAGAACCCATCTTTGTCTTTTTTCAAAGAAGCTAAAGTAGTCTGATTATTCTTTTCCAGTTCTTCAGTAGCCTGTTTGATTTCTTTCATTACCTCTTCAGCTACCTGTCTGCGAATAGCAGTATCAGGACTGGTGCCTAAGTCATCAAGTATTTCTTGCTGAGACTTAAGACGCTGATTCAGTTCATTGAGTTGATCTACAAGTCCATCTGACAAAGAAGAGTTTTGGGTATTTACCAGTTGGTTCTGTAGCTCAGTGATATAACCCAGGTTTTCTTCCTGGAGCATCTTGTATACCGCTTGGTCAGCTGCAAGTTTAGTTAAGAAGTTTTTGCGGGCAGTATCTTCTTTGCTTCCGTCTAACAGAATGTCAGAGTTAATCAGCTTGTTCTGGGTAACAATACTGGCCGCGAGCTTCTTGTATCGGTTAATCAGTTCTTTAGCATTATCTCCGGCAACAAAACCAAGTTTAGCAAGCTCCTGTGGAGTTGCTTTTTCTATATTAGTAAGCTTGTCTATAACAGTATCTCCAATACCTGCGTTGATATGTGCAATAACATAGTCAGCAAAAGCAGTATCCCGAAGCAGCTCCCGTTGGAACCCAGCGTTAAGTTTACCGGCTTCATCTAATGCTGCATTAACACCAGTATAACCGGTGAGTACTCCTGCAAGTTTGTTTTGATCAACAATAGGTTTGTTGTTCTGATCAAGAACAATCTGTTCGGTCTTAATGTCATTACCGTTTTCGTCCTTAGTTATGACTTCTTTAGTACGGTATATGTTACCAAACTTTAACCAGTTGTCCTGGGCGTTATTATATGCAGTAATAGCTTGGTCAGTCATAGACTGATCCTCTCGTTGTTGAAAGAACGAAGAGGTTCCGCCACCCAACACACCAAGAATACCACCAAGACCAATACTTTCAGCAGCTTCTTTATCTCTACCGGTCAGTGCATTGATAGTCTGATCAGTAAACTGTGATATGAAATTACCAATCAACCCAAACTCAGCAATCTTTCCTTTATGACCGTACTGTTCTGTCACCCGTTGAATAGCCAGCTGAGCGTTCTCTTCTACAAAACCTTCAGAAACAATACCTTCTACCCCACCTTTAAGAAAAGCACCTTTACCAGAAGACATGAACTTGCTGAACTTTCCAATGGCTTCTTGAGCTACCATTTTGTCTGAAAGACCTGTAGCTCCAGCAACACCGCGGACAGCAGCTTTTTCAGCACTGTTGAACATTGAACCCAACCACTTGAGCTCTATTGTATTTGTAGCGGCAAGTAAAGATGCGTTCAGAACAAAAGCATCTTGTGCTCCTTGTCCGGCAATCCTTCTTTTTTCTTCATCTGTGTAAGGGGCTCCGGTTTCTGGATTGATACGCAGACGTCCGGTCTCATCTGTTGTCAAAGAGTTCATGATGCTAGTCCGGGTACCCGCAGCTTCAAACATAGCTTCAGACCCGGTAGCCAGGGCCCAAGCATTAAACTTGTCTATGCCGGTCTTAAACACACTATTGGCTTTGGTCAGATAGTTCTGAGCCATAGCAGCACCTTCTATAGATGCTTCTGCTGCTCCTATGCCAAATCGGGCGCGGGACAGACCTTGGGCTATCTTAGTACCCAGGTTCAGTTTAGACAGTCCTATCCCAGGTACCCAGGCAGATACCAGAAACGCGGCACCATCTACTGCGTCTGTCATCCAGAAGTCACCGTCTGTAAAGAACTTATTCCAAAAGCCTTTTTCCCGATCAGCTGATTCCTGGAAAGTAGGTAACCAGTCTTGTTTTGTTTTCTCATCAAGCTGATCAAAAAGAGCAGTGATTCCATTATCAGCAGCATTACTAATGATATCCTCGTTCCAGTTACTTGGATTAGCCAGTCCTAACAGAAAACCAGCACCCTGACCAACTTTGGTCACAACACCAAGGCCGAAACGAGCTACACCTTTTCCAAAGGTTTTGAAGGGACCTTCAGCTTCTCCATAGAGATCATCCATGTCTACCCCATACCGATAGCCGTAGGGCATGTCTTCGTACTTTCTTGTCTGTTCGCCGGATATAGTACGAGGACGCAAAAAGTCATTATCAGCAAAAGGAGATAGACGAGCTGCATCAGCCTTAGCTGAATTGATAACGTCTTGATATGATGGTGCCTTTTTTGTAGGGGGATCAATAGGTTGACCCTGACCACCAAGAGGATCGGCAGCTTGTTGCTGCATGCCTTCTTGAGTATCAGCACCTGATTGCAAACCTAAGTTATCTTCTAAGCCTTGGGGAAGACCAAAGTTATCCAAACCTTGCTCAAAAAGGTTTTCTGTCATAGGATGTAGAATAATTAGTTACCGGTTCAAAATCACACTCAATCTTTCTGGAGAGTTTACAAGAACTGTAGCCGTATTTATCGCGTCTAAAGAAGTTTCAAATGTAG